ATTCCAACAGATACCAATGCGGACAAGATCAATGCCACACTGAGTAAAAACTTCTTAATCATAAATACTTTCACCTCCTTTCTCCCATCTATAATATATCGCTGAAAGTATTTTTGGTCGGAAATAATTAGCTATTATAGTAGGCTTCCATAAGCTCACCAAGAATTGGTTTCCTACCACAGCTCTTATCTTCATTACAGTATCCTAGCTGTTCACACTTAGGACCACACTTAGCCAAAGAGATAGGAGCAATATGCTTAGCATACCTAGCAATGATACTAGCTACCTTACGAATCTCATACTGAGCACGAGAACAACAACGAAGACCACAGAAATGAAGAATCTCTCGAAGATTCATAGTTACTACCATATTAGTGGGTGTACCTTCTGGTAGTACATACCTAGCATCCTCATTAGGAATACCTTCATTCTGTAGGAATCTATACCAATCTACAGACTCCTTATACTTGTCCTTGAAGTAGTTGTGCATCACATCAGGTTCACTACCATTGATAGGAGGATAGATAAAATCATCACCCTTAAGCTCAGCTAGATTCACATAGCGTTGACTCTGAACAGATATTGAGAAGCCAATTCTATGCCTACTAATCTGAGCTAAGAATGACCTAGATACTTTAGAGATAGCAAAGGTGATAGAAGCATGTTCAAGAACGGACAAATGTCCACTATTGACACATTTTGTAATAACCCTCTTCATTCTCTCTGGATCAGCTTCTAGTTTTTCATAGAGAGTAATAGGATCATCATGTGAGTAGCAAGTACTAGCTGCTACTGCAACAACAAGATCAGGATTAGGAGTATGGGTAAGTACAGTTACACAATTAGCTCCTTCGATCTCAATATAAGTAAGGTCAGGTTCATTCTTACCTAATCCATCTTTTTCCATCCCAATGAAATTAAATGGTTTGATTTCATTCTTCATTTTCTTTATTCTCCTCTTCGTTAGATTCTTTCGTATCAACAATCCATGGGGCTCCAGTGAAGTCAATCTCAGTAGCCTCAATATAGAACTGTAGTCTAGAACCAGTCTTAATAATAGTAAGCTTATCCTCTGGCTCATGATCTTTGATATTCTGATAATCTTCATTGGTCATAAGCCAAAGAGCTTCATTCTTCATCCGCTCAATAGCGACTTCTTTCTTATACGTCTTAAGAATAGGTGTAACGATATCACCATAACTCTCAGTAGACTTCTTATAGAGAATGTACTCATATGCTCTTTCCATTATATTTCCTCCTTAGAAAATAAGATTACAATTATATGGTAGGAGTTTTAATTATTCACTCCATCCAACGAACGTCATTGCATTGGCCTCTTTCTTAGAGAAGAGGCCAAAGATTATATATTGCTTCTTTACATTGGCAGATAGAATAGCAGGTGTTGCTCTATCTGTCTTTAGTTTGAGTATCTTCATATTCTTATCTTTAGTATCCCAGAACTCGTACCCCAATGGATATAGTTCCTCAATAGCTTTTCTCTTAATATAAGCTTCAGCTTCAAGAAGAGTATTTGCCCTGAATACTGGTACTACATGTTCAGCTACCTCTAATGTACCGATAGTATCTGATTCAGATCTTACTACATACCATGGACCTGGATCTGGATTCTTATCAAGTCCGTAGTAAGTTGGCAATATTAAAGCCATTAAAAAGACCTCCATTCGTAACTCTGTTATCATAGACCTTGATTCTTATAGTGGATATTATCTTTCCTGTATCAAAGTCTTGGAATGTAAGAGTTTCATCAGACTTATTGAGTCTTACTCGGAACCTATCTTCATATTCTTTAGCTGCATCTTCTAAATATTTTACAGCTTTATCATGATCATCGGTTCTAAGTAATTCTCTTGTATAGTCTTGCATGACTACGTATTCAATCGGACTCATCATCACTCGCCTCCATGGGTTCTACTTTAGGTCTATATTTTGCTCCATTCTCTTTATTCTCATCATACCTTCTAATGAAATACTTTCTCTCTTCTCCAGTTCTGATATTACCAAAGGTAACACTATTCTTATCAGAATCAGTAATGACATTACAATTCTTATACTTGTAAGTGGCATATCTATCAAGCAGCAACTTGATTCTATCAAGATAACAAGGATTACATGCATCCATCTTATCCTCACCATATACCGTTTCCCAGATAGTATTCTTACCCTCTTGGCTAACAATATACCTAGGTTCATATCTAAACTCACTGATGAGTTTGATATACTTGATGAGATGATTCTTAATAATGCTTGACTTAGACTCAAAGTCCTCTCTTAAGAATTTCTCAAACCCATTATAGCTTTCTTCTAACAAGAAACAGATATTGAAATGATATACCATTCCAATATATGTCATTGACAATGTTACATACCAATATCTTCCTCCACCTAATGGTTTATCAATCTTCTTAATAACATTATCTGTCTTATCATCTGTAGCATATTCAGTATCCGTAATCTCAATAGTATGAATCCTTGGTTTAGCATTAGCTATCTCATTATCTACCACTTTGAGATTCTTCAGGTCCACATGAATCTTATTAAGCATTTTTCTTTTCCCCCTTAAATATTTTATCAAGCTTACTAATAATCTTCTTAAGCCCATCTATATTATATAGATCTAATAAAAATTCTATTTCTGTCTCATAGTGATTTTCTGGTATATCAGGACAATTGTATTCATCATACTCATTAGTCTGAGTAAAACCAGGACCTTGTTGTTCTAATAACTTTTTAACCTTTTCATCATCGACATTATATATTGCAACAACTATATCACCAAGACTATAATCTCCACACCAATCTAGCTGAAATCCTCCTTCGCCACATGGCCATCCATCAGTAATATCTAAGCAATAGCATAATTCAAAAAAGTATGAATGTCTGTTTGCAATATGGTGCTTATCAAGAAATAAATATAACTTCTTCATAGCCTCGGCTTTATAATTAGCTCTAATTAAATACCAATTATTTCTAGGATTACCTCCATGCCATACTGTATGAACTAAGTATTGTTTATCTCCTCTTTCTTCAGACATTAGTAATCAACTCCTTAAGCTTCTCTATAGTAATGAATCCTTCTCCTTCGTAATGGTTTACATACATCACGAATTTAGTATATTCATCTATACTAGGATCATTCAAGAATGATAATCCTTCATACTGTTTAAGGTTATTATCATTTTCTTCCATAACCTTCTCTAATCTACTCTTATCTTCTATCACCATCCATTTCTTAGTACTGTAATAATCTCTAAGTATCGGTAGTACATCAGTGTACTTCCTTACCTTTAACTTGATATGATCAACTCCATTAGCTTTGAGATTGTCTAGGTAGTTGATTATATCCTTAGGATCACTAAGAAGTATCTCATCTAAATCCAATGTATCATATCTAAATGATACCACTGGATTGAAATGCATATAGTATTCTTGAGTATCCAAATTATGACAGAGTAAGAAGAATCCTTTCTCTTGTTCTTCTCCAAATCTCCATCTTAATGGGCTTCCACTATAGTAGATGTGACTATTATAACAACCAGCCACATGTACATGACCACATATGATAGGACCTTTACATCTCCAGAAATTCTCTATAGAGAATATAGGTTCTCTATCACTATTAAGATTCGGTACAGACTTTCCAAAGATACTACCTACAATAGTACCATGGAGATAACAAGCATCATACTCTCTATTAGCAAATAGAGATCTATAATACTCATATCCCTTACCATACTCTTCAGGTAAACATAGTATCTCTTTCCCTCTTACATTTATGAAATTTGCACTCTCTATTATTCTTACATCAGCATCTAATCCATTGTAATGATAGAAGCTATTCAATTGATGTGCATCATGACTCTCTGTTCCTTCTATAAGAATCAGAGTAGATCCTTTCATCTTACATATCTCTACTAAGTCAGCTATGAACTTAGTTGCATAAGTTATGACATCTGAGTTTGCCATAAACTTCTTATCAAACAAATCTCCATTAATGGAGATTATATCCAATGGTATATCTATAATCTTACTAATAAATTGCTCGTGTAATAATTTATACTGTACACTAGGATCTAATGCTCCAAAGTGTATATCTGCTATATGAGCTTCAACAAACGTACCTCTCATTATGTATCACCCCATATCATCAAGTTTCGATAGAATTAGAAAAAGATACCCTACCTTACGGTAGGGTATAAGGAAGAGGTAATTGATTATAATGTTAAGAAAGGAAGATCAACAATGAAAAAATCCCAAAATTAGCTAGGCACGCAAACAAGTGTACCTAAGTCCAGAAGAAGGAGAATGAATTCGCATTCTCTTACTAAAGTGTTACAAAAGTGATAAAAAGGAAGATGGCCACCAACCATCTTCTCTAATTATCAGTAGTCTTTGAATCGAATGCAAATCAGACTACTAGTGGCGAATATCAAGCTATATTACCCCTACCTCTACGTCAGGGTAATAAGTTTTTGAGGAAGGAAAAACTCCTCTGAATAAGTCCCTTCTCATCATCTTTATGTTCATTATTTGGTAATAAATAATCTCTAATATCTAGACTATCTTTACATTGTATTCTTCCACTATATACATCAACAAGTTCTCTAGTACTTTCATATAGATTACTTATTACTGTAATGAATAGCTCTTCTTCAAACTCTTCTCCCTTCATTCTATACTTACCATCTTCAAATTTGATCTTAGATATTACTTTCTTGCCTTCTGTTTCTCTTATAGATATCTCCATCCACTTAATATCTTTTACAGTTGTTAATGTTATCTTAATGATGTATCTAGAGTTATATACACCGAAAATATATCCAGCCTTAAACTCTACACTATAAGTGTTTTCACTAATATCTATTACTAGTGGACACCTATAGTTCTTATCATCAATAACTGCATAACTATCTCCAAATCTATTAGGATAGAAGTAAGCACTCTTTAGCATTCTTACAAAGTCTATTATCTCTAGTATATCGTCATATGAAGGAGAATTATAATCCCAATAGTGTTTTAGAGCAGAGTATTTTGCCTTAAGTTCATTAGACTTAAGCCATCCTTCTTTATCATTCCTAGCACTCTTCACCATATCAAAGTATCTACTCATGTACTACCACCGACCCTTTTCTTTTTACGTTCTTCACATTTATAAGGTCTATAGCACTATTCATAACTAGTCCATATATATACCCAGAATGTTTAGTCTCATATTCATCGACCATCTTTCTTACGATGTTTATGGCATAGGGGTTAGATGAATCATCCTTGTTTCCTTTAGTATTTGTATAAGTGATGGTTAGTCCTATCTTAGCATTGAAGTAATAATCATTGCCATCAATTTCAATAGGAAGATTAGCTTCTATCTTAAACACATCTGTATATGTATTGGGTTCTGTTGCATGTTTTACATGACTATTCATAAGAGGTGTATCCATCTTTATCCAGTACTCACTATCTCCTGTAGTCTGGATAAGAAAAGAAAAACATCTGATATCATCCACATATATATCAGATAGATTCTTCTCAGTAAAAGAGAAGTCTTTGAGTAGTTCCTTAAAGAATACTACTAGTCTAGGGAAAATTAGAGTATTCACTTTCTGGTCAATAGTATCCTTATTGACCACTCCCATATTGTATACATCTTCTTTAATCTCTACTTCTTTATCTATACTATTCCACTGAAAATTGATCATCTTCTGTCCAGGTACTTGCATAGTTATAGAGAATATATTCATAGACGATGATAGTATAGGTGATTCACTCTCTATCTTAGCTGTCTTTGTACTGAATCTAATCATATGAGGATACTTCTTAGTTAAGAATAGTAAGAAGTAAGAGTTATATGAATGATATGTATTGATGATATAATATAACCAATCAATTAATCTACTTTCATCCTTCTTAGTATAAGTAATATTCATACTAAGTAAGAGTTTTCTCTTTATCTTTCTTTTGATTCTGTTGATGAATGTGTTATCATAAGGCTCTAATAAAAACTTCTCTACTTCAGTAATCCATTTTCTAATGTCCATGATTAACTACTCCTTATTGTTATGCATAATACCGGCAATCATACTAATAATTGCTTTGATCTTTCCGTTTGTAATAGAGTTAGATACTGATGATTCATTGTCATAGTAGTCATATATTGTAACCTTAAACTTGACTACTCGGTAGAAATCTGTTTCTACACATACACTCATCTTTCCTTTGATCTTTATATAATCTTTCTTCTGTTTTACAATCTTGATAGTAGGATCTTCTTCACTAGGAGTAGGTTCTCCTAACTCTATTGATAATTTCTCTAATTTCATTATCTATCACCTCTTATAACCTAGTTATAGCATCTTTTAAAATATAATGAATTATAACATATATGTAGGAATGGTTTTTGTCATTCCATCTCCACCAACAATGCTTCAGCCCTTACCCAAATGGGTAAGGGCTCCTTCTACTCATTTTTCTAGGAATTTCTTTTTAGTAGAGCCATAGATATAGCTATAACCCCAACTACCGAATTTACAACATTTGTCAACTAACTTATGTAAGATAACCCTATGAATATTCATAGGGATTCCATCTACTATAGCTGATACTATCAACAGAGTAGATGACTTAACATAATCATTATCGAATCTGAATGTTTTAATTACTTTGTAGGCATTGATGATTTTACTAGCTTCTTTGTGAATCTCTGTATATAATGGGATAACACTATCATACTTATCAATACTCTTATCACCACCTAATTCTTCTAGTGAATATGTTATTGATGTAACGACTGATATGCTAATAAACTCATCCATGATTATGCCTCTATTCTATATCTTTGTGGTTGCTTCGGCTGTTTTGCTTTAAGTGCTGCTCCTGCATGATATCTTTCAGCAAGAATTTTCATAGCTTCTTGTACATTACCTTCAGTCTTTTGTAATGCTTTCTTGATCTCATAGATAGAACAGCCAGTCTCTTGATATAGTTTTCTTTCTACATCTGTAAATTCAACTGCTAATAGCGGCATAACTTATCACCTCATTTATTTGCATAGTATATTTGGAGACAGAAGTATGAATGAATAGCTCTCTCATAAGAAGCTTTAGTTTCCGGTCTCTTATTCCTCTTACGATAAGCAGGTGATTTCTCATTCAACCAAGTCTCTACTATTTCTTTACCTCTAAGGTAATTAACATCTTTACTATTTGACTTTGGAGTAGTAGAATAAGATATGAATTCAAGCGAATTGATATCCTTATTGACGTATGTGAAATAGTTAGTTACTATGATAGCTAGTAACTCCCTAATTGTAACTTGTTCATCTGGGTTAGTGATTATCGTTTCCACTATACTCTTAATCTCATTAACCCTTACATTGTAATCACTACAAGAGAGACAAGCTTTATAATCTACTCCCTTAGTATTGATTCTCTCCATCGTCCGTTGTACTATGCGTTCAGCTAGTAAAGAATCATTATCTGACATCCTATAGTCATCTTCTTTTAGTGACTCTTGGTTGTATGCCATATATTGATCCTTGTGCTGATATGCATCATAATAAAGAGTCGCGATACCTTTCATAAATGATTTAACTCGGTTATGTAGCTGCTGTATCATGTATACAGCATCATCATCACCGAATGACTTAAATCTACCCTTATATGCATTCATCCAATTCCATACTGATAGTCTTATACATCCTATGACAGTACCTTGTTTCTTTAACTCATATTTCTCTGTAAGCATATGGTTAACTACATACTCCATTACATGTCGATACTGATTAGGAGGAGTCCTAGGATATGATGCATAATGAATAGATGGATAGAACTTACCAGAGAATGCTAAGAAGATAGCAGCTAGTTCTATATCTTTCTCTTTTGCATTCTTTATGATTAGATGTCTTAGATAACATAACTGAGCTATAGTTAAAGGATCTTTAGCTGCTCTAGGATTGAATGCGCTTATAGGCCAATAGAAGGTTTCCTTAATACCAGCCTTAACATCATCCTCATTTATATTAGTCTTCTCAAAGTATCCAGTATAGTCAGAGTCTCTAAAGAAGATACGATCACATGGAGCTATATCATACAACTCATTATGTCTATCTTCAATGAATTTAGATAAGTATTGATTATATCCTTTTTGATTGAATTGCTTAATTACTTTTGGATATATCATAGTAAGTATTGCTTTAGTAGCCTTACTCATATTCTCACCTCATTCTTTAATAAGAAGTCAAGGCAAAAGAAAAAAGACTACCCGAAGGTAGTCAGTATCTTTTATTTTTCTTTAAGCTTCTTCAGCTTAAAGTCTTCGATATTGGTTAATCCAGCTTCTTTCCTAGATAAGTATTCCCCAATCTTCTCTTCAGCTTCTTTATTCACTGAAGGATCAATTTTTATCTCAGTCCTAGCTGTTTCATCACCATATAACCTCTCCATCTCTCCTGCTATTTCAGCCATAGAAAGATTGGTTACATACTTAGTCATATTGATAACAATACAAGGAAGCAAAGAATTATCAGAATTTATCATTCTAATTGACTTACTATCCATTGTATTCTTGATATTTTCCGACTTATATCCAGATGCTTCATGTACTCTTCTCAATTCATCAAATGTAAGATCTGCTGCATCATAAGTATCATAGAATAATGGTGTAGAACTCATTGGAGACCCCAATACAACATCATCATCTGTTTTCCTATAGGGGAATAACATAATCGTTACAACGAAAATTCTTCCATGTTCAGTCTTCGTCATTCAAAAACCCTCCTAATAAATTATCTAAGTTTTCTAATCTATCTGGAGTCATTGGACCCAAATCTACATCATTTTCTTCAATATGTTGATCATCCATATACATAATAGATCCTGGATCTGGGATACCAATAGTCGGTATTCCATCATCACTAAGAGATATTATCTGATCAGTATTAGGATTTAATACCATAGGAATCACACTCAAGATAAACCCTGGTCTACTAGTATTATTACCAGGATGAGTAAGTTCAATACAGTTTGATATCATACCATCATATATCATTCTTTGACCTTGTGATACATTATATCCACCATTTAATAAAGTGCGAATAATGTCATTTACAGATTTAATCAAAATGTTAGTGCTACTATACGCTAAAAATATTGGTGTATATGGGCAAAATGGAAATTTATGAATATCATTCTTTCTAAGAACAAATATAGCGAGATTTGCAACACCTTTCATTATAACACATCCTTTCTTTCTTAACAACATAGTTAAGATCATTATAACTAATGATCTTATATATAATATGTCTTTATTTTAAAATTTGGTCAGCAAAAAGAGGTACCAATAGGTACCTCTATAATTATAGATCAGGATTGGGATGTTCAAGAGCTTCAATTCTATCTCTAAGCTCCTTCTCTGCATTAATACGAGCATTATACTCTTCAGTATCTGCTGTAGCTCTAGCAGTACCCTCATTGATAACATCTGTTTTTCTATCTTCTATCTCTTGCTCTATTTTACCTAAGAGATCTTGTATGCGTTCTCTCATCTCTTCTAAACCAGAGATTCTAGCTGTTCTTTCATCTTCATCTGATGATATAAGATTATTCACATTAGTTTCTAATGCTGATATGAATTCAGCTCTAAGAGAGTTGATATCACTGATTCTATCTTTATTGGTCTTAAGAACTATATCTGCAAGAGATAGCTTATTATCTATCTCTAGTTCACCGAAGTCAAATATACCAATGATTGATCTGAATCTATAATCAACGTAATCTTTCAGTATCTTCTCTAATGAGTTCCAATATACTCTATCTTGAATAGATACATGTCTGCTATCATTCTCTACATGAGAGCTTAGTTCAGATCTATTAGCCCTAGATTCATCTTGATTATTTAATCTAGTAGATTGTCCTGATACACCTGGGAGGTTATTCCTATCGAATGCCATGGTATATCACCTCTTAAATATCATCATCTATTGTGTCATCGCCATCAAATAAAGACTTATGTTCGTCATCATCATCTGGGTTATCTACTGGATCAGTAGTTGGATTATCTGATGGGTCGGTAGTAGGTTCTGTAGGATCTGTTGTAGGTTCAGTAGTGTCTTCAATAGGATTACCGTCATTATCAATCATTTTATCCCACTCAATGTGCTCTTCAATAGTATCTACTCTTGATTCTAATGAATTAAGCAATTCCTCAATGTTTCTAAAATCATCTGCTGTCAATGGAACTTCTTCAAACTCTTCTGGAGTCTGAATTGTAGTACCACTTTCATCAGTATATTCTTTCCATCTTAGATAGTCTTCAGCCTTGAATACCCTAGAGGAAAGATCTTGAATTCTAAGAATAGCATTAAGAACTGTTTCAGGAGGGACAGCTTCATTCCATCTATTTACATCTGTTTGACTAACAGATACACCTGTACTATACTTGTTATATAGTGAATCAAGATTAGTCTTATCTTCAGATGACATAAGACCATTCTTCTCACTACTAGCTAGTGTTTCACTAAGAGTCTTAAGATCTTGTTCTGCTTTAGTTACTTTCTGTACAGTAATATCATAGTTAGTATACATGTTATCTAGTCTAGTCTTATCTACAGATGACATTATTCCATCATGTTCTTGACTAACTAGACTAAGAGCACTTTGCTTATTATTCCACCTATTAATATCTTCCTCTGTGATTTCTACATAAGACTCTGATAGTTGGTCTAACTTCTTCTTATCGTTAGCAGACATTAGACCATCTGTCTCTTGTGTAGCATTGGCTATATCATCTAGCTTATTATTCCAAGATCTAATATCAATCTCTGTAATACTAGATGCTGGAACTAGTTTGTTTAGGAATAATCTATCTTCAATGGTAATAATACCATTCTGTCCTTCAGTAGCAACAGGAGCATTAGTTGCATCCCACTTATTATTCCATCTATCTACATCATCTTGATTAACAATATATCCAGGGTTACTAAGACCATTTAACTTATCCTTATCTTCCTTTGACATTAAACCATTATTCATTGCTGTAGCCAAAGGGATATCATCAATATTAAATGATTCATATGAGTTCCACTTATCAATATCATCTTTATTAACAGAATTTAGATTGGTATATAGCTGATCTAGCTTATTCTTATCAGCTTTAGACATGATACCATTTGAAGATGTAGTAGCTAGTGGAGCATTAGTACTATCCCACTTATTATTCCATCTATTGATATCTTCAGCAGTAAATCCATAGTCATTAAGAGTAATCTCATTCACATACTCTTTAACAAATCTTACATTAGCAATAGCATTAGTATCATCTTTAGTAGGAGTATTTGCTAATGTAGGAGTTCCTTTAAATATTGGGCTAGTAAGTAGAGCATACTCTGCTGCTAGCTTACCACCTAATTTTCTAGAATTCTCTACTTCATCAACAGTAGATGCATCTATAACATGACCATATCTATCTACTGTAACTGTATTGTATGTACCTGGTTCTACTTCTACCTTAGGATGCTCATAGAAATTAGCATTATACTGGATTCCATCTAGCTTAAGTTTATCTTGAGCTGACATTAATCCATTTGTTTCATGTGTAGCTGGATCTCCTGAAGTAGAGTCTAGCTTATTATCCCATCTAATTCTATCTTCTGGGGTAACATGGAATGAATCTTTCTTAATATGTGCTATAACCTTTTCTAGCTCTTCAGCTAGAGGTTTATTTATTTCTCGCAATGAGATAAGATCCAAGTTTTCATCAAAATGTCTCATTATATATACCTCCTCATTTTACTTTATTTTGCAAAGCTAACACTTGAGCTTTAAGTGTAGCTATATCAGAGGATATTGTAGCCAATTCGTTTAATATACCATTCCACTTAGTCTTATCTGCCGATGTAACATGTACCATTGCATTAGCTAAGTGGGTATTAATCTGTTCCCTAAAACTGTCATTTAAATGAATCTTACTATTATCCTTGTGCTGATTCCAATTAAATCTTTCATTTGCTTTAAGATGTAATGAATCATCAGTGGCATGTTTGGCTAGTTTATTGTCAGAGTAGTTATTAGCTCTAGCTTCAGTACCATTCCATGATGCTCTTTCTGATGTAGTTATATGGACATTTCTATCTATAAGATGGTTAGCTAATGATGTTACCTGTTCATTAAACTGGGTAGCATCTGTATAACCATCAAACATGCTCACTATGTTATTAATACTATTACTTAGAATAGTAATATTATTAGCCATAGTAGTGAAGTTATTATTCCATCTATTTCTTTCAATATCTGTGAAGTGTACTGTACTATCATTGACATGATTGGAAAATCTAGCATTGAAGCTAGTGATATCAGTAATGGCTTCTGATATCTCAGTATCTATTATTTGAACTATCTTATCATAGGCATATTGAAAATGCTCTCTATCTGTACTTGAAAGATGAATAGTATGATCAGATTGATGTCTACTAAATGAATCTGCAAAAGATCTATAATCATCAGAGCCAACTTTAGAATTGATAATGTCTCTTAACTCTTTATCAAGTTGGCTAAAGGAGATTCCATCACTATCTGGATTCCAGGCCATTATAACATCCCCTTTCACGGGTTTTACTTACTTACTAGTCCAAAAAGAAAAGAGGGTAGCAAAAGCTACCCTTATGTTTAGTTCTTTACTACACTACATCTTAAGACAATTTCCCTAGTAGGAATCAGCTTAGTACCTGGAGATACACTACTACCCTCAGGAATATCTATTACTGGGAAGGTTTTGTCTATAGAGTTAGATATCACTCTAAGAGAATCTCTGATATTGACTCCATAGATAAATTTAATAAAGTCATCCTTATGAAGCTTAATAACCTTAGATCCTGCTTTAGCTCTATCTGTCTTTGTAAATCCAAGTTCATTGAATCTATTAACATATCCCTTGTCAGTAATGATCACAATGTCTGTAGTATTTCTAGTGATGATAGATACACCATCAATATAGTCTGTATTCATAGAGATATTACCCTTAGCTTGTTTCCTAAAGAGTGGTACTTGATCCATACCAAACCTAAGAGCTTTATTCTTACTATAGACTATAATGTCTGATGTATCTGGGATAATCATAATATCCTGTACTACATCTCCATCATCTAATTTCATATAAGTAGATGACTTAGCAGATGCAGTTACGATATCATTCAAATCCATCTTCTTAATCAATCCTGCTCTTGATATACAAGTTAAGAAGTAGTTAGGATTGATCTTCTTAGCAAATGCTTTCAATCTCTCTTCTGATATCATAGATACAATAGATGATGTAAGATCCTTTACGAGAATCCTTATATCCAATCCATTACTACGATTATCATGAAGAGTGACTGAGTTTACTGGTAGTTTATATGACTTACCAGCACTATCAAAGATGACTAACTTATCTGTATTATCTGCCTTCAAGATATACTTAGGTTTATCATTCCTAAACTTAGGAAGATTTTCTCTCTTAGCATCAATCTTACAGATAAAGTTATTCTCAGTAATGATAATCTTAAACATTCCCTCAGGAATACCAGTCACTACTGACTCTTTGATTATCTTACATCTTCTAGGTTGCTTATACTTCTCCCTAATCCTAACAAGATCTGCTCTAAGATCCTTAACTAATTCATTCTCATCAACAATCTTACGATATAACTCATCAGATTCTTTAACAAGAATAGCTAATTCAGCTTCCATCTTCTTGATATGATATGGAGAAATCTTAGTCAAGTCATTATGGATTGCAAAGGATGCTTGTAGGTCTGTAAGCTTATACTTCTTCACCAGATAATCTACCATCTCATTATCATCTCTATTCTTATTCTTCTCTAAGTCTAGGATGATATTGTGAAGGTTCTGGTTATGAGAGAGATCTATATACATCCCAAGAGCATGTATCTTAGTAGTCTTATTCTGATAGAGACTAGTATAGAGTCTAAAAAGAGTAGTCTTTCTGAACTCAATGAAGAATTGCAGATAAGACTTATATGAGAACTGATCAATGCTATGAGTTATAGGATTATAGATCTCAAAGTTAACCCTAAAAGATTTCTGAAGATTAGTCTTCTTATAGATCATCTGTTGAGCATAGTTAAGATCTGTACCTCTCCTAAACTTAATTATGCAATTGATCTTATCAGGTTTGCAGTCTTCATGAATAGATAGAATCTGAGGAAGCTGTGTAAACTTCAGTTCCTCTATAGCCTTTTGAATAGGATTCCATCTAGTCTTATTCGGAAGGGACTTCACAAACAAAGCTGGATATCCTTGATATGTTCCTTGTTCTATTACTCCTCTCACTATATATTTACCATCACCTTTATTAGAGATAGCTTTCCAGTTAGTATCTACTATCTCACAAGGCATACAATGATCAGGTATTAATACAACCTGATAGTTAGGATCATCAATAAGATTGATAGTAGCATCAAGAACCTCAGTAATGTTATGGCTAGGTATATCCGCCTTCATCCCTACTGCAATTCCATCAGTACCATTAATCAAGAGAAGAGGAACTTTGAGTGGTAAGAATACAGGCTGCTTAGCGGATTCATCATAGTTCTTAATCCAGTCTACAACCTGATCAGTCTTAGTCAAATCACCAATTACACAATCCATTGCAAAAGGTGTCAACATGGTTTCTGTATACCTATACGAAGCAGGACCATCACCTTGATAGTTCCCAAAGTTACCCTGCTTCTTAAACAATGGCATATAACAATCATACCAATTTACTAAAGTCAATATGGCATCATATGTAGATACATCACCATGAGGATGATAAATACCTAACATATCACCAATCAACCTAGCACATTTCTTTGTCCTTTGAGTCAATCCAGTAGTAGCATAAGCACAATAGAGCAGTAGCATATGAACTGGTTTAAAGCCATATATAGATACAACCGCTCGATTAGATACTACTTCTTCTGCATATGCTTCCATATCCTTTCTTATTTGGTCCACAATATTAACTTCTATTGGATCTCTTAGAACCAATTTATTTACTTCTTTCTTTACCATTTAAACAACTCCTTTCATATGGCCACTATTATAATATATGCCCAAGATTAAGTTTAAAAGGAGAGACCCTAAGGTCTCCCCTAGCAATTTACCGGTTATCGTTCCTACGGCTGTTGAAACGACGAGTATCTGTACGACGATCCTCACGAGGACGAGTCATATACTCAAAATCCTTCTCAGGACCATAGACAATCTTATTGATAATGAGACGACCCTCATTACCACTACCCTCTGTAGCCCTCATAACCATTGGGCATACAACGGTATCTGTAAAGTCAGCAACCTGATCAACAAACCGACCGAATACAGTGATCAGGAATTCTTTTGCTTCACGATCATAACCACTGACAAAACCGATGGTAACATAACCACGATCCTCAGGATTATTAGTAATCGAATTCCTAGGACAGGTAAGCGGGAATGTGATAAGCTCCCAAGGAACCTCCTCCAGTGTACGTACAATCTCCTTAACTTCATACCTCTTCTGATACTTGTCAAGATCAATCATACCAACAGTGATAGTAGAATTTTGAAGTCTTTCGTTGTTGTTATACATAGCTCACAATACTCCTTTGAAAACAATTAAAAACTAACGGCACTGATTATATAAATGTAAATAACGAGAAAAAAAATAATTTAGTCGTAATAGAGAAGATGGTACCTAGGGTAATACCACCTTCCTATCACAACTAGCATCGTCTACTATAAATCCCAGACTAGTAGAAATCCGTCATCACCTTAATGATGATAATAGGAGAAGTGATGCTCGCAGTATCAAATCTCCCTTATTAAATAGTCACTTGTATTTCAAGATATATTCCTTGAGCCATTGCATCTTATCTTCAATAGTAATGCAATCATCATAAGGCTTAATCTCATTAGCTATCAAGTCATATCTCTTATCAGGATATCCTAAGACACTGATAATCCACTCATGTCCTTTGATTCCTTTAGACAAGAGAGTCATGACTACTTCTGCTGTATCTATATTGGTTGCTTCTGGACTAAGATAACAATAACCTTTGAGTATTTTATTAGAATCTAAGTTATAGTTATCATCATAGCTAACAAGATAGAATAGTTTAACTTTGTCTTCTCTTATCTCATATACAGGAGCCTCCTTTCTCTTAAGTGCAAATACCTCTTCATACTTCTTCTCATTGTCTGTAATTCTTGTCCTAGGCCAAGTAAGATAGGCCCATAATGGATATCTTGGATTGATAGTGGATGGTGGAGTAAACAACTCTATTTCAGGTGCTCTATTATCATGAACCTTGATTATGATAAGATTACCTGGTTCTATCTTAGTGAATGATATTGTCTTTCCAGACCACTTATTATTCATAGAAACTACTTCACCATCATAAAAGATATCATACATCTTATCATTATGAGCCATTAAGTTTTCTTTAGAGAAATCTCTAATATCTGTACCAGGAATATAGTATAAGTTTCTTTTAGTGTATTTCATTATCAATCACCTCTAAATAGCATTATTCCTTATATCCCAGTTATAATATATTTACGAAAATAAATTTGCTCCTGGATTTCTCCAGGAGCTTGAGATTAATAAGTATTGTATTCGTTAGGATCTAGTTCTGATAGAGCATATATTTCGGATCCATACTTAGGTTTCCATAATGGATCACCTAGTACATAGTTATGATAGAACTCATGAGACTGATAGTATTTGACCCTGCCTTTAAGGATCTTATACTTGTTCTCTATGTATTCTTTAGCTATAGCCATGCACTCTTCTTCAGATAGATCTCCATCTCTCTTTATAGTAGTTCCATTATTGAATGTGATAGTGGTTACTGTCTTATATACTGCTTCTCTATGGAATACTGTATGATTCTTAATATATGACTTAGCTTCTGCTAGTAGAGTCTCAGCATTATACTTAGCATGTTCTCCTATAAAGTGTATAGTATTAGTATTGTATCTATTAGAGAATGTAGGTCCATTCTGTGCTACCTTATTCATAGATGGAGTAGATATATAGCACTTGGTATACATCATATCTTTACCATCACTACTATACTCTATGATTATATTGTGCTTGATATTACCACAGATAAATTCTTCTTCTATATTTTCTGGAAGAGGTAAGTTCTCTACATCAGTATCAAAAGTAAAGAATGGATGTACTATCCATGTGGGTATATCTATCTTATGTCCAATACCTAGCTGACCATCTCTATTGTATCCACTCATGAATATAGATCCTGACTTCTTTACTATAAAGGAGTTATATTCACCACAATAGATCTTCATTGCATCTTCCATCAATAGGGTAGGAGTCTTTACTATTGATGGTCTTGATGCTAGTCCTAGCTGTCCATACTGATTACTACCAAAGCCATATACTTTACCATCTTTAGTAAGTAATAGAGTGTGCTCATATCCTACAGCTATATCAGCAATGTCATTGATATTAATGATACCTGGAGTGGACATGTATGTCTCTGGACTATCATACCCTAGTTGATGTTTCTCATTGTTACCCATAGTATATACTGATTCATTGCTAAGGATAACAACATGCTCTCCACCACATAATATCTTATCTATCTTACTGATTCCAGTAAAGGTTGATATCTCTTTCTCTTCTGGAATACTATTGATAGTGAAGTTACCAAGACATCCATATTGATTCTTGCCTAAGACATGTGGTCTATCTCTCATGGTATCTACTACTAATGAACTACCATCTGCTACAATAATAGACCCTAAGTCAGATTCATATACTGGACTACTTCTTACTATATTCTCACTAGGTGCGGCTCCACTTATAGAAATGATATTGTTAGTCTGTATAAAGATAGTATATAGACCACAGAATCCTACACCTTCAATATCTCTTATAAACAATGGTTTAGGTACATTTTCATAGTCAGATATTGTACCGATACCTAGCTGACCATACTGATTATTACCAGCACCATATCCAGTCTTCACTGTAGTAACAAAGATATTATGATGCTCTCCACAATAGACCTTATCTACATGCATGAAGTCAGTCTTAACTGCCTCTAGTACATCTTTATTATGACCTAACCCTAGCTGACCATACTTATTACAACCACAAGTATAAACTTCATTATTCTTACTGATAAAAAATGTGCTATTACCAGCAAAGATTCTATCTAATACCACTGGCATACATATCACCTCATTAACAAAAATAAAAGGGCACTGAACAGTGCCCTCTCCTGTTTACTTATTAGTCATCAGACTCAAAACTACTAAGCAGCTCTTGCTTATTAGATTCAAGATACTTGATCTGATTAAGATCTGCTTCAAAGTTATTGATGGTGTATCTGATGAGCATTCTGTTTGGTGTAGGATATAGGGTTGATTCTGCTAGTTGTTCTTCATTCATTTCACCTAACCCTTTATATCTTACTACAACTGGACTAAAGTTATCAAAGGTCTTCATAAGACCATACAGTCCTGTAACCTTGTCATTGATTACAAATCTAGTGTAGTTCTTATCAATATAAGGAATGATCTTACTACACTGAGCTATGAATCTTTCATTCAAGAAGACTGTATTGATTTTCTGTTCTACAAGGCATCTTATCACAAGAGTATTACCTTCCATCCTTATATATTCCAAGAACGGATATCTCTTCTTAATAAGTCTTGAAAGATCTTCTACTGGCCTATTCCTGATTCTAAGGACATACTCTAAGAAGTGAGGATTAGTTGCATATGCAATCTTATCCATCTCTTTAGCATATTCCTCATTATCATATAGAATCTTGATAAGATCACTTTGATTGATAGAGCTACCATCAAATCTGTATACAGGTACCTTCTTAATGAAGTCCTTCTCTACCCATCTGATGAAATCTAGCTTATCAATAAAGTATTTCATCTTACCATTAGACTGCTTCACTCCATAGAGAGGAGGTACAGTGATATACACCCTGCCAGACTCCATGAGTCCTGGCTTATACTTGATTATGTACTTAGCTAAGAGAGTTCTGATATGATATCCATCTATATCAGCATCAACTCCGAACATAATCCTTTTCCATCTTACCTTGGTTATATCAAACTTAGCACCTAATCCTCCTCCAATAATCTTATCTAATTCTTGGAATTCCTGATTAGCATAGATCTTAGATTCAGAGTTACTAAAGACATTGATAAACTTACCTCTAACAGGATATAGAGCCTGAGTATTAGGATCCCTTGTATTCTTGTAAGAACCAAATGCTGAATCCCCTTCTACAATGATTAACTCTTGTTCAGGAGAATTATGATCATTGTTATCCAGGAACTTCTCTGGCATATCTGTCAATCTATTCTTCTTATAGGTCTCTACTATCTTAGCTCTCTCTTTATCTTGATTCATTCTTATCTCTGCTTGCTGTTTGAAATACTTGCAGAGAGTGAGGAAATCTTTAGGAGCCTTCTTAGACCATTCCTCCAACCATATCGGTACTTGCTTCTCAAGATATTCTTTGATCTCCTTATTAGAGATACCTTCTTTAGCCTGTCCCATGAAGGTCGGATACAAACACAATCCATGTACTACTGACTTAAGACCACACTTGATATCCGCATTAACTATTACTACCTTTTTCTTCTTCTTATCCTTATCAGCAGAGCCTAAGTAAATCTTGTTCATGTAGTTTCTAAAGAAGTTACATAAACCATTTACAAAACCATCCACATGAGTGCCCATCAAGGTAGGACAATAGTTAGCATATGATTCTATTACAGGTAATCCAGATAAGTCTGTAGCATCATAAGTCAATGCAATCTCAGCCTTAACATCCCCTGTATCACCACTCATTACTATAGGTGTGATGAGTGGATTAGTAGTCTGTCTAATCAAGTATGTAAGTAAACCATCCTGATTTACTATGTTGCGTTTTACTACAGTGCCATCCAGTCTAGTTCCTTCAAAATAGATCTTAGTACCTATCTTGTATAAAGGAACAATACTCTCTAAGAGGTTTAACAAATCCTCACATTTGACTTGAGGATTCTCCATACAAGGATGAGGTATAGCAGAGACTATAGTACCCTGAATATTCTCCTTATCCTTCTTTATTCCTGAATCTTTATAGATTTCTCCATTATGGAATACTACCTTTCTAGTTTCTCCAAAGACATGAGACTCTACAACAAACTCAGATGATACTGCATTAGTTACCTTAGCACCAACACCATGAGAACCACTGGTATAATTACCTTTAGCTTTCTCATAGTTCTTCGATGTATGCTGACTAGCATATACTCTTTCAATATCCTTAAGAGGAATACCTCTACCATTATCTCTACATACAATCTGTTGAGTTCTCTCATCAAAGTAGACCCAACCCATATCACAAAATGAGTTAATATCATTCATCTCATCTAATATATTCTGAATAACTTCTCTACAGGCATTAATCCATCCCTTAGTACCAGTATATGATATATACTGACCTAGGGTCTTTCTTACTGCCTCCATAAAATTATCAATAGTTACTATTTCTTTTGAATATTCTTCTGCTTTCTTTCGTTCAGCATCAGTATATGACCTCATCTAATCAACTCCTTCATTATCATGTCGTATGTACTAATATAAAAAAATATATGTTAAGACAAGAGGAGAGCCTAATGCTCTCCTCAAGTCTATTATTGTCTACTTTAAGAGATCAATGGGTATAACCCTTACGGATCTCATGTTTGGAAGCCGGTGTTACAGTCGGAGCCTGAGGTGTTGCCTGAGTCTGAGGTTCCGGTACTACAGTTCCTGCTGCCTGAGGAGGAGCTGCATACTGAGGTACCTGAGGCTGAGGCGCAGGCTGTCCCTGCGGCATCGGATAAGTTACGCCATTGTAAGGATCGACATACATCTGCTGACCAGTCGCTACAGGATACATTGCCTGTTGAGCCTGAGGTGCCATGTACATCGGACCAGGAGCTGGTGCCTGAGGAGCCATCGGTACAGGTCCTACAGGCATATTCGGATTAGGTCCCATAAACGGATTACCCATGAATCCGCCCATAGGTCCACTCGGCATAGGATTGAATGAAGGAGTATACGAATACCCTCCATTACCATTAATCATATTCAATGCGGTCTGAGCTGTGTTAAAACCACGATAACCAAGATTCTGCTGAGCTGCCTCATTCCTAGAGAAGTTCTTATCAACTGCTTCCATAGCAGCCGGAAGCCTCTTCAAGAGAACAAGAGCTTTTGCCATATCCTGAATGATGTCATTAGAAATAACACCATTGTTCCTAACCTTCATGTTATCCCATGCGTTCTCAGTGTAATCAAGAATATTCCTAATCACATCGGGACTATAGTTAACACCAAGATTTATTACAGAACCACAAATACGGCAACGATAAATACCACGATCATAATCTTCGGTATCAAACTGGAACTGGCCACCGTAAGTATGATCACACATAGTCCGAGTTACCTCTTCACGAGATGCGAAGAAATCTAACTTACTTCCTCCTTTCCTCCTTAACAATTCGTAACCTTCCTTCCCAATGGGGTTCTCCTTCCTGCTTACAGCCACAGGAGCTGGCGGTACATAAGTCGGTACCCCAGGATTCACAACATAAGGCTGTGCAGGATAACCACCATAAACATTAGGATTTTGGTAATACATAAGATCTTCCTCCTTAAATAGATTGTGTTATTTTGGCGATATTTACCCAATACCACCACATATATAATATGTCGTTGAAATCTTTTTTGGTCTTGATTTTTTACGACACATTATAACCTGATTAGGTCACTACATCGCGACGACCCTTAACATGATTACCGATAGAATCAGAATAATCTTCGATACTGAAGATAAGTCCTCTCATCATAAGATTAATCTGATCATCAGTGAATCCACAGTCTTTTGCGATAGAAGGGAAATCATCCATTGAAGCATCTACTTCAATATGTTGAATCTGATCATAATCTGCCCATACAATTCTGAATGGACGATCACGTTGAGTAGTTGCTTCATCGTTTCTATATACCTGAGTGATAAGCTCCTTATTATCATCCCAGTGTATATATTCAGTTCTTTCATTCATCGAGAAGTCATTATCAAGTCTTACCCTAATAGCTTTATTAGGAAAGATCTTAGTGACTGCATTCTTGATGAAATTCACATTTTCTTTAGTCATCTAGGTAACCTCCATTTATTTTGTAGATTACCTAGATGTCTAGGAGCTTATAAATGATCTTTCAGTCTAAGGTTATCCTGAGTCCTTTCATTAGTAATCCTATAAGATGCTGTTTGGATAGGAGCTATAATCTGTCCAAATACTTGATTATAGTCTGGTAACTGTCCATACTGCATCATATAAGCTTGATCCATCTGTTGCTTTATCATCCTTGTTTGTCTTAATGAGTCAAGGACAATATCTAAAGCAATCTTAATGGCTGTGTCATGATTATATGAGTCGAATAACTCTTTCGGAGTAATACCCCAATTGAATACCACTTGAGGATTCATTGCATTTATAGCATCGAAAGAGAATACATGTATGGTTGCATTGATTGCACGTCTAGCAACTCTGTCCTCAATCTTACCAAGAATCACCGGATGCAATAAATACTTACCATACTCGTGGAAGTTGAATTTACCTGTATATATCTGTCTAATAAGGATATCTATCTGGACATCACTATTAAACTCATTCATCACATCTGCTATATTTGGGAAATTCTCACCATACTTAGCCTTTAATTTGGCTAACAGATGTTTCTGATCCATGAATGGTTTTAACTCTTTTCTCTTTTCTTGTTCACTCATACCCATTACAGGTCTATTGTAATAACTTCTTTGATCTTTCTTCTTTCCTTTATCTCCATTTCCTCTATTGTTGTTATTACGCTCATTCATTTAATTGCCCTCCGATTCATAATGAGCCAGAGTATTCTGAATCTGTTGTTCAGTATTGATCTCTGGCAAATCTCCAATCGTCATATTTTGCATTCTCTCGAATTCTTTATCAATTGTATCTGCTTCAAGATACTCATCAATTAAGAATCCATCATTATAGTATGGCTCAAGAGCTTTCATGAAAGTATAGATGGAAGGTTTCCCTCCATCTTCTCCAAATGGTGTAACCTCATTGATTATGAATGACTGTTTGATATCAATCTGATCAATGAGATTCTTGATAAGCTGTCTTGCATTTGCTTGACCTTGTACAAACTCAAATCCCTTATCACCACTACCATCATTATACACCCACATAATCAAGTACATTCTATGCTGTTTTGGATCATCTTCTCTGGCTTTATTAGCCTGTGCTACCATTACTTTCTGTGCATCATCCGCCGTAACAATTCTAAACGGTGGATCTACCAATCTCTGTCCCTTTGAATTATACTTTACTTCACTCATTGTTAAACTCCTTTCTTATTATACATTAATACTTTAGTTGTATCATAGTTAATTATTTATCACCTTCTTTAAACATTTACCCAATACCACCACATATATAATATGTCGCTAAGAAAAAGTTTGGGAGAGGAATAATCCTCTCCCTTTATAATCAGACTACAGTATCTGGCCAAACACTATCAAGAAACTGTCTCTGGTTATGTGTCTTAAGATATACAGTATCAGTACACTTCTTAAGATCACTCTTATCAAACTCATAATATCTTACATCAGATTCAGCCTTTTCATGTTTATCAATATAAGAATGAATAATATCTCCTTCTTTCTTAATTACCTCGATATATTCCTTATCATCATATTTTTCAATACGGCACAAAGGAATATCAGGAATATATTGGAAACTATAGATCGCTCCTTTATGTTTAAAGACACAGAAAAGATGACCTCTTGTCTTGTGTTCATTATAAATAAACTTAACCCATCCGATTGTTGCGTCAATTTTTGCAGACTTACAGATCTGATAAACCGCTATTGCAATATCAACACAGTTTGCATCATGATTATTTGAAATATCTTCCAAAGACTTGATCTTCTGAATATTGTTTTTACCCTCACCTACACTATTAGTAACATTGACCATGATACACCAGTTAAGGAAGTTCCATGGATTATTAAATGCTTCTTTCTGAAACAGAAAAATCTTATTAGTTACAGTAACAACATCTCTCATAGTAAGAAAACCTACATGCCTTCTTACCTTTATCATATCCAAAGATCTTATTGAGTCACACTTTGCAGCAGATTTCTTTTTAAGTCCTTCTTCTTTCCAATCTTTCAGAATAGCATCATATCTGTCCACCTTCTTATTACCAATGCTGGTGATCATCATTGCAGCATGTTTATCAGGTAATGAAGGAATAGGAAATGTTGCTATAAGTATTGGTCTATCATAATAAAGTACTTTGTCATTCATTGTTGGATACTTACCAAAGATAATCTGATAATACTCTGTCTCATCATCATCTTCTTCTTCTTCATCACCTTCTTTGGACCATTCTTCATAACCTTCAAGAATAGGTCCTTTTTCATATTCTTCTTCCATAGAAGGCTGACTCCAAATTACCTTATTAGGAATCCTTGTCATTCCTTCTACAAATGCTCCACATTCTTTCATAAATCTTTTATGAAATCTCATAAAATCTTTTTCATTTTCCGGAATACGTAACTTGTCAAATGATACCTCCATATTCTCATAATCAGTACACCAGTTACCATTCTCATCATAGTTCTTTTTTGCTTCGTTGTTGTTAAATACACTCATTTAAAACATCCTTTCTATTAAACATTTACCCAATACCACCACATATATAATATGTCGCTAAGAAAAAGTTTACTCCTAGGAAACCCTAGGAGTGTTATATTTATTTAGTCATTCTTTTGTTGTTGATCCGATTCCGCCTTTTCTAATATTAGTGACGTTATCATCTTCAGAAATATAGTACCTAGAAACAATTGCCTGAGAATAGGCAGTATTAGCAATAATGAAGCAGGAGCCACCATTTCCCTCATTCTTAAGATGAAGCATAATATGGCCGCCATTAGATTCACATCCATAGTAGTCTTCGTCGATAATAGATACAAGGTTTGGTTCTCTAAGGGAAAATTCGATCCCGAGAGAAGAACGAGGATATATACTAAGATAAAATCCATTCTCTTCACCTCCTGAAGTCCACGATAGTCCAGTTGGCAAAGTTAGTGAGCGTCCTTCAGGTATAATCAAATCAATTGGGTACATTAAATCATATCCTGCAGATCCCTTAGTTGCTCTTCTAGGTAATTGTAATTCTTCATATACTTTAGTAGGATTACTGTCCTTGTATTGTATAGCCATTCCTAAACCATGATTCTTACAACAATCTATGAAAGCAGCTTCAAACACTTTAAACTCTACTTTATGAAAACCCATTCCTTTTACTCTTCGATCCATTTAATAAGACCTCCTACGATGTTTTACAAAATAGCAATGGTTAGATGCTCTTGTGATTCCGGTATACCATAATTGGTTGTTTATATTAGGGTTAAGGTATTCTTGAAAATATACTACATTACCATATTCAGAACCCTGTGCTATGTGTGTTGTTAGTACATAACCATACTCTAACTTCTCTGCCTTATTCCACTTATCAAACTTCAACTTTTGCTTCTCTTTGAATGGAGCTTTGAAGTAGTTATAGTCAACCTCTACATCTTTGAAAGCATTATTAAGTAGTAATGGTTTGAAATCAACTAAGAATTTATTTTTCTGTAGCTTAGTTACATCAGGGTAGTTAGCTACTGTCCCAACTAATCCATTAGCAAGATTAATACCATCTATCTCTAATTGCCAGTTATTACTACGACATACTAATCGTTCTCCATGTAGTGGTAGCATACTATCAATACCAAAGATATCTTGCCTCATCATATTGGTAAGCATCTGACGAGTATCATTCTTTGCACATATAACTACATCTGCATTGACCATCATAGGAGTCGTAACCTCGTCATCATATATTACTGTACAGTCACCATAAAATCCTTGATGTATTGACATACCTCTCTTAAGTCTTTGAGAAAGGTATATAATCCCAGAATTCTTCTTTTGTCTAAATATTTCTGTAAGATAGTGTATCTTACCAGTAGTGAAGTATCCTGGTTCATATTTGACTGGTGGTAGCTGGTCTACATCTCCAGCAACAAGACACTTAATACCATAACCTTCTATAATATCTCTTAATGGTTTAGGTACCATCATTCCTTCATCTATTACAAATAACTCTATGTCATATGGAGTTATTCTCTTTGGTACGAATCTAATCTTAGACTCTGGGATACCAAAGTAATCATTCATTATCTTATTTCCATTCTTATCCATCATAAAGTCTTCTATTGGCTCTAATATAGTAGAATGGATAGTCTTTGCATCATAGAATCCTTTAGTTCTCATCACAATTGCAGCGGCTCCAGTAAATGCCATTGGAGCTACCTTGGATACGCCTAACTTAGATACAATATAATGGAGCAAAAAAGATTTACCAGTACCTGGATTACCAGATATCTGGAAAGTAGTTTCAGAACTATTGAAATACCAGTTGACAGCTTCTTGTGCTATCTCTTCTTGATTCTTACTTGGGATTATTTCCATGCTAATCACCCCTTAACCTGATGTATTAGAGCGATTAGAAATTAAATAGTGGGTACCGAAGTACCCACTATATATGTTATACCAAGTATATATCTTTCACTTAGCTATTAGAAACAACGGTCGTCTTCATAGCAGCAGCAAAAGTACTATACTGGTTTGCCATTGAGGTCTTGGTTGTATAAGTAGCAGCAAGACCATTCTCAATGTCAGTCTTCTTGGAATCAAGAGCCTGCTCAGTAACAATCGTAGTAGCATGATTAGTAGCAGCAGCAGGAATAGCAGCAGCACCAATCGTCTTATTGAGAGCTACAGAGTTACCTTCAGCATCAAGGGCAATGACCTTACCTACATCAGCCGCAGTAACCTTATCCATTAGATGACTACGATTGATATAGAGACCAGCTACTGTCGGATCGTCTTCCTGTCCAGGAGTGATAATCTCAAGCTCATTGCCAGCAACAGCAGAAAGCTTAACGTCCATGCTGATGAAGTTGATACCATCAACAGTACTGAAGTTAATATCAATACTATTAGTATCAAGCTGATTGTAAAGGTTCACAATGTCACGAGCATAGATGAGAACATTATTACCATTGGACATGGTAAGAACGATGGCCTTCTGTGTATTGTCATAAGTACCATCAGTAACATAGTTATCAAGAGGAATATTGATAGTAGATAGAACCGTAGTACCATCAGATGCAAGGATCTTGATGTCACCATTGGTAGTATCACGAACAATCTGAGTAGCAAACTGATTCACTGTAAGCCCAGGAGGAACATTAGAAGTAGGATCAGAGAACCTCTTGAAGTTGATCTTAGTACCAGTTACATTACCAGTAGTAGCATCAACCGTAGGATCCCAAGTAATGCTAATGACGTTGCTACCAAGGCTAGAAGTACCAGCAAAGACAGACTCAACGTAAGCCTTTACTGCCTGACCAGATACCCAAGTAGTAACACCATTATCATCCTGATCAAGGATACCAACAGCAGCAGGCTGTACAATAACATCCCAACCAGTTCCATTATAACGATAGCCAGTAAGGGTAGTTGTATTGAAGTACAGATGATCAGTAGTCATGCCGGTGGCAGGGAGATCACCCGTATACGGCAAAACAAATCCCATATACTGCTGGTCATGATAATACACTTCAGCAGTATCAGTGATGAAATAAATGCCTTCCTCATAGAGGTTGCCAGCCTTCCTTACATTCGTATATACAGACTTTGTTGAGAAATAAAACTTCTGAATCATTTATTTTTCCTCCATTCTATTTTAGAGTAGTTTAATCATCATCTGATTTATTTAATTGTTAGAGCTGACTAACCTTCATAGCTTTGGCTATATCAAGCTTAGCATGGCTAGAATGCCACACATCGGTATATTTTGCAAAGCTATTCATAGCCGAAGATAAAGTGTTATATACTAGCTCCTCTGTAACTAAAGAGTCAGCATCAGCATTACTCCCTTCTAATCTAGAAGTAATGATTCTTCTCTTTAGAATCTTTAGACCACCACTGTTATCTATTCCTAAGACAGCTCCTTCAAACCCTGGTTGAATCTTATCTATCTTAGAAACTAGAGTATAGAATACACCATCAGCTAGTTTAATTAGCTGATTGTCTTCTTCCTGAGATCTAATGACATCCATTGTAAGTCTCTTCTTATCAAGAGTACTTACATTCATAGTAGCTGTACTTTCAGTCTTAAGTAGATTAAACATTTGAGCACATGGAATCCTTATAGGGTTACCATCACTCATATCAAATACAATCTCTAGTGTTTCATAATCCACCCTACCTGCTACTAAATTCTTAGGGAATAGTACGAAGGATGATAATACATTTGCCTCTGAGTCTAACAGATACATTCTATTAGTCTCTGAGTTAAGAAGCAGTTTATTACTGATTCCTACTACTGTCTCTTCTCCTTCTATATCTCCTATATGGAATTCTATCTTATGTGTATCTTTATTATAAGCTAATTTATAGAATTTAGCATAGTCCTTTATAGTATCTATAATCATTCTCTTAGCATAATCAACTACTACCTTACCACTAACTACTCTCTCATATTCTTCTTCTGCCGGATTAGCAGATATGAGTTGAGCATTAGCATTTGAATATATAAGTATCCATCTAGTACCATCCCAGATAGATACAGATAAATCATCCATATTTAGATACAACCTGCGTTGCGATGGATGAGTAGGTTTCGATCCAGAATAACTAAGTAAAATACCAGAGTAGCTAGTATCCTCTAGGATAACTTCTCTAGTATCTAGAAGGAAGTAACATCCGTTGCTGTCTCTCTTCTCTTCTGGAAGGTTATGATATACTCTACTCTTACATACATACCATCTCATGAGGTCGTCATTGAATAACTTCATATGGCTACCTCCTTAAAGTCTCTTCAGACCAAAGGTATTATTAACACCTTTAGCTGATAGTACCTTGTTAACACTAGGAGTTTCTGATACTTCATTCACAACATTAACTTTCTTAAGATGAGTAGTACTACAACTAGCTAGATAGTCTAGTATATCCTGCTTCATCTGAGCTACATAAGCTTCAGTAGCAAATGAAGATATATTAGTAGTAGAAGGAACTACATACTCGCCCTTCACTATATACATGTCTCCTTCATTCATATCAGCTTGTGTAGTCTTAGGAGAAAGTGAATACAATCCGTCTTCATTAATAGTAAGCTGGTTATGCTCAGCACTACTTACTTTGATAGCTCCTCTGATTACATTCTTAGCATCTATATAGTTCTCTATAGTTATCTTAGCACTATCTGTCTCTAGTCCTTTATATATCTGAAGTATAGATTGAGCTTTAAGTCTACACTCAGTTCCATCTCTCATCTGAAAGATTATAGCTTTACGTTCATCATCATAAGATCCACTAATGATATGGTTATCCATAATCTTAGTGTCTCCTAGCTTAATTCCCTCATCATTATATAGAGATATAATCCTAGTACTAGGATTAAAAGTAAAGCTAGAAATAAATCCATCTATTTTAGCATAATGACCTACTGTTCCTACTCTATATATAAGCCTATTAGTCTCATTATCAAATGTCATTGTACTAATGGTCTTTCTTTTTATCTCTGATAATAGCTGTTCAGTGATTATCTTAGCTTCGATACCATTTACTTTCTTAGACGCTATAGAAGAATCATAGGTAGCTACCTCAGCATTGGTAAGTCCATCTAACACCTTAGTCCAAGTGTCTTTACTAAACACATATCCTTCTAGTGTAGTTGAATTGATATATAGCTTATCTACAGATCCTACTATGGGTCTAGCTCCATTATCATACATTACTACAGCTCTATTATAACAAGATCCTTTAGTCATAATAGACCTAGTGTCATATATATAGTATATGCCCTTAGGATCAATAGACTCTAAGTTGTTATAAGTCTTCTGATTACACAAATACAATTTAGGTAATCCTTCTAATTTTTGAATTATACTAAGAGGCATCACCTTTGCCTCCTTTCTTTGTATCTTATTAATATGACCCTCTTACCAAAATGTCGTTCTTTCTAAGTAAAATCTTATTTGTCGATATATTATATATGTGGTGGTATTGGGTAGTATTCTAATATACACCAAACTATTTATTATGGTATGTTAAAGTAACATGTTGAAAAGGAGGACTACAAATGGAAAAGAAGTTTTCTAAGGTGGTACCTACAGTTGGAAGCAAAATAGAGTATTTCCATGGAGAGCAAAGAGAATCAATGCTAAAGGACTATCCAAAGGAAAGACACTTTTCTATGGTTGTTCCCACTGAAGGATCCAACTATAAGAATTTCAAAGTTGAGGATAAATGGAGGGGAATAAGCAACTTCAATAAAAGGAAAGAAGAAGTTAATAATCTTCTTAGAACTGGATTAGCAGAATCTCTTGCAAATCCATATGAAGTAGTAAAAGCAATAGTAGCTAAAGCTCCCATTCCAGTGGATGATAAAGACTCATCGTATCCTCACAGTAATAAATATGAATATAGAACATGGATTGAAAGAATCAATCTTGATGAAGAACGGATGGAAGACTTTGGTAAAGGTAAAGGAATCCGTATCGAGAAACCTCAAGGAGTTAAGAAGGATATCAAAGAACCTAACTCAATCTATTCTCCTTTGTTTGGTCCTACATTTGATGATGCTAGTTCTTATGGAACTAGATATACTTGTCCGTGTGGAGCTACTAAGAACCAACAGAATGAAGGAACTATCTGTCCTATCTGTGGTAAGAAGGTAGTGAAGAAGAATGATGATTTCAAGATTACTGGATGGATTATTCTGGATGATGACTATGTGATACATCCAGGATTGTATAAGTCTATTGAGTTCTTTATTGGTAAGGCAGCACTCACAGGTATTCTTGATCCAAAGGATGAAAAGGATGAGAATGGATTTTCTATCCAAGTAGAAAGAGGAGATTTAGATAAGTACTATGATTATGGAATGTTGGGGTTCTATGAGAACTTCGATGAGATCATGGACTATTATCTTAAGATGAATCCAAATAAGAAAGATGTATATGATGATATCATGCACGATAGAGAAAAAGTATTCACTCATAGTATTCCTGTGTTTACTACTCTCTTGCGTCCATATCATCTTAATGGTGATAAGTTTGCATTCCAGGATACGAATAAGTACTTTAATATCATGGCTATGCTCGGAGCTATCATCAATCATAAAGAATCAATAAAAGGACGCAGGTCTAAGAAGACCCGCAATCAATTACTCTATGATCTTCAGTTTAATCTCATGGAGATTTATGATGAAGTAATCAAGATCATGAGTTCTAAGAAAGGTATTATTAGGTCACTGTATGGTGGCCGGTATAATTTCAGTTGCAGAGCTGTTATTGTACCTAACTGGACTCTTAGAACTGATCAGATCAAGTTGCCGTTTAAGGCATTGGTTAAGCTTCTTGAACATGCGATTATCAATATCCTCCATAATACTTATGGTATGGCTATGCATACTGCTAAAGCAGTCTTTGATAAAGCCTATACGGATTATGATGATCGTGTATGGAAGATCGTTAACTACATTATCAAAGCAAACGAAAACGGGATCCCATTCATAATTAATCGTAACCCTGAACTGCGCGGGGCCTATAGAGGTGACTCTATATGGAAAAACTTAGTTAATTGCTGGAAACTCTTATCATATGATAAGACAATCAGCAGCCGAGCTAATCCTAGAAAGGATGTGAAGGTTCAACGACTAGTCGAAAGACGTAGGGTCAATTGGTGACTCGAAATACTAAGATACTCATATGAGTATGTGATATAGTCTGATCTATATGGTGACATATAGCAGTCTTTACATTAAGACGGCGTAAGTTTAACCATCTTACGTGAACAAACATGACGCTTAATTATGGATCCATTTTACAGATGTTTTGTGTTGGAATAAGTGGAGATGAGCCCAATAATTACACTATGGAAATTCCTTTGCTCATCTTGCCTGGATTAAATGCGGATGAACATCAACGTCCACCTAGCTTGAAAAAGTTAGCGCAAAAACACTCTGTTAAAAGCTGGAAAGCCCTAAAGCTCAAATGCCTATATAAAAATTATATAGGAGCGTAAGCAGAAATAAGTTTTGAGATGTGATGAAAAATAATAGTAAGTTTTTCATCGCCGATAAATGGGTGATCAGCATTGGAGGAATTTATATGATCAATCCACCGTTTTACATTAGAGAATTCAGAGTATGTACTTTTCCTAATGTAACAACAGGAAAATATTTAATAAGTAATGATGGTCTGGTATATGATACAGTAAAACAGAGATATATGCAATCATATCAATCCCGTAATGGATATTGGTATGTAAGATTAGATGATAATTCTTTTGAATATAATCCTCATCACTTTGCAATACATCGTCTTGTTGGATGGGAGTTTTCTCCTGAAACAAGAAACATCAATATGGATATAAATCATATTGATGGAAATAAAAGTAATAATCGAGATATTAATCTTGAATGGGTAACTAGACAGAATAACATAATCCATTCAGTTAAAACTGGGTTAGCAGGAAAAGGAGATCATAATGGTGAACTTAATAGTCAAGCAAAATTATCTAATGACCAAGTTCACAAAATATGTGAAGCTCTTGAATCAGTTCCTGGTATTACCTCAGGTAATATAAGTGAAGTGGTAGGATTTGAAGTTAGTAAAAATCAATTTGCTAAAATAAAAGAAAGGAGAAACTGGACCAGTATATCAAAAGACTATAAATTCTGAAAATTCAACGACTATCCCTTTGGCACCCTTAACAAGTGCAACAGGAGTAGGGCCTAAGTAGGCGGGTGAGAGTCCCTTAAATCGAAATGCAGAGCACCTAAAAGAATTATATAATTCTCATGGTGAAGATATAGTCTCGACTTCTAGGGAAATCCTAGAGAAGTTCATAAGAGAACTGCTCGTGATAAACTAAGCGAGTGAAGAAATCGTTTGATGGTGATACATTGAATATTCTGCTGTTAATTAATAATGAAATAAAGAGAGCATCTAACGCTGTCTTCAATCCTAGAAATGCAATGCATATTAGTAGGAATGATGGATTAATGGAGCCCTTCTTCAATCACAAAAAAGATACTATGATTCTTACTAATGCATTAATAAATACTACAAAAGGGTATACTAAAGAAGAATATGATTTGTTTGATATGTGTCGTAATTGGAAAGACCAAATCAAAAAATAGAGATATATTATAGATGAGATAATTAAGGATATAAGAGTACCGTTTTTGGTACTCTTATACTCTTTATCTGAATCTAATATAAAGGAGGATAGTATGTAAGAATAGAATTGTATTGGTATTTAGAAAGGGGTAAGTAAAATGAAAAAGCTGTTTGTTTCTATGGTACTGGGTTTGATGATTCTTGTTGGAGGTAACAACTTTGCATCTGCTGAAGATGTATATGTTAGTACCAAGGGTGACTGTGATTGGTACCTTGATACAGATAGTGTACGAGGGTGGCCTGAAGAGTTTACATGTACTGTTGCTTGTAGGAACAATACTGAAGGAACAGTTACAAGAAGCACTGTTGGATATGTAACAATGAACGGGATTATTATGGGCAAACATCAAGGAGAAGCAAATGTGATTGTTACTCCTGAAGGCCAACCTCTTCATTGGGCATTTTATACAAAAGCTCTTCGCTATCTCAAACATATTGCTCAGTAAATAACAAGTAACTATTGATTCAATATCTTGCCGCATCAATATATTAGTAATGATTAGTATACTGATGCGGTGAGGTGTTGATAAATGGTTACTAAGCTAAGTAATAAAGAGAAGATGATAGCGAATATTATTTTTATTCTTGAATATAAGACTACTAAAAAGCAACAAGATAAGTTAATAGGACGAGGATATCTATTCGAGTCTAAAGATTATCTTAATCGCGTTAGAGTCAATATGAAAATATTCAATGGTAAAGGTAATAAAGAGCTGAATGAGATGTATATGGATATTCTAAGAGAATTCGGTAGTGATTGGATTGAGTATGATAACTCTACTCAAGATATTACTATAGATAATGATGGTATAGCATGGGTTAGAAAGGAGGAAGAATAATGACACCTGAAGAGTTTGAAAAGAAGATGAAAGAAGTATATGATAAATATCATATGGAAGATGGTAATGCAGGTGAGGAAGGACATATGGATATGGATGCCATTTTGGTAGAAACTTTGAGATCTCTTGGCTATGACAAGGGATGCGACATCTATGAGAGTGTTTCTATGTGGTATGCATAATAAGAACCCTACCCTATATGGGTAGGGTTAGTTTTTATTCTTAAGGAGGAATATTATGGATGCATGGGTATATAACGGTAAAGAAGATAATCTTATATACTGTTATCTCACAAATATACAAAACTTCTATATTCTTGATAAAAAGGATATTTGTTGGATTGTAGTACAAACAGGAACAAAGGAGTGGTTTTCGTTTGGCTATATAGTATCAGTGAATGTTAATGAGACTAATGGTAAGAAAAGATGTATTAATGATTATGATGCAATGATTAATTGCATAGCGAATAAAAAGGAAAATGATGTTGAATTGCTTCCGGATATCTTTGTAGCAAAAAGGATTGATTAATTATAATGGAGGAAATAACAATGATTACTATTTATCATGGAAGTCTCAATAATGTATGTGTTACCAATGATGAGATAACCTATAGAAGGGAATTATGTGATAACATGTTCCTCTTCACTGATATTGTAGGAGTAGTTGAGGTTCCCTATATTGATATTGAAGAGTGTGATTTTGAAGATTATAACCTCAGACGTAATCTCAAAGTATATCACTCTTCTGGAATATGTCATACCTTGACCTATTATGATAAAGGCGATATGCTTAAGGATTTCTATAATATCACCAATGCTTTGAAGAAAGACTCCGATAATCCTGTTGAAGTAATATGTAATGGTATTCTTTCTGGAGAGCTTGATGATGGAAGCTATAGTTTTAACTGGCAACAGGTAAGAGGAGCTCGTGAAAAGAAAAAAATGAGTGACATTTGCGATCTTCTTGAAAAGGTATTGGTTATTCTTGAAAAAACAAATAGACCCAAAAAGTGAAAAGTGTGAATTGTTCAAATTTCAAAGATATATTATTATTGCGAGTACTAGATAGAAATGTTTAGTACGAGTGATAATATCTAGCTGTAGATAACTATGATACTACAGCAGAAAGGGTACAGGTGAGTACCATGTTAAACGCTATCAACAACCGTGAGTTCATTGCTTCTGGTATCGTGATCGAGGGGAAGGCAGATACCAATCGTATTGAGGAAATGGCTCAAAGCCAAAACCTCAGCACGTTAAAGGAATTCATGGAAATGCAGGCTAGAATGGTAGAGTATACTTCGCCTACGCAAGAGTTTAAAGCGAAGTATGCAAGAGCATGTATGTCCTTCCTCGCATGGGACTTAGCATTCAATGCTAAGTTCGATGGAAATGTACAAGGATGGGCACTTGCGGCATGCGGTATTCTCCCGAAAAAATTTAAGGACTTTGAGTTTATGGCGGATGAAATCGCCATTTTCTCGAAGGCTTACGTTAACTACTATGCTTCTCATGTAGCAAAGTAGTTGACAGACAAAACAGGGCCCTCTTCGGAGGGCTTTTCTGTTTTGTCAAATCTTTTATTTTTTCCTAACCAAATTCAAAAATAGGCATATATTATAGATGTGCCGAAATGAATATGATGTGTTTAAAAGGAGGAAATTAATAATGAAAGACATTATTACATTGGATCAAAACGGAAAGTTACTATCTAATCTTCATTGGCATAATTGCTTGGATGAACTTCCGCCTCTTGGAAAGCTAGTTTTAGGGTATGTTCCATTTAGACCAGTATATATTGATGGTAAACATGCGTGTTATGATATTGTGTATCGTGAAATGATGCCTAAATCATGCATTGAGAACAGGTTCATGGGAAATAACTTAAGAGAATATGAATGGCATAGCACTTGTTCTACAAAATATTTTGGACAATCTGTTGTAGCCTGGGCAGATATTGATAAACCTGAAGAAATGGATTATCCATGTGAGTTCGAGACATTAAAGCATTTCTATATAAGAACTGGTAAGATTGATAATCTTAGCCAGAAGGACAAAGAGTATCTTGAATACTTGGATAGTATCCTTGAAGAAGTATATGTAAATGAAACAAAGTAAATAAACACCGGCCCTCTTCGGAGGGCTTTTCTGTTTTGTCAAATCTTTTATTTTTTGATGTAATACTTGTATAGTAAGGAGATGATATATCATGTCAGTACTGGATATTAATCTTGACACATTATCTTATATGAAATGGTTTGATCCTGAAGATAAAACACCTATACCTGGTGAGATGGTATTGATATATGTTCCCAAAAGAACGACTAAAATAAATGGAATACCAGTGAAAATATATATAGCCTGTAGAGATGTTATACCTATATCAGAAATGACTGAGTTTGATACTAAGCCATATAGGTGGATAGGAGATTCTAGTATATACTATGCTAATGAAGTATCTGCATGGGCTTACATAGATGACACAAATATACCTAAAACCTCTAAGTAAGAGGTGATAGCTAATGATTCCACCTAGAGGAACACCGCACAATATGGTGCCAGTTAAGATAGAAGAGATGTGTAATATTGTATATAAGAGATTGAATTCTGCTCTATATCTTCCAGGTAGAGTAGATGGAATATCTATGTGCGTAGAGTATATGTATAACTGGTTCGTGAATAAGTTTATAGATGCTAGAACAGAGAAACCTATATTCAATGCAATCAATCTAGATGGTCATGATCCATTTCATGATATGATGCATTGGACTATAAGAGACTGGGTAAAGAGACAGAGACCTAAGTTGTCTATTATACCTAAGCCAGATATTCAATACAATAGAGAATTCATAGATGATGATTATAATTCCATTATGGGTTACATCAATAGAACCCAAGATAAGAACACCTTCTTCAGAGATAAAGATAATAACGTCCAGCTAGGACTTATATCTAGACTCAATAAGGTGGACTTCACTTATAGAATCCAAGTAGATACTAGGGCTAAGCAATATGATCTATATGATGAGATTCTAATGAAGTGTAGAGTAGGAAAAACTATGTCACTTCATGCTAATATAGACTTCTTAGTTCCTAGTAGATTGATATCTAGATTGGCTAAAGACTTACACTTTGAGATAGATGATAAGGGAATGCCAGTAGATTATACTGCCTTTCTTAATTACATGAATACATACTCAGTATTACCATTCATGTATAAGATTCGTGGTGTGAATCATAGATATGAGTTCTATATGAGAGTAACTGAGATTATAGTTCATATAAGAGATATCAATCTAGATATAGATGATGGTGAGAATGAAGGAATGACTCATACTAACTATGGACTTGAGATGACATGTACTGCATATATGCCATATCCTAAGTACTATGTATATTGGTCTGAGTATGAGACTAACCATGTGATGTATAGAGATAGTAGTGAAGGAGATGTAGTTGTTTCTGCTCTTGTCTTCACTCCTATTCCATCTAAGAATGCTAATGGATGGCATATATATGTAGATGGAGAATATGAGTCGGATAATCCTAATGAGCCAATTAGAATAAACTTGAATGATATGTTTACTACCGGTGGAGATGTAACTCAGAATGATATACTAGATACAATAGAGTACTGTAGAGTACGAGGAGTTTCACCTGATGTCTTTATGGAGATCAAGGTATTTAACAATATGAAAGAGATGCAATCCTTTATAGATTGGAATAATATGACTCTTAATACTAGAGCAGTACCTATAAAGCTAAAGTCTAATATCGTAGTCTATTGTGATTTACCCTTTGTTCATAATGCTATGATTGAAGTCCATGGTCACAATAGAAATAGAATATTTTAAGAGAGGACCATTAGGTCCCCTCTTTTATTTTTTCTCCTTGATTATACTATTCATTATGATATATGACATTCTAAGCACTGTCTCTTTAATTAGATACACTTCTCTCTCAGATATAGCACTCATACACTCATCCATATAACAGTTTAGCATAGAAGTTATTATCTTTTGACGTTCACTTCTTCTAGGATCATGTTCATCAAAGGCTCTATCTATTGCATCGTAGTAAGGTTTAAAAATACACATAAGATCATTATATCCAAAGACAACTGCATGATGATGTGCTTCTTCTAATTGTTTCTTAAATTTGTCTATAGGATCCTCTTTTAATGGTTCTTCATCATATTCTCTAACGAAGAAGCTTTTAAGCTTATTGATAATATTCATCGTAGTAACATCTCACCTCTTACTTCTCAATGATCAAGTAGTCAAATGAGTCTGTGATATTACCTCCAGTAGAATATACAAAGATAGCATTAGGATCTTTGACTACATAGATTTGACCAGTTCTATCTGGTGTTACTGCTGAGGTTAATGTAATCATTACACTATATGAATTTGTCATATCAAATAGTGAATGTACAATCTTAGTTCCAGCAGTACCATTAAGTACAGCAGAACCTCTAATGAAGTTTCCTCTACCAAACTTTGCATTCCATACTGTTTTATCCTGAGATGATACAAATTGTTTATCTGCATTCTCCGCTATAATATCTGGGTTATGAGTAGCTGGATGTGTATATAGATTAGCTTTTTCTGCAATACCATCTAACTTCTTCTTATCTTCATTAGACATAATACCATCTTTGAAGATAGTAGCCCTATTACTATCAGCCTTAGCATTCCAATAGGTTCTCTCTTCCTCAGAGATGAATGCTAAGTCTTCTGTTGTTTCAATCATACGAGCACTATGAGTACCTGGGTGTTCATAATGATTAGCAAATTCCTCGATGTTATCTAGCTTTACTTTATCTTCCTTGGTAAGTAGACCATCATTAAGATAATCTGCTAGTTTATTATCAGCCTTACCACTCCATATAGCAATCTGGTTATCAGTTACATGTCGAGTATACTGATCAGATGGATGTACATATCTATTAGCTCCATCTTCAATTCCATCTAGTTTTCTCTTATCATACTTAGATAGTTTACCATCTACTTCTTGAGTAGCTACTGGAATAAAGTTAGCTGAAATTGCAATCCATTCATCACCAGTCCATCTATAAGTAAGATCAGATTCAAGGATATTGACTGTCCAACCATCTAGTGGATCTGGGTAAGTAGTATATAAATCTTCATATGTATTGACTGCTTCTTTCCATTGGTTATTTGTCTGTAGTGTAGAGATTAGAGCTTCAATCTCTTCCTTAGAGTATACATTATTTAACTTATTCTTATCTGCAAGAGTAATATGTACATTAGAGTCATAGATATGCTTATTAGCTTGACTCATAACAGCATCAGCTTTAGCTTGAGCACCAGCTACTGACTCCTTCTCATTCCAATATTCTCTATCTTGAGATGATACATGGATAGACTTATCTGCCATGTGATCAGTTACTGCTTCTCTCTTATCCCATCTAGCTCTATCTTCATCAGAAACATGGTTAGTATCATTAGCTAGATGCTGTACAAGATTATTAATCATAGATACTAGTTTTAGCACATCATTTGATTTGATACTAGAATCTTTTAACTCAGTACCAGTAGAGTTATTAAACTCTACTAGGTTACCAACACTAACATTATGTGAAGCAAAAATTCTATCCTCAAGAATCTTTGGTTTCATTATCTATTCGCCTCCTGATATACTTGATTAAGATTAGAGTATTCAAAGATAGGAGCTAACTCATTTATGAGTCTCTTTATTATCTTTGCTTTCTCAGGATAATTATCATCATTAATATTCTCATCTTTAAACTCTACTAGAACGAATCCTAGCAAGGAGGAAGAAGAGTCAAAGATTCCTCTGATTATAAACTTATCATGATGATTCGATAGTATCTTCTCTAGCATAGGATCCTCTTCTATAACCTTATGACTCTCTTGGTTATAGTAAGAGATTTCACTATGATCATATAAATTAGCAATGAAGTCACTCATAAGATTAACTGGGTAATCATGTTGCTTGTTTATTCTAACATACTTCACGTTTGTTGTCTGCTCACATATACATGAGAACTTAAAGAAAGGAAAATTACCAAGAGACTTAGTTCCATTATGGAATAGGAAGATGCACATTCTACAAGCATTAAGACTTAAGATATTTACGGCTACATGAGATCTAATATCATTATTAATCTTCATATAGTTATCCATAAGCTCTTTATTGCTTGGTACTTCGCTCTCCTTCTTATACTCCATCATAAACTTTTCTCTTTCTTTCTGTTGTGCAAGCATATTCTCAATCAGAAGCTTATGCTCATTCATTATATTTTCATTTGCTTTCTGTTGAGATCTAAGAAAATAGAATAGAATAACTATGAAGAGTATAAGGATTACTGACATCATAGTTACAGCAGGACCATATTCATAGATAAGTTTGGATATGCTAGCTACACCATTGATCGCCTCTGTTTCATTCATATTTTAAACCTTCTTTCTAAACCTACATTAATAAGAAGTTGAGGGTGCTATGCACCCTCGTTTTCTACTCATTAAAGACATTTAGTTCTAAGTTATTTGCATGAGTCATCTGTTCTTCTATTGTCTCTACTTTAATTCCATAGTCATTTACATCTTCATTGATAGTTACTTTACCTTTTGCTCCAAATGGAAAGAATGCTTTCATTACATCCATATCTTGGAATACTACCTGACTATCATGGAATGCCTTCATGTTGATATTCTTTATCTTAGATCCTACTTGAGGTACAGCGGATCCAATATTCTTTATTCCTAATCTATAGAATTTATTACCAGCACACTTACTACATATCTTACCATTCTTAGATTCACATAAAGAAGAGAATCTTAACTTCACTGTCTTATCTCTATATTTATCTACTGTATCCGATGTAAGCTCAACTAGCTTATTACCATCCACTACGTAGCTATACATCAGATATCCAATCATAGTATCATCTAGCTTAACCTCAATAGTTCTCTTTGTCTTACAATCAGTACCAGGTTCATCTAGTACTACATGCTCAAATATTCTAAATAACTTCTCCCAGTGTCCACCAGTAGCTGTCTTTCTAGCTCTAGAATATGGTCCTGCTGCTAGTGAGTCTGCAAACATTACATACTCATCTTTACTGATTCCTCTCATATAGTCAGAGGTAATAACATTGTATCCATCAGCACCATTTCTCTTTACTAGACCCTTCATGATAAACATGTTTTTGAAGTTATTAGAGTAGTCAGCGGACTCACCATTATCAAAGACATCAAGAGAACCATCATCTTGTAGTAAAGATTTAGCATAATCAATCAATTCCTTCTCAATCTTAGGAATTACATCATCATGCCCATCATCTATCTCTTTCTTATACTTTGCTAGAAGCTGTTTTTTCTTAGGAGCTATCTTATCTGCTAGCATATACATAGCATCCGATTCATTCTCCATCAATACTGTCACTACAGGCATAAGCTTTTGTGTCTTCATTAGATATCTCTTCAATACATCAAGTGGAATCTTCTCTTCTAGTATTCCTTGGGCTAGAGTCTTATTAAGCTTCTTAAACATCTTCTTATTGATAGTCTGATTTATATATCCCTTTATCTCAAAGAGATCCTGTTCAATAAAGATCTTATTATATACATATCTTCCTATAGTTGTAGTGAAGGTATTCTTATTTTTCTTATCCCCCTTACCATAACTACCAGGAGGAATATTTATTGTATCATAAGTATTAAACCTTCTCTTACCATTAAAGGTACCGAACATTCCTAGAATAACTGATAATCTATTTAAGTCATCCTCAGTAAGACTAAGGATATAGTCTATATCATCTTTATTAGTAATATGATTAGATTTACGCTTAGCCATTATAGCACCTCTTTTCTTATTTACTAAGAAGTATCTTTTATTAATTCATACCTTACTATAAAATAAGGACGACTTCTAGGGTTAGTTGTTCCTCTCGGCACATCTACAGACGACATACGCAACACACTTAAAGAAAAGACGGAGAGAGCATATTGCTCTCTCTCTTTTCTTGCAAAAGTAGTATACCCTTTTGATTTCATGTTCGTAATAGTACCCAAACCTGTATCAATAATAGAGGTGATATTCGATCTGAATTCCTTTTGAGATCTCAATGAGAGATTCATTAGGTATGTTGTACTTAGTTAATGGACGAATGTCTTGATAGTAGATTTGACCATCAATAGTCTTTGCCCATGCAGTACATAATGAGAATGTATTTACTTTGGCATCATTAATACCAGTAGTATTCTTATACCATTCTCTACAATCTTCAGGCTCTACCTTAAGGCCAACAGAGATAAAGGATTCAATTTCATCGGTCTTCTCAGATTCATATACATTCTCATCAATGACTGTTCCGTCAGTATACTTCTGTGAAAAGGTAGGAACAGATTCAAAGGCCTTAAAATAGTAAGCAACTCGATCTCCATCTACCTTACGTCCAAAGTATACGTCTCTCATAGCTCCAGTCAAATCTTCTGCAAGCAATGGATATCTAAAGGGAATCAATGATTCTGGGAAAATCCATTTTCCGTAGTTGACTTTGTATACATCTGAGTTCTCTTTACCACATCCATCATTACCTACACAGAATAAATATACCTTTTCTTTACTGCTAGGAACTTCATTGACTGTATTCTCTAGTGATAAGGCTTGATTATAGGATGGGGTGATTTCATCTCTAGGAATATCAAAGTGTGCTCTAGCAGTAAATCCAGCACCAGGAAGAATTACCTTATTATGGCCCTTGAATAGAACAATATCCGTTCCAGGGACTTTAATAAGGATAGAAGTCTTTGTAATATTGGCATAATCACGATCAAGTTTACCCTGATCAAATGCATTTATCTTCTTATAATATCTTTGTTTACTCATTGTATTACTGCCTCCTCGTGTATTATTAAGGAGGATTCTCCTCCATACAAGATTCCTATACATTATCCAAATGTTTTCACAATCGCATTATCACGGATATTTATAGAATCTGATACTTCCTTAGTATCAAATACTTTCTTAAAGATATTCGGTATATCTAATACAGTGATGTTATCTCTAAAAGAACTAGAGATGAACATGCTAAATATCTCAGGAATAGATATCTTCTCCTTGGGATCTAATATAGTAGCAAGTCTTATCTGTTCTTTTATAGATGCTATCTTCTCAATTATCTTATAAGAGTTTAAGATAGATACTATTTCATTCTCTGTTGCTATTCTATCCATGTATTGTTTACATATAGTAGTATTACATAGCACACTTAGCTTTTCTCTAATATTGTTTCTGTCCTCTGTAGTAAATGAGACATTACATACTAATCTATCATAGTTACGTATAGCACTATCATATATCTCTAAGGTAGTTTTGACTATTGCTTTGAGTAGGATATCTAGCTTATCAGAAGTAATTATCTTACTTCTTAGTGATCCTATATAAGAATTGATATCTAGTCTATCTTCTACTGGAGTATTAATATACTCGAAGATGAGTTTCTTTATATTTTCCTTTAGCTCGAATGAATCTTTAGCGTCAGAGTAAGAGTAGTATTCTCCCATGGAATCCATGATAATTTTATTATTATCTCTTAGATTTAATAGGGTTGTAGTTATAATACCGTCTAATATATCATATCTATCCTTAGGAGATGTCTTAGATAGTAACTTAGCTAGATCCGAAAGAATCTCATACTTATCTTTGTATTTATCTTGCTTATATATAGTAGCTAGTATCTTAACATTATCTTTAGTCTCATCAAAGTCATAGAATGTCATAGTGGATAGTGTTGTAAAGACTCTATCCTCTGGGTCAGCATGAATATCATTAAGAATTAGTGATACCTTCTTATACAACTCTTCTACTACATCTAACTTATCTTTTAGATCAATATTCGCAAAGAGTTTAGATATCTCCTCATGTAGCGTATACATATCATCTTTCTTTAATTGAGTATACTGCTTAATCACTGTAGATATCTTCTCTATTACTTCTACTTTATCTTCAGGAGCCATAAAAGTTAGACTCTTGATTAAATCAATACAACTATCATAGTTATCTCTAATAGAGAACTGAATTAAGAGTTTGACTAGTTCCTCTATATCTACGGTATCTTTGAGCATCATAGTTATTAGTGCTCTCTTAATGTAATCTATAATATTGATTCTCTCATTAATATCAATCTTCAAGTATTGTTTAATGATTAGCTTAATCTGTTCTTTAAGGATATCATCTGTAATCTTTTCTTTATGAGTCCATCTAGACCACATATCTGTTATAATATCGAAGATAGTATGACCATCTGCTTCTACATCGAATGTAGAGTAGTAGATAGCTAAGTCTATAGGTCTAAGTGTATTCTCTAGCTTATCATCAAATACGTATTTAATAGCTGTATCATATATCTGGATCTTATATGATTTGAAGAAGTCTATTACTGTAACTAGATACTTCAGTATAGCATCCTTATCAACACCATGGAAAGATCCAAGTATATATCTAAAGTCTTCAGAATCTAAGTATTCCTTTAGCTGATATACACAGTCTTCTAAGTAAGTAGATATAGTCTTCTTTCTCTCTTCTTCTTCCGTTATAGCATCTACTTGTAAGAGGGAATCATATAAGAACTCATCTCTATATCTAAGCCAAGCTGTAAGAGTTGGTTGTACTTCTCTATTGATTGAAAAGTATTGCTTAGAATACTTAATGATCATAAGAGAGTCATATATCTTCTTATAGATATCATAGATTATCTTATTCTCCGCATTAATCATCTCATCTACTACATGGTTATAGATATCAGTATTGGTTGTATATAGATCTATTAGCTCCTTGTATGTAGGAATCTGATGTTCATATTTCTTAAACTGCTTATACTTATCTGAGATCTTATAGTTGTTTAGTCCACCATCATTACCTAGCTTATCTTGGATATGAGCTGATATAGTAGCTAGATCTGTTTCAAAGTTAAAACCATGTACATATAGAGACTTCTGTATAGTAGGAATATCATCCTCTACTCCAATGAACCTATGTGATAGAGCCATCATATAGGTCAATACATCATTGAATCTAAACTGATGACCAGTATTGATGTATGGTAATCTTAACTTAAGCCTCTCTTCAGTCTTAAACTTATCAAAGATGATATTCATGAAGTATGGTAACTGATATGCTAACTTACCCATGGACATAAGGCTAGTAAGACCAAAGTACTTAGTTCTATTATAAGAGAATTCACTATCTATTAGAGTCTCTTTAACTTCTTCATGTAAGTAATCACCATCCCATGAGGGATCAGCATTAGTTATAGTGTCATAGTCTACATAGTTAGATTCATCTTTAAGGTAATTATCTGGATTCTCTAGTATAGGTACTTTAACGAACTTAAGTTCCACATCCTTCTCTAAGTCTTCTACTACTTTCTCTTCATAACCATTAGAAGAATATGTGAAGACAAACTGTATTGTGTCACCATAGGGATATACATAGATATCTGGTTTAAAGATAATAGCGTATTCATTATCAATTACATCATATGCTTCCTCTGGTATCAATGTAATACCATCTACTCTCATCTCAAATGTATTACCTAGCTCTAAGTAATTTTCAAATGGGAATGGTATCTTTATCTTCAAAGATCCATCTTCTCTTCCTTTTTCTTCTGCGACACTATAGGTGTCGTAGTCTATAGTGACTTGCTTGTTATACTGGAGATAGATAGTATGATAGATAAAGGTGAAGTTAAGTTCTCTATCTTTGATGAGTCCTATGACTGATGGATCAGTGAACTCTAGTCTATTATCTACTAGCTGGTATGTATCTGAAGAAACAAATAATCCTCCTAGAGTAACAATCATTCTATTACCTGTATTGAAGTAATTATAGAATGGTACTGGAATACTGAATCTTGTTTGGTCATTAGTATACATCTTTACTTGTGCTTCACTTACTGTTACATGGTTCTCGTTATTCACATTGGTATAGAAGTGGAACTCTAATATTCCATCCTTAGGAATAGCTTTAGCTACAGAGAAGATCTCTAACATATTACCCTTGATTATGTAATCAACACCTTCTCTATACTCTATTCCTTTATATCTAACTCTAAGCTTATTACCTCTTACTAAGAAACCATCATAAGGGAAAGGTATATTGAAATCTTGTTGTACTGTAATAGTAGCCTTTACAGCAACCATAGTATGTTTAATCTCTTTAATAGTTCCATATACAAACTCTAGTTCTAGTATTGCTCCTGGATATAGACTGTAGTTATTATGAAGGACTATTTGATTCTTAAGAATCTCGTAGAACTGAGGATCAAGATATGATCCCCGAATCTTTACAAATATAGGATTACCATCTGCTATATAATTCTCATAAGGTAAAGGTATAGTAAATGTAGTCTGATGATTACTAGTAGCTGTAAGAATTACATTCTCATATCTTATACCTACATTGCTAAACAAGTTATAGATGAAATGGAAGGTTAATGTCTTACCTTCTGGAAGACCATCATTAGGACTATTGAAGATAAGAGTATTTCCTTCTACATGGTATCTAGACTCATGTATATATCCTCCACCAGTAGATAAGAAGAATCTTCCTCCTGCTTCATAGTAACCTTCAAATGGTTCTGGTATAATAAAGGATGTTTGTCCCTTCTGAGTTGATATTACATCTACATCTTTCTTCTTAAGATCTATTGCCTCCGAGTACATATATAGTATCTTCATATCTTTAGTAAATTTATAATGATTTAGTACATCGGCATGGATAAAGATCTGATTAGACTCAGGTAGAATATCATAACAGTCTTCATGTAGTAATAAGGTACCTAGTATGACAAAGATATATCCGCCAAGATCAAAGTAATTCTCTACAGGAGGATGAAGAGTATATATGCTCTGAGATGATGTATATATCATAGACTCATCACTCATGATGATAGAATGATCTGGAATATTTATCTCCTCTTCACTGTTATTGTATAAATACTTGACTTCTATGTCTTCATAATTCTTTAGTATATTCTCATCTTCTATATAGAGCTTATCATCATAGACTGAGTAATATTGCTCTGGTAGTAGCTGTCCATTAATCCATACCTCAACCTTATTACCACTAGAGAAGTAGTTCTCTACTGGGTAATTAAGAATGACATAAGTCTTAAGGATATTTCTAGTATAGTATTGTATAGTGTATTCTTGTATCGGGTCAGTACCGTGCTGGAATATAAGTATAATCTTATCATTGTTTCTTAAGATATCTTCTCCTATGAAGAATATCTTATTACCTGAGATAATATAGTCATTTGGAGATACTTTACCATTCTCTGTAGTAACTATAATCTTATCTGATTCATCATCTCCAAAGTGATCTATAGGATATTCAATAGCTATAACATGATTAGTAGTGCTCTGAGACTCTGCTCCTTCTTTCTGTCTAATTAAATCTATATAATCTGGATCTCTCCATGTAAAATTAATCGTTATCTTATAGGTGTCATGTATGAGATTACCACGTACTATCATTAGCAATCCACCAACTGTAGTCCAATATGTATCATCTAGCTCAACTCCATCTATAAACACTGATATTCCTTTAATTTCTGCATCATTATATCCAATAGGAAACTCTATTCTGATATATACCGGATTAGCACCTCCGTCTATATCTAAATCTGATACTAGTATCTCTTGAGTATCTTGTTTTATATCTGTACCATCTGGATTAGTATAAACGTATTCTAAAGTAATATCTTCTTCATTGATATCATTGCTATTATGGAAGATAATTCTATTATTCTCTTCATCTACATCATATAGACTAGGATCTACTAGCTCTCCATTAAGGAATACTAGAATCTTATGATTGACATCTTCATAGAAATTCACTATAGGAGGATTGATAGTGATGAATATTTTAGTAGTATTGGAGATAGTATAGACACTTGATTGCTTTACTACTTCCTCTACATCATTAGGAACTATAATAGTCTTATAATTAAAGATATAGTCTCCATTCTCATTCATCTTTCTCTTTCTAAGTATATAGAATTGGAAGATCTGAGATGATTCAAAGCCAAATAATGAACAAAGATCTATCATACATCTAGCCGTTGACTTAAACTTCACTAGAGTATTTAGATTCTTAAGCATAGCTTGTTGGTATCTAATAGGAATTTCACTATAGTAAGGTACATTGTACTGCTCAAAGATATATTCAATACACCTAGCATCGAAGATATCTCTTCTCACTATATGATCTTGTACTGTATCAAACATATCTAACATAGTACAGGTTATGATAAGGATCTGTATGAAGTTATCATAGTAATCTTCAGATCCTATCTTCATTGCTTCCGAGTATACATTACCTAGAATATAGTCTTGGTTTAACTCATATCTCTCTGCAAACTGTTCTCTTATGATCTCATCTGCATCTGATGGCATATATAGTAAATCGAACTCTTCTGCATGTCTTACCATGTAGAGAGATAATGTATCAGTACCATCTTCACTAGTGTCTATTCTCATAGGGATATGAGCTACCCATTTCTCATCAGGATAATCATTGATAATCTTCTGAATGGTACCATTGGTTATAAGATTATATAGAATAGAATCTGGTAGTTCATCTAGATATGTATATAACTTACCTTGCTGAGCTACTAGATCATTCTCAAATCCATAATCTTCTAATAAGATTCTCTCTTTACTATATGATGGTCTATATCCCATTACCTCTCTATAGTAATCATTCTTCTCTTCAAAATGCTCTATATAGTATTTAGCCATTTCAGCTAATACTGCTGGTCTATCTTCTTCAGGGATATTATCCTTATAGGGAACATATATCCGTCTTATCTGTCTATCACTATACTTATGACCTATAGCTTTCTTAATAACTTCATACGGAATACTATCAAATAGAAACCAATCTGGATTACGAGTACAAGCTAGATAGATATCGAAGTTTCTAGCTGTCTCTGCTGTTTCATACTTATTTGCTTTATTGATATCCTTGCATACACAGTTAAGTGCAATATATTTAGACTGATATACTATATGATCTAAGAAAGGATTATTACTAAATATCTTCTTAAGTTGATAAGCCACTGATTATCCCTCCTCTTACCAACATTACTATGGTGTCTAACTTTTGACTTGTTAATAATACTGTGAGGTGAGTAGATATGAATGAATACGATAGTTCATTAGCAAAACTACAACAATTAGAGGCACTTGGTCAGAGTAATACGGGTATGCCAAATATCTACTTCGTACCAGGAAACAATCCTCTTATCTCTTGTGCTAATGATCCTATGGTTTTACAGTTTAAGCAAACAAAAGAGAGCCTACTTAACGTAGACGACTATAGACAGTTTCTGGAGAATGCTATAAGCAACTTCAGAAAGACAAGAACGTATAAGAACTATAAAGCTTTTCTTATGGAGCTAGGACTAAATAGATGCCAAGTACATGGTAATATAACTAGTGAGATGGCTACATTAGAGATGCATCACAACATGCTAAACATCTTTGATATTGCTTATATCATCACTAGTCATATTACTAATACATCTAATGAAGGACTAACTTCTATGCAACTATGCTATCTGTTAAAGAAAGTGCATAAGGAGCATAAGGTCCAACTAGTAATGTTATCACTTACTCCTCATCAGTTATATCATAATACTGACCAACTATCTATTCCTCCTGAGATGTGCTTTGGTGATTGGTATAGCTTCTTGAAGGAATATAGATATGGAATTAGTAAGGATATAGCCTATAAGATACTATTCTATCTTAAGGAGTTTGAAGAGAATGACTTTGGTCTAAACTATGATATACTCAATATAAGACAAGAGATCTATGATTGGTCTGAGTATAATGATAGACTAGTATCATTACCAGATGCTCAACCATATGATCCTAACCTAGTGAGTATGTATGATGCTTTTATGTTTCAAGGTAATGCATTCTAACCTATAACTTCTTTACAGAAACCATCATTGGTAGTGTAATAGATAATCTTAATACCAACAGCTCTTATTAGCTGCATACAACCAATACAAGGACGACACATAGCAATCTTTCCATTTCTATCTTCTCTATAGATATATATGATACATCCTTCTAGATTAGTTGTACCTGTATGAACTATAGCAGATACTTCGGCATGAATTGCATGTGCATAGTTCTCCTTCATATCTGGATTGAGTCTGTTATATTTCATTTGTAGAGGATGAGATTTAACCATGTTTGTTCCTTCACCAAGTATCTTATTCTTACCTACTACAATAGCCCCTATATGGACTCTATTGTAAGTAGATTTCTTAGATACCTCTTTAGCTATGGCAAAGTATCTAAAGTCTTTCTTTGTCATAAGTTCACCTTCTAATAATCAAAGGAGAGATTATTGTGTTTGAAGACTTCAAAAGACAACAAGCAGAGAATTTAAAGGCTGCTTATGGAAGAGCTAATGCTAAACAGGCTGATCCTGTACTAGCTCTACAGTTAAATGAAGAGACTGGTGTTGATCTAGATGCTTGTAAAGCTGCTCTATCTCGATTCGATGGTGATTATGAAAATGCAAAAGAACATTTACTCTCCATTAAGGGGTGAGTAAGTTGCTTGAATATATCTATGTAATTCTAGCTATAGTTGCATTGTATCTACTTAAGAGATATATAGACGTTCTAGATAGTGCAACAAAGACCGATGAGTTTAGAGCTATATCTGATTTTAGATATAAAGACTCAAAGGAAGATGTGAATAATTTCATAAATGAGTTTCTTGATGACTGTCTTAATGACTATGTGATGTATAATATAGTTCCTGATACAGGACTTGATTTCATCAATAAAGAAAGAGAAGATACTATTCGTAAGGATATAACCAATATTGTATCAAATAGACTATCAACTACCCTTAAGAAGAAGATATATCTATGCTATTCAGAAGAGTACTTTACTGAATTACTAGCAGAGAAGATCTTCTACTTAGTAACTGTATATGTAGCCAACTTTAACTCAGAGAAGAATGTTACTCATAAGGACTTTAAACCAAAGGCTAAAAAAGAAAAAGAAGTTGATATAGATACAGATTGGTAACACTATAGTATAGCTATAGAGCAGAAAATGATAGTTCTTCTCTGTGGTTATTTTAGTCATTGCTGATACACCAAAAATTAAAAGTTGCAGGATGGAGGTCCTGTAACTTTTAATTTCTTTATAACAATATAATGGGGATTACTCATGGGTGAGAAATCATAACTTTGGTTCGTTCATCTAACACTTGTTTGCGTTAGAACTAGATATACTCCCATCTTTGGATGGGAGATATTTAGTCTTTAATATAGTGCTAACATAAAAATATGCAAAGAATTTTTTTCGGCAGGAATATGTTCAAGTAATCAACACTTGTTTGCGTTGAGCTAGATACTACTCCCATCTTCGGATGGGAGGTATTTAGTCTTTGATATAGTACTAACATAAAAGTAGCCAGCACGTATTTTTCTGTAAGCGATCCTTTCTAAAGTAATCAACACTTGTTTGCGTTGAGCTAGATACTATTCCCATCTTCGGATGGGAGGTATTTAGTGCAAAAAATAAAATCCTCACCGTTATGGTGAGGACTCATTTCTGCCTAAGATACTCAGTATAGAATACTTTCGATATAGCTCTAAGGAATGATCCATTGTTTACTATATCGACAGAATCTACAAGGTCTTGACTAAGAGCATCTGCATTATATGAAAAGACTACACTATCTGTATTCAATGGGAACTTACCTGTGTATAAGTCCCTATAGTAGTTGATATCTAACTTCTTATTCATATAATTATGATTGAATGTTCTTAATAAGAGCAATGTCTTATCAGATCCTTCTGTCTTAAAGGTAAACAATAGAGTCTTAATGAAGTCAATCATATACTCCTCTTGCTTCTCTATAACCTCATCTCTTATACCCTTTATATCTAATACCTCTATATCATTCACTTGATCTAGAAGATAGAAGAATTGTAATCTTAGGATTCTAATAAAGAGATTATATCTATTCCTTAGTGTGAATCTAGCATTACCATACTCAAGTTTATCTAGTTCCCTTGTAACGAATACAGCATCATTCTTTATCGAGAGAACTTCGTTATCATCTATATGATTAGCTTCAAAGAGATACTTCTTAGCATCAATGATACCTTGTTGTTTCTCTTTAATAAGATTCTTATTAGTCTTCTCCATATTACCTACCATGATCTTTCTAACCATATTGTCTTGATTAAAAAGAAAGTCATATAGAGAAGATGATATCTGTCCCCTATTTAAGAGGACAGATATATTAGCCTTAGCAATATCATACTCGTAGATATTAGCATTCTTTAAGAGCGCTATATCTTGAGTATAATTCACCTTCTCATATAGCTTCATAGCTCTGCTGCTTTCTCATTCAGATTCTGTTCAAAGAACATCCTAAAGTCAGGATCAGATATCTTAAGTGACTCTATATACCTAACAACTCTATTATTGTCATAGGCATTGAAGTTATAGAGTCCTTGAATGCTAAAGCTATCTGTATCTCCTGGAACTTCAGGAATATCTTCAAGACACTTCACATCTCTATACACTATTCCATATCTGTTCTGGATAAACTTCAAGAACATGTATAGGAAGTCTTCAGCATAATTACCATTAGAGAGAATGATAACTATGTTATTCGTCTTAATCATATACCCAATGATAGCTATTAACTCCATAGCCTTATCATTGAAGTATAAGTAATTAGTATAATCATAGTCATTACTAATTCCCTCTGGAGGAACAAGATGCCTACTACTCCAAATAGGACATCCTGCTGCCTCTGGAGTTAACTGAGAATCCCAGCTAAGAACAAATGAATTATCCATAATCTTCATATCATTCTTTATATTCTGAATGAAGAATTCACTATTCATTACTAAGATCATGATTGCACCTCACTCAAATCCTCTTATCTTAAATGGAGGATCTATAAGTTTCCTAGGAGCTGGTACTTGTACTACATTCTGGCTATTCCTATAGTTTCTAATATATTGATCTATAGCTTCTACAGAATTATTACCAGGACTAATACCGAGATCATTACACATACGATCACAGATAAATGGATCCATGATCTTGCTCTTTATGTTCTGCACTAGATCCATAGCAGGAATATTACCATAGAAGTACATCTTGATTCTTACTGTGTCTTCAAAGGCTACATTGAAACCACATTGGTTGTTATCCTTGCTACCAATAGTGACTCCAAATACATCATGGATATATCTCAACAGTGCTTTACTGAACTCTAGTTGGGCTTCATCCTTAGGAACATAGAAAAGGATATTGAAACCTCTATAGAGCCCTGTAAGTAATGTAGTGATATAATTATCTGCTTCAGCGCTAGCCAGGTGCTGATAGTAAATATTATAAAAATTTTGAAGATTACCAATATTCTCTTCCTCTAATGCATTGTATGGAGGAAGTAAGAACGGCATACCAATAACATTACTATTCTTACCAAACTCTAGTTCATAGTTATCCATCAATGCAAAAACTCTATATCTACTATCATAGCTAAGAGTAGTTGCAAGTTGGAAATCATCCGTTATAAAGATATCCCCTTTAAACATCATTACACCTCATTTCAAACCAGACAAGCCCTATCATATGATAGGGCTTATATACTGGTTATAGTCTCATTAGAAAGTGAAAGCCATACCTGTTCCAGGAATCTTCTGAGGAGGATTTGGTTTAGGTGCCGGCTTTGCTTCTTCCTTCTTTACATGGGGTGCATTATTACCCATGTCATTGATCTGCTTAATCCTATTCAATCCTTCCTGAGTAGTAGGAGAGATACCATTGTTTGCTTCAGCAATCTTCTTACCTTCTTCTACAGCGGTACTAAGATTATCAATAGCATCAACGATATCATTTACCTGATCAGCATCATTTGCATGAAGCTGTTCTACTTCACTCAGAATCTCTGCATCATCCTCTTCAGTAGGAGAATCATCTACTACTTCGGCTTCAACAATCTCAGGTACAATAGCGACAGATTGAGCCGGAGATAATGTTGCTGTCTGTGTAGGTTCTACTACTGTCTTCTTTACATTCTCCTGCATCTTTGCTTGTGCAGGATTCGGCTGAGGACGAGGATTATTAGGAGGTGTAGGATTATTATTCAACCTCTTACAATCCTCAACAAACTCATTCAATGCTTCCTGAGCAAGCTCTTGAGCTTTTGCTATTACTTCCTTCCTCTCAATTTTCTGACCACTACTATTATTCGTGTTCATGATAAGATCAACAAGAGCATATGCGATATTACCAAGATCGAGTTCATTACGAGATGCCTTTATCATACGCTTAAGAGTATACTTAGCGTAACGATACATATACTCTACTCTTGTTTCCTTAGGACGATCATTCCTATTATTGTTATTATGAGGCTGGCTCTGACGAGGAGTATTGTTCTGCTGCTGTCTCATCTTCCTCTCAGCTTCTGCCCTCTTCCTTTCATAACTGGGCGGAACTGGAGGTGGTGCAGCTTCAAATACCCTATTGTTATCCGGATAATTGTTATTGGACTTATCTCCGAAATAACGAGCCATTACCTCTTCCTCACTTACTTTCTTTCCATTGATGTAATACTCTCCTGTAGACATTTTCATCTTTCCTCCTAATCTTGCACCATATATTTCCAATTGGCCTTCTTTGTTTTCTTTGGCTAGATCAGATGCAAAGTAGGTCTTGCCACACTTAGTACACTTCAAGTGATTGAAACCCTCATCATAATCTATTAAGCCATTACACATTACCATGCCAATTGGTGACGGAACTTGATTGATACAATGTAACTTTCTTCCATCTAGAAGATACATAAAAGGATAGTCCAGAAGAACTGGACCAAATCCCTTTCTTATCCCCCAGTTCATATAAAACTTAGTACCTATATCTGCAAGGATATACTTACCGATGAAACACTTGGTTATCACATCGAATATATCCCCAGCTACAGATATAAACTCATCCTTATAGGTTATCGGAATGACTCTCTCGAATAAACCTATAGTACCAGTGGGACTTACATCGAAACACTTTGTAACAAATGGCTTAAGATAGTTCATGTTATAGAGTTCTTTATAAGCATCTGTAATACCTGCTCTATCAAACCCTATCTTAAGCATTATCCTACCATCAATCTGATGTTTGTAGATGCAACGATTGGTCCCTCTTCCCATCAATACGAATCCATAATCATTTACAGCTCTGTCTATCAAATCAAACTTCATCTTTATTTTAGATGAATACTTTGGATGGGTAGCTAAGCTATATAGATATGAATCTATACTTGGTGGAAGTAGATTGGGAATAATAGGACCCATTAATCCTTCAAAGTCGAAATTCAATGCATTCGTCTTTTGCTTAGCATAGAATAACTCTAATGGATCAAACTTCATAGACATCACTTCCCTAAGACTGCTGCAAGGAACCTAGCCCTTCTAGACTGATAAGTACCAGACAAGTTATTGGGTAAGGTAACTTCCATGTCATCTATATTGGTAGAGAATAGTCCTTGACCATTAGATGCTATAAGCTTCTGATATGCACTATTGTTATAGCTATTTTTCATATTCTTATTCTGTCTCTTAGCCTCATCCATTCTCATATCGAAGGCAGCCACTGTCAATGCTTCATACTGTTCTTGCAATGACTTACCTTCATATATTTTTTGATTCTTTTCTTCTTGATCATACCAGATCTTCATCTGGGCATTAGCTAACATAGACCCTTGACCATTGGCCCTCTGTACAGCTTCTGCTATCTTTTGTTCCTCGGCTATTTCCTTTTGTTTCTTGAGCATATCATATGTACTAGTAGTCGATGGTCTAAACTGATTATAGTACTCATCTACTGCTTGTTCATCCACATATATGCCCAGGTTCTTACATGAATTGATATATAGTCTCTTATATATATCAATCTGCATATTGATATTGTTATTATAATTCTTTAGTTGTTCATCTTGCCTCCTTTGTATTTCCCATGGGTTAAAGTACCCATTGTACGTTGAATAACCCTGCTGCTGTCCCACAGGAATCATAGGCAATGGCTGTGATGCCATTGCCTGATTACCTATAGGAGAAGCAGGAAAGTTACCTTGGTTATTATTGTAGAAAACCAATACACTTTCCTCCTTTCTCCTAGTTATAATATATCTCTAAGATTTTGTTTGCTCAGAATCCAGGCCTATAATGGAAAGGAGGATTGATCAAACGATTACTCTCTTCATACTTTTCACACGTCTTCGGATAACTATTAAGGACTTTGAGATTCATGAGATAGATAGTCGCAATCCTTGCAATCTCCTTAAGAGTAGCTGCAATATAACGACGCATCTCAAATCCAAAGTTCGTCTCAAACTCAAGAGAGATACGAGACATAATGTCTTCCTTATACTCATTATCAGCAAACCTGTAACGAAGGAATTGGAAGAACGATGTCGTTGCATAATTGTAGATACACTCGACATAGTAGTTCAAAGTATTACCACTAATAATGATCTGATCCTCGTCATTATAGTTAGTAACACTATGGAAGTTCCTAAGAGTGGTAAACAAGGTGAAGAGCTCCGTACTATTAGTAGGCATAGTCCAACCAGAATAGCTAGAAATATCAGACGGCGTAAAATTAACAACTTCATCTTGCTTAAGAAGCGTATTCAGCCTTTGTTTAGTCTTAAGAAGATTATCCATCTCCTCCTGTGTAAGAGCATGTTTGACGATAAGCCCAGAGAAAGCATTCTGAATATCATCTACCATAGTACGAATAATACTATTTGCTGTGGTATTGAAGTTCAGATTATGAGAATTGATAATAGACTGCTTCTCATCAGGAGAGATATCCCTAGTGAAATAGTTATTGGCCTCGACAAACCTAATAGCACTATTGATACCAGGAATTACAGCTCCAAGCATACATCCACTGGGATAAGAGTTAAACTTATCCTCCACAGTAACATCACAACTACCAATACCAGAATCATTGATAGTAGTTTCATACTCATTCTCAAAATACTTCATTGCCTTATTCATATAATCAGACTTATCACGCAAAGTATGGATAAAGTCATAATTGTGCTTATCAATATCAAATGCGTTTGCATAGATATCATTCCTAAGAGCGCTATCGTTACAACCAGGTACTTTGATAGACCTACAAGTATCCATTGTAACATCAGAAACATTGATAAACTCATCAGGTTTCTCATTCTTCTCTTCGACTTTTACATCGAATCCTTCAATCTTCTTGATCTGTTCCTCAAGAGCTTTAACCTGCTCCGGAGTAAGCTTAATAACTTTTCTTGCCATTGTACCATACATCCTTTCATAAACAATTAAATTACCTATACTTATATATTCTAGATAGATTAGAAACCTATTCTAGATATCCTTGAACAATGCATCAATATCACTACCAAAGTTGTTGATATTGACACTGATCTTACCTACAAGACTCTGATCTTCCATGAGAGTATAGTCCTTGATATACTGCTTCATGAAGTTTAACAGATTGAGTTCTCTTGAGTAGTAGTAAGCAAGTGAAGCATCCACTACAAAGTCCTCAATAAAGTCAAGTCCCTTAGCACCTTCACCAAAGTGGTGTTTGAAGATAAGCCTAATACAATAGCCTAAGAGCTTATCTCTCATCTGTTGGTCAGCGATCGCTTTAATCCTTTTGGTAAAAACGAGACACTCATAGTTAGCATACATAACTAGAACCTCCTTGAACCTATAATTCTCTTATATTTATTAAAAGCATAAGGAAGTATTGCATATGGTACTACCTCACACTCATAATAACTACTTTCATTGCTAAGTAAGATATCTCTTGTAAGATTATCTACTTTGTCATTGTAGTAAGCTAAGATATCAGCATCTAAGATATTAATAGATATCTTATTAGCTTTCTTAAACTGCTCTTGTACTTTCTTACTGTCCCCGTTAGTGTGAGCCTTTACATGGTACACATTAAAGCCACACTGTCTAGGATCTATTGACAAAATCTTGTTGATAATATTTATGATGATGGTATGATTTTTTACTAAGTTACCATCACTCTTTCTAAGATTTCTAAAGCCTTCAATACCATCACGGCATGATACTTTGGCCCAATTAAAAATCCATTCTTTCAACGTCTTAATACTATACTCAGAATCACTAAAGAGATTGATTCTGACATACTTAGATTGATTGCTTACTGCAAACTCACATGCCATCTCTATGGCTGAAAGTTCTGCAATATTATTAGTGCAATCTCTAAACACTCTTATCATCGGTATATATTCCGTAAGATTATTAATCTTATGATCATAAGTTACAGGTATTGCACCAGCACATCCATCCCATTTATTATTTCCCAAGGGATTGATACTGGCATCTGTAAATATATTCAAAACTCCTTCTTCAAATATCTGTGATTGCATATCAAGTCTTGTATACGTGGCCATTGTTATTCCTTCCTTTCTATTAGAATTTTACCCAATACCACCACATATATAATATGTGTCTATATATTTTTTTGGTCATAACAAAATAATAAGGTAAGCTTGTGGGCAATTCAGCTTTTCCTTTGGGTACACTTCGGTTACACTTGTTTGCGTAACTAACATTATCTCACATTACGCATATGGTTTTTCATGTGCATTACCTCCTTTCATATAATTCTCACATAATAACTTAGCAAATAAATCTCCTACCGTATTGGTAGGAGATTGTTTGTTGCTTACTTGAAGGTGAGCTGACGCTCATCAGAAAATAGACCAAGATCACAAGTATCTCTTTCAATGTTGACAATGTTAGGATTGTCATTCCATTGAACTTGATATACTGGAGGGTTCTCTACATTAGGCTCTTTAGCCACAAAGACTCCAGTTTCTCTACTATGTTGTATTAGCTTACCAACCTTAGCGATATTAGTAAGCTTCTCTTTACGAGTGATAGTATTAGGATCTACCTTAGCTTCGTCAATAGTTCTCCTAATGACATCATCACTATCCATTACAAGCATAATGTCCTTAGAAGAAATACCATTAGACATAGCGATAGTAGACATAGCCTCTTGAATATCTTTTAGACCATTACGCTCCATAAAGATTGAAAAAATATCCGCCGAAACACCATATTTACATGGTAGACTAGGATCAGCAAATTCTGCTACAGGAACCTGACTAGCAGGGAATGCAACCCTAGTAGGAGTAACAGCTAGACCTGAATACTCATTGATAGCATCCTCTAGTCCTAGCTCAACCTCCATACTCTCAGTAACAAATGTTTCTGTATTACCAAATCTCTTTATCGTTTCCATCAAAGACATTATTATAGCCTCCTTTGATTACGTCATTTACCATTGAGTTGTATGGTGGATTAATAAAAAGAAAAAGGGTGCTTGGTGAGAGCACCCATAAGTTTTAGATTATCCATTTACCCTTAACTTCAAATGTCAATATGCTATCAATACTCCTCTCTTCATCAAGGTATTTGAATACCTGATTATTAATCACTGAATAGAAGTAAAGACTCCTTCTAAGCATATACAGACACGAGATAAGAGCTGATATTTCTCTTTCTGTAGTGTGTGTAATCTGAATAGTGAATCTTTCAGTTCCTTTGGATGCCATTTTTTGACATATGTTTTTAACGTAATCTAATACCCCCTTGTTTTCAATCTCAAATTCACTAATAACCTTCTTAAGTCTGAAGTTTACTTCCTCCCTACTAACCAAGTTATTCCTAGTAAATCCTCTCTTAGGATGAAACCCAAGACCACAGAGTTCTTCAAAGATATATGCATCCGGAGAGGAATCCATGAATGTTACTTGTTCAGTAGTATAGAGTTCATCACATCTTGATACAAAACATCCTGGATATAACTGAAGCAGCATATACTTATTGTACTTGACAACATAATCATCATCACCTATTTTATACACAGGAGAGTATACTATTTTTATCACTTGCCCATTTCCATCAATAGAAATCAGTATGTTCTCAGAGTTATCAAGAACATAGTCTTTAAATGGTGCTGGTAAGTACATATTCATGGTAATCCTACCAAGCCTAAGTTTTAAATAGTCGTCAAAGCTAGTTACATGATAACCATCATAATCACTTATGACAAGATCATATAACTTTTTAGCATTCTCAAGTTTATTGATATCGTCGTAGTTCATATTGTTAAAGAAGAAGTATGCATTGTTCCTACAACGAGCTTTGAGTTTGTCTAAGAAATCCTCAAATAACTCGATGTCAAACAAATCTTTATGATCATATTCTTCAACAACATGATTTAAAATATATTTATAATGGAACAGATTCTTATCCACCCTATTTCCAAGAGAGATGACATCATTAACCAATTCTTGATATCGTTTTCTGTAATATAAGACACACCTCCTATATTCCGTCTTATTATGGTTAATGAATGATTGTTTTGATTTGTACTTAATACCCCTTTTTTCAGAGATATAGAAATATGGTTCGGAATCAATCAATTTACTATAAAGAATTCCTTTCTTCATTTTATTTAGTTTTGCCTTGGATGCCTCATTACCATCACGGATAATACATGCATTTTCAAGAGGACCACCAAAGCTACGATTCCATCCATTCCAAATCCTATCATATGTCCTATCCAATGAGGTATATATTTCCAACTCATCAGGATAAATTTTGTCCACAATAAATGGATTTTCAAAGTCCACATTACTGTACCACTTAGGATCACATTCTAATCTTATATCCTTCATTCTTTATCACCTCTTATAAATATACTACATATTGTGCTTTAGTTCCTTTATTCTGTACTTCGTAAATAAACGATTCTTTATTCCTTATGAACTCCATCGTGATATCCTCAGCAAAGTTATCAGTCAAAGGATACCTAGAGTAGAATACCACATCAAGAATATCAGTCTTTATCGCTCTCCTGAACAATTTCATTTTCTCCATCATCATTACGTTCCCCCAAAACCTCATTGATATCAAAACTATCAATATAATTCTTCTCAAACCAATTGTCCTCAAGCTCTATCTTTACTTCCTTATTACCATGAGGAGTATTGAGAAATTCTTCCATATTCCTGTCACTATATCCTAAGAGCTTACCAAGGATATACTGACCAATACGGCACATATTAGTACTATTAGAAGCTTTAAAAATTTCAGTTGCCTTATACATCTCAAATTGATGATCATATTTATATACGAAAAGTTCCATAAATTCATTATCATCATCAGTCTCAAACTTGATGAATTTATATTTGAAACCTCTCGATAAGATAGAATATACAAAATCCTCCAAGTAATTGCAATCGTTCTCAGTATCATAGTAAAACTCCTTAGGACGAAGCAATATTGTACAACAGTTCCTAACCTCCTTATCCATAAGATACAGTTGTTCAGCAAGTTCATTCAAGTCATGTTCAATCAATGTCATTTGAATCATCCTCCTTTAGTCATGTCTATAATATATCGCTATTTTTACTTTTGGTCAGAGGAAAAATAAAAAAGAATATAGAGTACCAATAAAGGTACTCTAATCATGTATTGATTTGGCGCCGCTTGGTTTCCTGCTGCCTATTATGCCCTAAAAGACTTTGCGCCCCTTGATGTTATCTCGGTATTAGGCGTAACATTGATACTATCTCCGCTGAAGACACGCCCATGAATCACCATAGCTACACTCCCTATTACTTAGATCCATGCATTAGTATAAGCGCCCTTTGATTCTATCTCAGTATAGCGCCCCGATCCTTTCACAGGAATACTCCAACCTTAGGCTATCACGAATTAGTTATATGATTGTTTTGTTTATTTTAAACAATTATCACTCTAGACTCACATATATAATATATACCTATTTTCGGGTTTGGTCAGAAAAATTAAAAAAGGGAATTGCATTCTATCCGAATGCATGGTGGTATTGGTATTCTACCAATAATATATCTCTGAAAAATGAACTTTTCACACTTTTTGAGGGTACCATTAGGTACCCCCGTTTATAGTAATTAGACAAGAGATATAAGCAAAGAATCATCATCTGCTTCTAAAGCATAGATCTTATCCCAATAGTTAGGATACATAGTAAGCTGCTTCTTAAATAACTCAATCTCTTTAGTATACTTCTTCTTAATGTCATTATTGAACTCATATAGCATACCAGTAGCAGTACCATCTTTCTCTAATTCAGTCATAACAGAATAGAATGGAGATAATTCAATACTCTCTCTGATAGTTTTCCTATCCTTTTCATTCACATTACATAGCAAAGTATTAATACATTGATCAAAATGTCTGATTAATATATTCAATGTAGAACTAATTCTAACATTAAGCATCATTATCACTCCTTATTTAAAAGGGACTACCCTAAGGTAGTCCCTCGTATCACCATGTATCAAAAATAGCACTTGGTTACCCAATTGATCTCATCGAATTCAACTGGAGTTTTGACAATGAACTGAGCCTGCTTGATAATCTGACCCTTGATCTGCTTCTTGATCTCGGAGAAGGCTTCAAGCTCCTTGAGTTCATGATAAATAAAGGTAAGCTTCCACTTCTCACCAGACTCCTTAGTCATATCAGCCGTCCATACCTTACCGTCATCAACAGCAACGACATTAGATACAGAAGTCTTGTTATCCCTCATGATCATTGCAATAACCTCGTCCTTAGTACGAGGGAAATATGCAACTAGATAATTCTTACCGGCTGGAGTGCCGTCAACATACTTCTGCTTAAGAACAGAACAAATCTGCATGATTACTTCCTCCTATCTATTTATGTCATTTTAATCTTAATCTATCACTATCTTCCACGGTGGATCTACTAACTTCTTTACTGGTTTAGGTTCCACGTGTGGAGATGGTAATCCATTATCAATCTCAGATATACGCTCATTAAGAAAAGCTTTAACATCTTCATACTTAGGAAGTTTATAAGTTCCTGAAAGATCAGTATAAAGGAAATGCTTATCTAAGATGAATTTATCTTCACCCTCATATAAAGCACTAAACTCTTCTAATCTTTCAATCTTATCTTTCAGTTCTTGATCTATGTACTCATCATACATTTCCATGAAGTCTCTATAGAAGCCAAAAACTGAAGTAGTTGGAACAAAAAGATATTGATTATGTACTAGCTCATGTACAGTCTCTGCTAGTGGAATGAGTCCTACTAAAAGGTTATAATGTAGTAGCATCACTTCACATGCAGTCAACTGTTCATCTAGATTCTCATGTCTCTTTGCTCTCTTGAGATATACTATCTTAGCAATCTCATATAGAGTGAAAGGATCATGATGAATATGTATCTTTATCTTAAAACAATCTGTATCACCAAATCTATTAGATACATTCTCGTAGAATGAACACTTATTCATATCTAGACGAGTACGTAAGAACTTAATGAACCGATGATACTCAAATGAATTCCTCGCTACTCTTTCTACATCCTTTATATACTTATCTATGTCTTTATCATCATAGAAGTCGTAGTCTTCTCTATCATACACAGGAAGCGATGGAATTCTTATTACATTGAAATCTATCGGGTCGACATGATTCATTGTCAAGACATCTCTCGACATATGTATCGCTCCCTTCTTAATCATTACCAGTATGTTCTGACTAGGCTATTTTAAGAAAAAGAAAAAGGGTACCATTAAGGTACCCAAAATTTTACTTCTTGGTTATTACTGCAAGGTATCTATCTTCATGAAGAGTCATTATCCCGTCAGTTATAATGTACATAAAGTCTACTTCTTTGTTTCCAATATCTTCAGGAACATCCACAGTACGATACAGGTCTTCATCAATATACAGATATGCACCACGGAGTGAATCAGCAACCTCTTTAACCTTCATCGTTATTCACCTTTTCCTTCCTATATACAGGCACCTTCTCAATATGGCTATGGTGATGCTCATCCTGCTTGACTACCTCAATAGTATCCAAATCTTTCATATACTTCTTTGGATTTCTATAGAGGCTATCAATAAAGGATGCATGGTTTGTTGCCTGTACAGAAGTCATATATTCCATATCGAAGTTATAAGTCTTGGCAATCACCGTATTGAAGAGCAACCTATCTCTTTCGATGTTGTTATTCCTAAAGATTCCCATAATCTGCTCAAACTTCTCAATCGCATTCTTGAGCGTATTAATGGAATCCTCATTCAACAACATACAGAACTCTTTCTCATAATCCACGTTCTTATCAATATGATTCTTAAAGAACGCGATGATCAGATCATAGAGCTTATCCTTGTCATCTTCCTCCTTAATAACATCAAGCTCTTCATCAATCTTATACCTCTCCAGCATATCAAAGTACAGTCCCATCTTGACTCCCATATCATAGAGAATCCTTGTGAGAAGGGCATCCAATGGAATCATATTAGACATTGTCATCCTGGAAAGATCACAGATTCCCCTAGTGGCTGGAGGAGCAGCATCATAACCTTTGCTAAAGAACATGTATGCTACTGCATATGGATGTTCTTTAACATTCTCTCCCAACTTCTTAGCATACTTCAAGAAGTCACTAAGATATGCATCAACCATATCCTTCTCATCTTTTGGCCTATTATCCTCTATCAGCTTCTGCTTAAACTCTTCCATCTGATAGTAATTCATCAATTTCACTTGATCTTCATTCAATGCCATTATAAATCTCTCCCTTATATTGTACTAAAGTTAGCATTAGCAATATTGTATACATCGTGTCTGTTTAAACCCTTACATGCCGACAAGATATTGTTCATAGGTAATAGACTCCAGTTATCTACGATATATTTAACGATATCTGGAGAATAAGTTCTTTTGTCCGTAGTGGTAACTAGCTTCCTATCCATATTGATCTCATATGAAGGAATGGTGGTTTCCTTCGTTAGGGTAGGTACTCTTGATTTTAGCAACTCCTTTGCGTATTGATTATTGATCTCTTCTAGTTCTCTGAAGTCTATTGTATTCATATAGAACCAGAACTTAACTCTTGTAAATGCTTTAAGCTGTTCTGTAAGACAGATACCAGATCCATCCCACATTCTATGGTATATCTTACACCTCTCAGTAGCATTCTCACTAGTGGTCAATGGATACACAGTAATATTGTCTCCATGACACATAGACACTAGCATAGGACGAGTCTTCTCGGTAATTCCTTTAGACTCAATCTTATATACTTCTTCATCATCTTCCTGCTCACACATCCATACTTGGCATACCGCTATGGATGATAAATACTTCCTCCTCTCATTAAGCTTACGAATGATTTTCTTCCTTTCTGATCTTTTCAGAAACTTATTGTTCTTCAACTCCCTTTGCATTTTGAAGTACTCACTAGGCTTAGGCCTATCTGTTCTTATAATGCCCACTTTATCACATCCTTTCTTCTTTTGGCTACATCTATAATATATGCCCATTTTTAGATTTGGTCAAAAGAAATGTAGAGCCATAGAAGGCTCTACATTCTTATTTTCTATGTTACTAGGCTGTTCAGGAATTATCACTACCAAGAGCTTTAGACAATGCTTCCTTCTCAGCAGAGTTAAGATCATTAAGCTTATTCATAGCATTAGTGATCTTACCACTGTCAATAGGAATAGAAGTTGCTACATATACGTCTCCTTCTTCTTCAGAAGAAGTAGTTACAACGTCATGTCCAATAGTGTTCTTCTTAGTAGTGGCCTGAAGTCTATTGTCAACCATATGATTAACTAAATAGCTATCAGCACCACGACGATAACCAAATGAATTACGACGACGGCGACTTTCATGTACTGACCAGCCTAGATCATTTAGCTCTTTTACAATTTTATTGTAGTTGACTACTGCAACAGGATTATGTGGCTTCTTGATACTGATATACATGGATAAAAGCTCAGCATCTACTGTATCAATATCTCTTGTATTGATATTGAATGAGAAGCTATAGATATCATTGGTACGGAAATAGAAACGATTACCAAAGATACTTACTCCATATACATCAGGGAAGTCTTCTCCCATAAAGTTAGGGAAGTTATTATCATCAAGAACAATATTAGAGCAATGCTTTGCAATAGCCTTGTATTCATCTAAGAAAGATTCACATCCATCAAATGTAATACCTTCAATATTGGGATCATTGGTTACCTTCTGTAACTCCTTAAAACCATCACTAAGCTTATCAAACTTCTTTACATAAGTGTCACTAGTAGGCTCATAATCATTTCTCATTGCCATTATTATTCTCTCCTTCTTTACCAATGTAGTTTGAATCGGGTACTTTAGATGAGTCTATAATCTCTTCTTCAGTACTAAGAATATCATCAACATCTTCATCACTATCTGACCAAGGATTGATCTTGGATATATCAAGATCATTATCTAAGTCAATAGTTATTTCTCCCTCAGATTCTAGTAAATACTTAAGGTCAATATAAGGACCAGGGTCATCATTAAGTAGTTCATCCTTCATCATAGTATATAGATCATGGAAGTTATATGAGAATGACCTCCCATAGTCTCTATCTTCTATGTTAGTGATATCAAAAGTTATCCTGCATAGCTGTAAGCAAGTATTATAGCTTATACCATTAGGATTTAAAAGACCAATGAAGTTAGTTACCTTCTCATAGATATTCTTAGGTATATCTAATCCTACAACCTTTACATTCTCTGATACATACTTGATATCATACTTATCCTTCAGTGCTAGTGATTCTTTATCATTCTCATTGAAGTAATCATCAGTCTGTGGTTTTATCTCTTCTCTAGCAAATTCTAAATGTAAATTATTTGTTATATAGCTATGAATATATTTACCAGGAACTTCTAACTCTACATCCTTAACAAATTCATTATACAATCTAGAATATGGGAATCTATTATCTCTTAGGATGTTCATTATATCGTATACGTTCAGTGAGATAAGTATGGATAGAATAGATCCTGATCTATGAGTAACATGCTTAGGTGTTACCTCTAAGAAGGTAACCAAATCCTCTAGCATACTCTCATCAGGATTTATCATCTGTATAGCCCATATAAAAGAACCTCTATTATCTCTATAGAGTAGAGGTTCATTATCCCATAAGAACAATGTCTTTAAACTACTATTCTTCTTTTTTGTTTCCTTCTGCTTTTGTTCCTTCAATGGGTTGATCTCCTGAGTTGTCTTCTTTATCTTCTCTAGTATATTCAACCTTACCACCTTCCGTACTTACTACAGAACCTGCATGTAACTGTTCAATCTTCCTATAGATATATCTAGTAACTTCATCAATCTTAGCAGATGGGAACTGATCTTTAGTATAGTCAGCTCTAAGAATCTTAAGTAAGATATTAAGTACCATTACTCTTTCATTAGTAGGATATTGTTTAGATAAGATATACTTATCAGGAGAATTGATTACATTGTAAGGAGTAGGATGTCCAATCTTACAGAATGCAACCTCTTCTTTCTTACTAAGGTCATATTCTTTTACTGGATTGAGTAATCCAGTAGCATGTTCTTCTTCCTTAGTCTCTTCACTATCTTTAGGATCATTATAACAAGATTCATATATATCAAGATCTTTCTTACTTACTTTGAAGATATAGATTGACTTCTCTTCATTATCATTAGTAATTCTACAGATAGTCTTTAGATATGATTCAAATACTCCTTCTACCATCAGTTTAGTTTCTTTGATATCCTTTGTATTATCTAGGATATCTGAACAATAGTCTTGTAGAATTGAATCCATCTTACTAGTCTTCTTTGATGTAGGAATATATGCAGTCTTTCTATTGTTGATTACTACTGGATTAAACCACTCTCCATTCATATGATAGATAGAAGCATCACCATCAAGAATAGAATCTAAGTAATCATAATAGAACTCTTCTGCTTTCTTTATAGTCTCAAACTTATCTGATTCTTTTATAGTTGTCTTCTCACTGATCCTTTTAATCATCTCATCTTTATCAGGAATTAGTACAATAGTAAGATCAGGTCTAGGTAATTCAAACTTCTGTAGTAGTAATCCAGTTACTCCAAAGAGATTCTTAATATATTCATTCTTCTGTGTTTTTTGTTCACTAGTCATATCCTTGATATTGTCATACTTGTTAGGCCAATGAGGACACATGATAAGAGAAGAATAGTAGTATCTATCTAATACTAATACTACATCCTTTCTTCTAGCTGCTTCTTTGAATGTTAGTGTTACTTTGTTATCTGCTGTAGTATACTTTTCATTACTATTGAATTCATAGAAGAATTCATTCATATAACTACTAGCAATGTAATAAGGATTACTAATATTAGCATCCTTATCATGTAGAATCAATTGTATATCTTTCCTATCATGATTAGGAAAGTGCTTATATATTGCATGTAACTTAGGATAGTACTTATTAATGTACTCCACTAATGATTTTGCTTGTGTAGTTTTACCTGAACAATCAGGACCTTCAAATGTGATTATCATAAGGTATCTTACCTCCTTTTATATCTTATGATGATGTATATCAATTTATAAAAAATAAAATACTACCATCTTAACGATGGTAGTATTTTATTATAGTATGAGTATTATCAGATTACAATCTTGAATGGAGGATCTATTAACTTAGGTTGATTACTGATGTCTATGTTGTTAGCTTTCAGTATTATCTCTATCATCCTTTCAGGTTTGAATATTGTATTACTTATCTTCTCTATTGGCATTCCATGAAGATACATGTCAACAATCTCTTGTACTAAGATTAGTAATTCATCATATCTGATTCCATTGAGTGTATCATTAAGACCACTAGTAAAAGTATGATATTTATAGATATATGCTATCTTTATATCATTGATATCATCTATTGGTGTAGTACATGGAAAAGTATCTAGTAAGAATTGAGAGTAAGCTTTATAGATGAAGTCATAGTTATAGTCTATCTTCTTAAGAGTACTTAGTACATCTAAGTCAAACATAGAGTATGGATTAGTCTTGTTTATTGCTAAGTGTATTTTTTGTATTATTGCATCTTCTATTCTCTTCTTAGTTGTATATCCTATGTATCCTTTACTATTGAACTTATTAGTTACCATGTAGATTAAGTAGTCATTACTACTGCTTGTACGTACTTTAAACTTATTACTCATAGTAGTATCTTCCTTTCATACAATATCATCATCTTTGATATAGTATCTTGGTACTTCACTGATAAGATCTCTTATTGAACACATCTCATTAGTCTTTACAGGTTTTACTAATGTATAGTATCTTTTTGGTAATTCTGGATTAAATATACTATGTATTATCTTACTAGCTATATTAATAGCTTCTTTCTCTGTTCCTACAGAGTACTTGTATAATCTACCCTTCTTTCTATAAGTATCTCTTGCTACTCTACATGATGTAAGATTATTGAATACTCCTATATCATCATTAGTCTTGTTATAGAGTACATATGCATTTATTCTACTCATAGTAGTATTATCCTTTCTATTGAGATTATTATTCTTATTCTACTTATAGTAGTATTATATTCATTTATCCTCAACACTCCTATATATGTAAGGAGCTGCCGCTCCTTACCATCCTAGGCTCTATATCTTCTCTTTCCATTGGGGTGTTACCGTCTCGATCCTTCCTTCTCCTAGTTTGTCCTTTGTTAGTCTTTTCCTCTGCTGAGTTTCTTAGCCTCCAAGTCCATCCTAAGGGTAGGTTCCTAGCTCCGTTCTCCTGGTTCCTAGCTCTGGGCTCCCAAGATTTATATTATATTATATTTATACGAAACTGGTTTTGATTACTCTTGTGTTAGTGGTGTGTAAAATTTTAAAATCATACACTGTGATTCTAGAATTCATGTCTAAGTATACTACTTCCAATACAGTCATTGTAATACCTCCTTTCTAAACATATCATTGTCTATATGCCACAGTTATAATATGTGCCTATTCTTGAATTTGGTCAAAAAATATAGGTAGTCTATTAGACTACCTATTTCTGTTGTGATTGTTATACTACTTCTTAGGAATATCACTATTATTGAAGTTATCTATGGAAGTATTGAATCTCTTAAGAGATTCTTCTACTCTATTGATATAATGCTGTAGTATATCTTTATTCCTAGTATTCTTGAATTCAATAGAATTATTAAGATTATCTATTACATTCTGGAACCATTTAATATTCTGTTTAAGTATACTACATTTACTATCTATATATCTCTTAGTATTTGTACCTATTCTATTATTCTTATTGTATATATTATTGATACTATCTCTAAGAGACTTAAGTTTATCACTATGATCTTTATAAGTTTCATTGATTAGATAAGTTAAGTAATTACCTATAGAAGAATATCTACATCTATCACTATTATACTTAGTATGTAATTCATTGAGTTTACTCATAGTATTCTTAGATATAGTAGCTGTAAGTATAGTATCGTTAGATGTAGTGAGACTAACATTCTTAGTTTTGTAATTATCAATATTGTCTCTAAGTATTGTATTAATCAAATCTGATCTTGATGTGTTTCTTTTGATTGAAAGATTATTAAGACTTTCTATCAAGTCATTGTCTATGGACATGTTAATAGATCTTCTAATCATATGTAATTACACTCCTTTACAACATATATTATTTACTTTAGTATCTATTGTATATTAAAAATTATATAGATACATACATAGTAGTATGAAAATCTTGGCCCGTTAGCTCAGTTGGATAGAGCAAGGCTCTTCTAAAGCCTAGGTCATTGATTCGAATTCAATACGGGCCGCCAAGGATATTATAGCTCCTACCATAATTGGTAGGAGCTTAAACTTCTTAATAATTAATGAGGTGATAAGAATGGATGAATCTACAGTTATTCCTAAAGAGTTTTTAGAAGTTGATGATTATGATAGAAGCAATAGATTACTTAGAAAGATTTATATTAGACAACCTGATGATGCTTATGGTAATGAACAATATAAGCGAGGAAGGATGGCTAATATAAAACGAGGCAATGTATTCGCTATAGTGGATCCTCTTATTAAGGAACCTATAGATTTTTCTAAATGTACAAAATACAGGGCACTTGAAGATGCCTATTTTTCTAAAAAGCAAAATCAAGTGGTCGTCAAGGTAACTACCCTAGAAGATTACTTAGAAGAGCAATCTGTTAAATCTGGAGTCTTTGAAGTGCCAGATTATGACCCTTGTAGAAAGAAGGAGTGAAATAATGATTTCAATAAATTGCATGAGAGTTAGAAGGTTATGTGAAGAGAAAAAAATAGAAGTAGAGAGTCTTAAAGATAAATTTATAATGCATAGCCATCATACAGATAAAAGACTTAATGAGATCTTACATAGTTTCTATGTAAGAGACGAGTTCCCAGATTCTTTTGTATACGAGATAGCAAGAGAGCTTAATGTCAATTGTGACTATCTGTATGGATTGATAGATGAACCATTAGAGTTTATTCCTATCAAGGGAGATCCTTATACGGAATTCCAATGGATGAAGGAACTAGTTCTCAAGTATTGTAGAGAACAAAACATAGAAAAAAGAAACACTAATATTCTTGCTTATAGAACTGGTATTGATAGAGAAGTCTTTGATATTCTCTTCAATGATAAGCAAGATGCTGGTTGGTGGATGATTAGTTCATACTACATCCTAAGTAGACTAGCAGTAACCTTTGATGCTAACTTCCATACAATGATTCTATATACTCTCAATGGTGAAGAAGATGAAGAGATGAATAAGTATTGTGTTACTCTATCTAGAAAGTATGAGAATGAATATAAAGATAAGACTATTTGACAAAAAGTAATAGGGTACCTTGAGTTTGACATTGCGAGTGATATTCATACCACCGTAAGCGATTGCAAGTCACAACAACGAGGATCAGAGGTAATGTCGCTTATCGCAAACAAGTGATAAGTAAATCAAACATTACATGATTAATTACGTCAAAGATCCATTCGTTTTTGCAGGTGGTTTCTGCTAGACGATATATAAAGAATCTCATGGTAATTCCTCCTTGTTGTTAAACAAGGTACCCTATTACTACATATATAATATATCTCTGAATTCAGAGATATTCACATTTTTGACAGCGAAGAGGGAGGGCGGTTACGCCCTCCAGTCTTCTCTGTTGTAACGAAGCGTTCCAGGAAAGAAAGGATCTACAAACTTTCTTTCACAGGCATAGTATTAGGTCCGGATAACCTAAATACCAACCATACTGTCATGAGCAAACGTGTACACTCAAAGAGTGTCATGACTTCTGGTATTTTTATGTTGTATCTATATAAAAAATAAAATATTTATCCCTCTCCGTTAAGAGAGGAATAAATATCGTGTAACAAAAAGAAGAGCGTTTTCAAATGAGCAAAAAGCCATTAAGGGATCCGCACCTTCCCTCAATGAATGCAACCAGCAAAGAACATGGTCATACTATAATGTATTGAAGAAAATAGAATTCCACTACCATTGGTAGTGGATATATTTTGACGTGGTTTTAAGAAATTGATATAAACGGGAAACTAGACCGCCTTACAGGCCTAAGAAAGATGGTACCACGTCTTCCCACTTGCAAGCTTCACGACTCTATAAAGCGGCCTCTTGTCTCCCTCATCTGTATGATGGCCTTCCAAGTAAAGTATCCCAGCGAAAGTGTACAATCACTACGGCACTTGGTTCCACCATACTAATATGTTATACTCATTTATTTTTTAATTTCTTCTCTTGGATTATATGGAATATATTTTAATCCTACGGCTTCCTTCATATATCTAGTCAATTCTACTACACCCTTATAGAGACCAGTAACAATCGTAACTGATGCTACCATACGATGTAAGAGACTAGGTAATGGACAAAGTGAATCAATAATTTCAGAACTACCACGATCATCTGTATAGGGTTCTAACCCCCTGGGGAATATATTTTTAGTCTCACCTTTTACTGCTGAGTAGAATACTAGTTTATCTCCGATACCCATCTTGTCATTATACTTTATATAGAACTCAATTCTTACCTTACCTTCTAGATTCTTCATCTTAGAGACAGCAGGAAGTTTATAGTTGGCTTCTAGAGGAACCTTATTGAGCATTCCTTCAGAGTCCTTTCTCATTACTTCTATCTTAGACTCATATTCCTTGAACAACTTCCTAAGACTAGGAGACATCTCAGATAGTTCTACTGTTCTATAGAGCTTTACATCTTGTACTACACCAGTTACTTTAGATCTTAATGGTATTCTTCCTAGCTCAGATACTTCTTTCTTATCCATAGCAAGATTCTTGACGATTCTATTAGCATCCTCTTCTTCAAATGGAGACTGGAATAAGAGTAGAGTGTCACCTTCTTGTACTTTAGTACCCTTCTTAACGATATCAAATATGTTAGTGTTGCAAGGTAAGTTCTTAGCAACTTCTACTACTACTTCAGATGATAAAGCTTCTGCTAATCTATTGGAGATAATAGCAGAATCTTCAAATCCTTCATCAGTATTAAGATAAGCTACATTAGCTAAAGCACCAACACAGTAAGCTATATTCTTACCGTCACCTACTGAGTCATTATATACTACCTTGTCATATGCTAATATATCCTTCTCTTTGAATCTAGATCCCTTCTTAAGATTAGTATCTAGCTTCACAGTGATATAGAAACCACCATCAGAGTTCTTCTTAACATTCTCTCTTAGATCTATCATCTCTCTAGTCTTATTATCATACTCTACGACCATATAATCATCATTTTTCTTAATAACCTTACCATTACCCTTAGCTTTAAACGAGAATGTATCTCCTGTAAGATATGGTAATGCTTGATCAGCACCACATGTCACTAGCATAGGCATGGACTCTTTGATTCTCATGTTATGCTTACTTGTCTGGATATTAGTCATAGCAGTTCTAAATGGGTCATCTCTAGTAGATCCAAATGGAGTTAATGCTTCTGTGATGCTAAGAGTATTAGTAACAGATGCATCTTTCATATCCGAGTTCTTTATATATCCTCTAGTACCATATATCTGCATATCTATAGTAGTCTGTCTATTAACACCTACGTTACCAGCAAATCCAGTAGACATAGCAATCTTATTAGTCATACTCTTGTCATAAGTTCTCTTGTCTAATGAGTAAGATCTATCATTGTTCATACCAGTAAGTCCTTTGAATCCTACAGAGTTGATAGCTTCTGCTTCTAGGTTAGGATTCATTATGGATAGATCTGACATAATGGATTCTTCCATGATAGAGTCAATGATAGCTGACTGCTTCATAGTCATAGCTACATTAGATCTTTCCTTCTTAAGCTGTAGTCTATAATTAGCATAAGCTTTTGCTAAGCATTTATAAGCATGAACAGCAATCATCTCATTGGTTCTATATCTATTAGAACTAAGATCAGTATGCTTTATATACTCATTCGTCGATAGTAAGAGATTTGCATAAGCTAACATCTCACAGAAGTCAGTAGGAAGCTTATATACATTACATACCTCGATAGTGATAGGATCCATCATAAGATCATAGAAGTTATCAAGACCATCGGACTTAGCTCTACCACCATATTCATCTAAGAATTCAGTCCACATTGACTTAGAATCTACTTCTTGTATAGAGTGACTTTTAGTATCTACATCTTTAATACCATTCATAAGCATAGATCCAATATAAGTATCTTCATAGTATAGATAAGCATCACTGAATTTGATCATATCATGAGTATCATTATAACTATTGACCCTCTTATCAGAGATAATATAGTTGATATGAGCTTTTCTAAGAGCTTCTATCAATCCTTCACAATAAGCCATAATGATTATCACTGGAATCTCAGTACCTAAAATGCTTGCCTTACTATAGCAATGCTTAGCACCTGGCTTTATCTTCTTATATACATCATAAAACTCAATTGATCTTCCACTTATAACACCTACAACCTGACTAGCAAATACCATCCTATCATCAGTATACCAGAATAGAGTTTCCTTCTTACCATTTCTTACAGTGTATCCATATGGCATTCTTGTATCATCATCTTTAAGACCTGCTTCTTTTCTTGCTTGGTCTTGATTGAATAGTATCTTAAGCTCTAGTTTATTATTCTTATACAGCTCTATGCTATAGTACATACTAGCTAGCTCAGTATAGTCGAAAGGAAGAGCATACTTCACATTACTCTTAGAGCTATCTCCATATGTTATTTTCATAATATTTGGATGCTCTTTAGTAAAAATCTCTATTGCTTTATTTAACCTATCGGTTTCCCTATTAGCCTTACAGTTGCCCATACTATATCTTCTAATAAAGATCTTATTGTAAAGAGATACTATCTGTGCTGTATCTTCATCTGTCTTAGATATTGGTAGTAGTACTAGCTGACCATTCATAGTCTTGTCATTACCACCTAATACCATATTTCTATTATCTTTCAACAAAGGAACATCAAACTTCAACTTGAATCTCTTACCTGTATCAGCTTCAAAAGGAACAGTCCATGTTTCCTTCCAGTCTTCTGTAGTACTAGTATCTACAATATCAATCTTATCCCTTATAGATAACCTACTAGTCTTATTCTCAAATGAGTATAGAATAGCATAGATATCTGATCTTACACTATATCTAGCATCAAAGTTAGTAAACTTAAGATGCTTCCATCCTTCATTGATACTCTCTATAGGTAATGCAGTCTCAGGTAACTCTTCCGCATTAGAATTATAGTTGATATACTCCTCCATAGTACCATTAAACTTAGCTTTATTATCTACTACCTTCTGAGATAAGAACTTCTCACTCAAACTATCTAATCTCTTACTTCTAGCAGCAGATAGCTTAACATTCCCTGTTTCATTATCAGCTAGATCCTTAAGTAGTTTTTCAGTATATTCCTTGGCATACTCATTGTCTTTAGACATAGTGTCAACTACATCTTCAGGACTCTTACTTTTCTCAGCAGCATTAGTAATCTTAGTTACAACTGCTTTCTTCTTTTGTTCTTCATTCATATCTGCTGGATCATGTATATCAATACTACCAGGTTCTTCAGGTTTAGCTATAATGCTATTGATGACTACTTTGTTTTCTCCATTAGACTCCATTTTATCTAGTACACTATGAACTATAGCTTTCTTATCATAAGTCTCATCCTTAGGAATATGGACTCTCTTAAGTAAGCTATGTACAGCAGTTCTAAACTTAACAAAATCTTTAGACTTATCATAGTCAGTGAAGTTAGTCTTAAAGAAACTACCACTCTCACTAATGAAGATGAAGTTAATATTCTTAAACTCTTGACGAAGTCTTAAAGGATTCTTCTCTGCATAGAATAAGAAGCAACCTATTGGACTAAGATTCTCCCAGTAGTCTGCCTTTCTAACAGCTTCAGCCTTATATTTCTTTATATCTTCTTTACACCAATCTTCTATAGGAATGATTACATTGATTTTCTTATATTTATCCTTGATTCTTTTATCATTGATCAATCTAGATACTAGCTCAAAGTACATCTCATTTAGTCCTCTTTCATTCGGAGCAGCCTTAGTATAGTTGTTAAAGAAGCTAATGTTATAGAATGACAAGTCAACAAATAGATTCCTTCCCTTATAGAGATTAAGATCTAGATAGGTGTACTTGATACCACCATTAGTATCCTTCTTAACAGAGTCATATATCTGTAGTACCTGCTTATTATTCCTAATTCTATCTTCCCACATAATCTTCTTTAGCTTAGATCCAAACTTAGCATCATCCATTACCTTAGATACATCTTCATCTATGAACATCATTACTCCATCACCATTGATAGTAGATGATTCTTCTATACCTTTTACAGTCCATTCAGTCTCTTCTGTTTCTTCTATGAATGTATTAGGAATCATATCTGTATTGTGGATAGTCCATAGAAGATACTTGTGGTCTTCTACTTCTTTATATGGATAGAAACCAGCTTTAGTGGCAAGATTATATGAAGCAGTATTGTCTTTATGACATACCCATCCTAGAGCATCTATATCTTTGAACTTAGTCTTTATCTCTTCTTGAGTTTCTCTTATCAATCGTAGAGCATAACCTTTACCTCTCTGAGATTCTACCACAGCAATATCAATCCATCCGATCTTTGGCATAGTAGGTTGTACATAGACATCTACAAGAGCTGTATCCTCTAATACCTTACTCCAGATAGTACTTGAGATACATACTGGGTTAAGATACTGATTACCTAGATACTCCTTGTCAGTAGAAGATAGTCTATTAAAGATATTTGCTACATTCTTAGTAATCCCAATATCTTTATATGGAATCCTCTCTTGAGAGTAACAATCAAAGTGAATTTCATGCTCATCTCTTTCTACTTCACACCAGCTAGAACATTCTTGAAGAGCTTCTATAGCTACTTTATATCCCCTTGGTACAGCTACTTTATTGGCATAGAACTTACGTTCTGCAATCATTAGTAAGAAAGTAGGATTGATATCAGTCCAGTACATCTCAATGATATTATTATACTCATCTACACCTATAACACCTTTAACCTCAGTACCAGAACTTATAATGATTCCTCTTAGATTCTTAGAGTCAGTCTTAGTAGTAAATCCAAATCCAGGTCCTCTGTGGTTAGGAAATAACTTGAATCTCCAATCAGGATCATAGTTAGTAAACTTCTCATCCTCATACCCAAAAGAGATATGACTTTCATTGAGTATATTAGCAGCTATATCATCTTCAGCAGATTCTTTTACAGTGACCCTATAGTCAATGATAATTTTATTAGTTAATCCCTTATTTATAGCAGATTGTACTTTCTTATGAGCTTTCCTATAGTAGCTATAAGAGAGATTAAGAATCATATGATTAGGTGAACTAGTACTATGCTTCCTCTTAATATTCTCCACTATCTCTTCTACTTCATTCATGTATAGGAAGTTATTATCCCATCTTCCATTAATACTATGCTCATCATAGTAAGCTAAGACTTCATCTCTAATAATGACATTAATATCTGTGAAGTGTATGAGTCTATAACCATCAAATAGAATTCTATCATATATATTCTCTCCGATGAACTTATGTTCATATGCTCCCATAGCAGCCTTATAAGCAATAGCAATCTCTTCTTGACTCATGTAGTTAAGAATCTTTAGATTCCCTCTCAACTCTTCTGGATTGATTAGGTTATTACTACAGACAATGATAGCACCTAGAATACCTATCTCTTTCTTAATATTGAAGAACTCACAGTAGTAGATAACTAGCTTCTTAAAAGCTTTATACTGCTCAGTAAACTGGATATTGTTCTTAATATGTCTAAACATAGTAGAGTGTTCTAAGAAGTCAATAACTTCAGACTCTCTAGTAGATTCAGTGATAGGAATCTTAAACTGCATCTTTATATTGTCTACTAAGTCTTCAGTCTTAGTAAAACCAAATTCTTCAAGTGCTTTGATAGCACTTGTATTATTCTTGCTAATGGTACAGTAGTTAGCTTTCATCTTTCTAGCTTCTGCAATTAGATCCTTATATAGATAACCATACTTCTCTTCATCGACCACAAAGATCTTATGAATATCTCTATCATCTACATTCACATTTAACCCAGCAACTATCTGATCATTCTCATTCATATATAGATAACCAGTCCATGGAAAGTAACCAATCAATCCATTTACATCATCACAATCTCCACTATATTGATCTATTAACTCTTCACTTATTTCCACTCGTTTGAACTCACTTAATGTCCCTTTAACATTTGTCTCAAGTGTATATTCACTATCCTCTAGAATAAGATTAGATCTTAGTCTAGACATCTTATGAGATTCAGTATGGAAATAGAAGGACATATCCTTTTCCATATAGTAGCTAGCCCAGTTAATAGCACCATCATACTTAGTATGATTATATACATCTCCTAAGATATCTTTAGAAGAATTCAAGTTTGGAGTAAGTAAGTAGATAGCACTTCCATTTTTACGGTCATCATCATTAATTGGAAGATATATCTTTTTATTGTATAGCATATAGTTTTTCAGATCATCTACTATAGCTGACATTATTCAAACCTCCTTATTAGGCATTTATATAGGAGTTCAAGGTACCTAAATTTACAAAAAAGAAAAGAGTACCATATAGGTACCCTCATTCTTTTTATCTCCGACATGGATATTAATTACTCCTCATCGTTTTCGATGCGAGTAACTACAGACTTCAAATACTCGATATCATGAATTGCCGAATTTATTCTTTCGTTGCTTTTTACCAGTTCCTGGAAGATCTTTCTTCTCCAATTCAGTTCTCTTTTTAATATCCTTTCGGTTTCTCCGAGAACCAATTTTAAAGTTTCTGTTCTTGCATCCTTCATAGCAAATACATCCTTTCTCAGACACTTATCTATACGGCACAATTATAATATATCTTTGAGATTTTAACAATTTACACTTTTCATTTAGTACCATAGAAAAAGAAAAGAGTACCATATAGGTACTCTCTCTTATATAGCCCAGTATCGTTAGCCTCCGTCACATGGATATTATTTAGTTATCATTCTCATTTTCGATCATTCCATCGAAGTAGATAGTACCATCTGATTTAAATCTAATCGGTGTATACCTAACAAGCTTTGTATCTAACATATGCAGAACAAGGCTGAGTTCTTCCATGCTATAGATAGTGCCAGTGCTAGTTATCTTTATCATAAGCGCCACTTTGTTTTCATCATCTTCAGTCGGAGGCAAGTAGATAAACACACTCTTTCCAGTTATTTCATTAAGTTCAATAACCTTTATTTCTGTTTTATCGTATACTTTTTCAGCTTCTTCATTATACCTCCAATGAATATGTTCTTGCAAAGTACTTGTGATTGTGTTCTTAAACCTATTAAGAATGGAAACAATATCACTTTCACAATCAATACGTGGATAATTAATGATATTGTGTACAATATAGTCATCAGTAACTTTGTTACAACCAATAATATTGCAACCAATGTTATAACAACTTGGCCTACTGTTGATATTAAAGTTAATTACATTATACGTAAACTCATTCATTATTACTCATCCTTTCTTTAGATAAAAGAGTAGAGTACCATAAAAGTACTCTATCATATATAGCCCAGTTTAGTTATCTTGGTATCCCTTTTAATTCAGAAGTAAGATTGGCAATGTTTGAACTTAAGTCACTAAGTGTCTTACAAAAAGACTCATTATTATATTCTCCTTCAGAGAGTATAGTATTGTGGTGTTCAAGTACTCTTGAAAAAGTATCAAGCGAATCAGCAAGATTAATAAGGGTATCATCTGTTAAGTCATCTATCTTATCACACAACATATAGATTGCATTGGCTAATTTGTCTGCACCCTCATCTGTTAATTTAGCCATTATTGCTCATCCTTCCATAGTAATCAATACATGCCTAAATCATATTCCATCTCATTGAAAAGCTTTATTTTGTTATTAAGAGTAATATATACTGAATTAAGTGATCTAAGAGACAAGTATTGAATGATAGTATTATTGTCAAGATTAGGAAAATCCTTAGAGACAATAATAATCCGTCCAAACACAATGTTCATCTTACTGGTTGTTTCATTATGTGTATATGACTCCAACAAAACTGATACGAAGTTAGTAGTCGAACCATAATCATCGAATATTGGATTTACTTCATAGAACTTCTTTTCATAAATCTCTGGTATTAATTCGATCATCTCGTCTTTGTGCTTATCAAGATAGATAGCGAAATCTTTCATACTTTCACCATCTAAGTCTATATCACCTAAATTCTTTATATTCTTGATATAGAACTGTTCTGTTTCTTTATCGAACCTAGCTTCAACCTGAGTGATATGATATGGTGTCATTCTTTCTCATCCTCTCCAAGCTTTATGTCGTACTTCAAAGTGATTTCCCTATTAATAATCTTGAGCTTATTAGAGATTTCAAGAAGGTCACGATAGTGATCATTAATAACGTCAATATTAGAATCAGCACCAGCGGAGTTAATAACATTAAGAACACCATCAATATAGGTATTGGCTTCTTTGATTCCGACTTGTATCATAGCAACAATACCTACATCAACAACAGCCTTATCAATATTCCTTTTCAATTCTTCTGCATCCATTATAAATCTTCCTTTCTTAAAACACATTACTATCTATACGGCACAACTATAATATATGCCTATTTTTTGGTTTGGTTAGATATATTTTTATACAGCCATATACATAAGATTAGAAATAGATCCTTCTGAAAGGATTGATTTGATATGGATAGAGAAGATTTCATTAAGAAGTTATCAGAAATGACACATGATGAACTTAATGAATACATAAAGGTTCATGGTAAGAAGAAGGAACCTAAGTGTTATAATGTCCCATGGTATATTGATATGGATTACCTTAGATCAGATTCTATACGTAATCCAATATCTATATAAAAATCGTCATGATTTAACTATTTTGAAAGGATGATCAGAATGAGTCAGAATTTGAAAGACACAATCAATGACATCAAGGCAAATGTGAAGCAGCACTCTGCATCTGTTCGTGATGAAGTAGCTGTAATGCAAGCTATGATGAATGATCGTGACTATGAGGTAGATATCTATAGCCGTAATGGAATCACTGGTACTTTTGCACCTGGCCGTGAATTCCGTGGTATGGTATCTGATGTCGTAGCTGGTACTACGAAGATGAATGCTGAAGAGGCAGAGGCTCTAGTAGATAAGTATGAGTTCAAGAAAGCTCATGCAGCTACTATGGTCGATATGACTAAGGAGTTCTTGTATGCATATACTTCCACTGGACGTAAGTTCCGTCTTGGTGGTCGTGAAGATGCAAATGTCTCCTTCATCCGTAAGGACTATGAGCCTGGTATGCGTCGTTATCCGACTAAGATTGGTCAAAATGACGATGGTAGTAATATTATGGGAGCTGGAGAAGTATGGGTTGATGGATACTCTGGTATCAAAGCCTCCTCTCCTTGTCCTCCTTGGATTCCCAAGAAGAGGTAAACTCCTTAGTAAAGAAGCCAAAGAGAGAGCTTCGGCTCTCTCTTTTAACCCCTCTATAAGGAGGTATAAGAAATGAACAATGAACTAGAAATCAAAGTAAAAGAGGTTTTAAAGAATGCCCCCAAATATATTTGCATTATTAAGAGAATTGATAGCATACACAGATCATCTGCTTTTATTATTAATGCTAAAGACTTTGATAGTATTAGGTCTGATTGGAGCGATGATATTATTGATATCGGGGGAGGTACCACTCTAGAACAAATCAATGATTTTATGAGACCATATATAGCTACTAATGAGAAGATAAGAAGTAATTCATCTCAGTTAATTCCTACTATTACTGGTAAGCATATGGATATAGATAGTATAAATGGGTTATATGAAATCAATAGTGATCATTTTAAAGATTATTTAGCTCATGCATTACAGTCTTCTTGGATTACATTTAGAAATGTATCTAGAGAAGAAATTATTGGTAGTAGCTTTGATCTACTAGCAGAGAAATATGAAGTAGATAAGACAGATATCATTAAAACTTTTGAGGAAGCTCTTGAAGATAAAAATGCAATCTTAGCTTGGACTAATAATAACTAATACTAGAAGGATGTGGGAAACCACATCCAATTTATCCTCTCAAACTCCTTATTAAGGCAAATAGAAAGAGGTGAATACACCATGGGAGTAAACCCGTTGCCGCTAGTAAAGAACTATACTAAGAATTTAATGAAGTCTGCTGTCTATGCATCTAATGATGTTGCAGGAGACTTGATGCCAGGATATCATTCATTTGTAGATGATAACAAGGAAGTATTTAAAAGTGCTTATGTTGCTGTAAGAGACTATAGAGCTACTATAAATAGAATCAAGAATGCTATTACTAAATCTAATATATATCAAGCAGGAGAAGCTGCTTTATCTAACGCTAAGTATGACTTAGCTCATGGTACATTCTATAACCATAATAGAATCAAGTCATCTGAAGATGCCATCATGGATAACATGGGTGGAGGAGATGACTTTGGATTTGATCTAGGAGGAGATGAATCCTCTGGATCTACTGATGATATTGATAAGATGCTAGGTCTTGATGAGAATGGTGAAGAAGACTTTGGTATCTCTGAAGGTGATGCTCTTATATCTAAGAGCATTAAAGAATCATCCAAAGCATCAACAGCAGCCACTGGTAATGCTATCATTGGTTCTGCTGATGCTATAATGAAGAGCAATAGAATATCTGCTAATTTACTTTATGCTCAGGGTGAGAGACTGATGAGTGTAACTCAGTCTGGTTTCTCTACTCTTAATGAGACTATGGCTAATCAGCTTAAGTTTAGTACTGAAGCTGTTAATACTCACTTTGAGAATGCTAAGAAATTCTTTGAATCACAAGATAAGCTAGGTTCTGAACGTAATGCTATGCTTAAAGAACTATTAGAGATGTATCGTAATGAATATAAGCTACATCATAAGGAAGAAGAAGAGAAGGATAAGAAGAAGAAACTACGCTTTGGAGATATAGCTACTTCTGAAGGTATGATTAGATTTGAAGAATATGGACAGAATATCGCTAATAACTTTAAGACTGTACTAGATGATCTTGGATTAGGAATGATCAATTCCATGGGTGAAGCTATGGGCATGGATAACCCACTCATGATGTTTGCTCAGAATCCACTAGGCGGAATTATGACAATGCTAGTGAGTACCATGATTGGTCCTAAGCTTCAAGAGACTGCTAAGAACTTTGATAATACAATGAGTGGGGTTTTTGGTACCTTCCTAGCAAAGATGAATATGTATGCCAGTCAGGATGAAATGTCTCCTATGGGCATGATAGGAAAGTTGTTAGGAGTAAGAGATACTGTAAAATCCAGCTTAGATTCGTCAGCATATGAAAAAGGCGCCATCCCATGGGATGGTGAGGCAAAACAAGCTTTAGTCAAGGTTATTCCTGAGTACTTAGCTGCTATTGAGAATGCTTTGACTGGTAGAAGCCATCGTACTTATGACTATGAGAGAGGTCAGTTTGTAAATACTAAAGATTTACAGGATCAATGGAATGCTAGATATGATAGATATGTAGATCAATCATTTAGAGATATAGATTCTATAGTTACTAAATACATGAGTGAGTTTAAACGTGGCAATAGAGAAGAAGAGCTTGAGAGATGGGAAAACTATGATAGATTCCGTAAAGGTGTATTCGCACAACCAGGTCAATTCCAAGACTTAGTATCTGCTATGTCTAAGTTAGCATCAGTTAATCCTAAGCAAGGAGATAAAGAGAGAGCACAAGAGATAATAGATGAAGCTGCTATGAATATGGGCTTTGGTGGATATAATGGTAGTAGAGATTTACAAGATATACTAGAAGCTATATATCAAGCAGGACAAGGTCCTGGTAAGAATAAAGGCAGAATAATGGGACTTGCTGGCGAGGTATTTTCTAATAAGACTAAATTAGATCAAGAGATACAGAATTTACAAGAACGTGGTATGACTCCATTTATGAATCTATTTGATGGATCTTATATAGAGAGAATTCATAAGAAGTATGGTACTGTTACTACTAACACAGAGAGCATGCTGAATAAGTTAGATATCTCTAACATCTATGACTCTAAGGGATATAATACCTTCCATTATCTAAGTGAGATTCTAGCAGAGATTATTGCTATTAGAACCTATGGTGTAGGACTTGGTAAATCTAGAGAAGAACAAGCTATAATGGATAAACGTAAACGAATGCGTAGGATTTCTAGAGGTGTTGGAACATCTGGACCATCTCCTGGCGACCCAGCTAGTAGCCTTCCTGGTATTGAAAAACAAATTGGCGAGGTTGTGTCCAAGAGAAAAGAAGACCCTAAGAAATTATTTGAAGAAGAAGAAAGAAAGAGAAATGAGCGGTATCAAAAGCAAATAGAAGAAGAACAGAAAGCCTTTAAAGAAGGCAAAGGTAAAATTCGTCATAAATATCTCTTTGAGAGATATGGAGGATCTGCAGATTCTAATGAATTGATGAGAATCGCAGAGAATGAAGAAGAATACCGCAAGAAAGCAGCCGAGATATATTTAGAGAAATGGCAAAAAGAACAAAGGAAAGCTGAACAAGGATACGAAGAAGATAAGACCGGAGTCAGTAAATGGTGGGATGAACAAAAGAAAGACTTCATTAAGAGAAATGAAAAGACTTGGGAAGATATTCAGAAGAATGGCTTCCTAGATACTCTTATCAAAGCTGGTACTGTAAGTGAGAAGTTTGGTGTTATTAAAACTGGTCTAGAACAGTTGGCAGATAAACCTACTTCTATGCTCACTAAAGTACTAGAGCAAGCAGATGAAAAATTATATGACTTCTTCTTCTTAGAAGAAGAGCGTGTCGATAAGAATGGTAAACCTGTAGAAGGGTTCTTCGGTAGACTGAAATGGGAGATGGATGATGTATTTAAGAGGATCAATGAAGGTCTTAATGAATATCTCTTCCAGCCCCTTAAAGATAAATTAGGTGTTGAAGGTCCTTGGGATGCTATTAAGAAAGGACTTAACTACATTGGTATTGATATTGATGGTATAATAGATAATTTCAAGGATAGTACTAAGGAATTCTTTGGTCCTATTAAAGATAGACTAAAAGAGATGGGTATAGATTTCTTTAAAGATGCTAAAGAAGCATTAGCAGAAGAACGTAGAAAAGTTAATGAAGCTACACATGAAGGAGAATATCATCCTGAAGGAACTACTACTACAACTGAGACTAAACCTAAGACAGAACAAGAAAAGATTACTGCTCAGCTAGCATCAATGGATCAAAGAATTAAAGATGCTGAAGCTAAAGGTGATATGCTAGGTGCTCAAGAACTGAAAAATCGTAAAGCTAAATATGAGCAGATGAAGAAAGGTCAATTAGTATTATCTGATCAATCTAAGAGATCTGGATATGGTGACTATATAAATCAATTAGAAACAATGTATGCTAATGAGAAAACAATAGTAGATTCAAAGGGTAGATATGTGCAAGGATATACTAATCTCAAATATAATCCAGAATATAAAGGAAAAGGTGGACAAAGAATTTCTGAGTTAAGAGATAAGATTAATGAAAGCTCTAGATTAACAAGAGAGTCTATTGAACGAGGTAAAGCATACAATATTACTGGTATTGAGATTGATACTTTAGTAGATTTTACTTCAAGAGGATATGGAAATCTTGATGAAGAAAATAGAAAGATGTTCTCTGAGCTTAAGAAGAATATTGATTCATATGGAAGCATTGAAGATAGAGAACAAATGTATCAGAGGATTCTTGCTACTGGTCCTGTATTATCTGATAAGGATAGGAAGAAACTTTCTGATCAAATTACATTCTTACGAGGAGAAATAGATAAGTTAGAAAAAGAAAGACTATCTGCTACTTCAGATGAACAAAGAACTGCTATAGATACTGCACTAGCCACAATGAAAACAAAGGTACAAATTTATACTAATGCTCTTAATAAAGCTCTACCAGAAGGAATATATAATGACTTTAAGAAAGGTTTATATGATCTTATTGCTGAAAAAGCAAGAGTTGACAAGGAAGAAAAAGAAAAAGGTAAAGGAACTAAGACAGAAGAGAAAGTAAAAAGTCGTTATATTGGAGAACAAGCTCAGAATAAAATGCTTGGTAAGCTACATACCTGGGAAAGAATAACCAATAATTTTGAGAAGGGTAATTTCTCATTTAATATAGATCAAGGATTAGCAGAGTTTGTATATGAGAACAAGGATATCATATTCGATAGCTATAGGCCTCACATTGATAAATTCCTAAAGGATCTAGTTAAGATAGAGGATAAGAATACTAGAGATGATATAATTAAAGATGTAAGAGATAGGTTTATATCTAATGATAGGGCAACTTTGGAAGACCTTTCAAGCGTTAAAAATCTTAGATATGCTATTAATCGTCATAGAAAGAAGATAACTAGAGAGTTTGAGCAAGGCAAGTTTACTCCAGAGGAAAGTAAGAAGAAAGAAGCTATCATAGACAATGTACAAGTTGGTCAAAGTATTCTCCAAGGTTATAATCAAGAGAAGCTATATGATGAGAAGTTTAAGGATGGTATTACACCTCTTGAATTTAATAGATCTTTTGGCATTCATGAAGTAGAAGGACCTCCATTTGAGAATATTATTGGGACTGCTACTGAACAGCAGAAAGGATTCTTTGTTGATTTAAGAGATACTTTATCTAAAAAGCTAGATGATGTTATAGATGCTATTAAAGGTATTAATATAGAGACTGAAGGTATTACTGGATTTGGAATGGCAGAAGGTGGTACAGTACCTAAGACTGGTATCTATGCTCTGTCTAAGGGTGAGATAGTTATTCCTAGATCATTTGATCCTAAAGAACAAGCTAAAGATGCTAAGGGAGAACAAGCATTCATTGATAGGATTTCTAACTCTATTGCTAATTCAATTAATCCTAAGAATATTAAAGGATATGCTAAAGGTACTGGTGTTTATGGAGATGCTAAGAAGAGAAGAATAGGAGATAAAGAAGTAGAAGTAATGGGTAATGTAATTAGAATATTACCTACTATGGCTAATGATAAACTTAGTGAAGAGACTAATAAGAGTGTAGATGAACTAGCGGCTCAAGTAGAGAGTGTTACTGGTAAGAAGCCTAAGAAGGATACTATGGAATCTAAGGTAGTATTCATCAAAGACTTCATTAAAGATATAAGAGATAATACTATAGAAGCTAATACTGAAGCTGGTGTTGAAGTAGGAGATAGAAGTATTAGTGCTAATAGAAAAGGCTTTGATCCAATTATAGATGACTTACATAAGTTAGGTAGTAAGATTAGAGGAAAGGCTACTAAAGAATTCTTTACTGATAATACAATTACTAGAACTACATTGGATGGTGTTAATAATATTAAGAGTGGTTTTATAGATGCATTTTCCACAATATTGTTTGGCGATGGCACTAACAAGGAAGTCAATAAGTATATAGATGAGACTAAGAAGACTATAATAGATGCTACTCCAGATGTTGCTGCTCATAGTGTTGTAGGTCTTGTAGGAGGTACTCTCTTAGGTGGACCATTACTCGGTGCTATAGCTGGAGCATCTATTGGTATTATTAAGAACAATGAATTCTTCATGAAAGAGCTATTTGGTGAAAAGAATGCAGAAGGAGAAAGACAAGGTGGATTCTTTGATAAGCAGACTATAGAAGCTATAGAGCATTATGGACCTTCTATGAAGACTATGGGATTAATTGGTACTATTGCTGGTTTAGTAACTCCGTTTGGTCCTCTCGGTGGTTTAATGATTGGCTCTGGTTTAGGATTCTTAAGGAAGAATGAAGACTTCCAGACTATGCTATATGGAGAGAAGAATAAAGATGGACAACGTATAGGTGGCATTATAGATAAAGATACTAGAGATTTCTTTAAGAAAGCAGCTCCTAATATGGCAGCATCTGCTATAGCTGGAATGTTCTTAGGACCTTTTGGCTTAGTAGGTAATGTTATGATGGGTGGAGCTGTAGGTATGCTAGGCTCTACAGAAGCTTTCCAGACACATATGTTTGGTCCTATGGGTAAAGATGGTAAGAGACATGGTGGTATCGTAGGTGCTTTAAGAGAAGGTATAGTAGAACCATGGTTAGAATTTGGTAAGAAGGTTAAAGATGATCTATTTGAATGGGTTAAGAAGGATGTATTTGGACCACTCAAAGGAGCATTCACTCCTATAGCTAAGCAAATACAGCTAGGTGTAGTAGGAATGTTCTCTGGAGTAGGTAAAGCTATTGGAAGATTGTTTGAAGTTATCACTGGTAAGCCATTAGCTAAGACACTACAAGACTATTTGTTTAAGCCATTTACTGCTATTTCACAGAAGCTAATAAGTACAGCTCTTAAGCCAGCTAAGTTTATACTATCTGCTCCTAGTAAGATGATAGGTGCTGTTGGTGATGCTCTAAGAAGAAGACAGATAATGATGGGTAATGCGGATTACATGTCTGCCGCAGAAAGAGTACAGTTTGCACAAGATAAAGGAATGAATATAGAAGACAATCAATATCTACAATTAGATCAGAATCTAGCTACTGCTAACAAGGGTAATCTTAATGATATTAAGAAGATACTTACACTCTATAGAGATGGTGATGAAGGACTAAAGAGAGATCAAGGACAAGCAATGAGAAATCTATGGGCAACTGTAGATGATAGAATTAAATCAGGAGATTGGCATTGGTTTGGTACTAAGGGACTTACAGGAGAATTTGATAGAGATAAGATTGCTAGACTCTTTAGAGAAAGAAAAGATAAAGAAGCTATAGCAATGGTTAATAAGGTTCTAGATAATGCACAAGCAGCAGGACAACAAGTTTCTACAGATAAGCGTAAAGAGATTATTAAGACATTCCAGGATGTTGCTCTAGACTTAGCTAAATCAGAAGATATTAGAAACAATTTTGCTAATGAGAAAGGTAAGATGGTAGAAACCATCAAAGAGATGACTGGATATGATATTACTGAAGGCGATAACCTCAATAAGATGATAAAGAATGTAGAGAAAGAGATTAGTGTAAGAGAAAAAGTAGAAGAAGAGAGAAAAGAAGGTAAGATTAGTGAAGGTGAAGATGCTATCAGAGGAAGCATTGTAGACCAGACTAATACCTTAGTAGAAGCATTGAATGAAATTAAGACTACATTAGAGATTACTGTAGGTGGTGGAAGAACCCCAGAGCAATTAGCAGATCTATATAAGAGAAGAATGATATTCAAAGATGAGATGGATAAGATTGATAGACAGCATAAGACTAATTCAGCTAGTATTCTAGGAAGATTAGAGTCAGTATTTGGTGATAACTTAGATATTTCTGAAGAGTCATTACAGCATCTAGATACAAAACAAGGAATGAATGATCTAGAGAAGATTCTACAGATGGGTTCTAAAGGATTCAAGGTAGATAATCTCAACGATCTTGTTCTTTGGGCATCTAATGAAGCTCTTAAGAAAGATGATAAGAATCTATTCTCTAAGCAATATAAGCTCTTTACTGAAGCAGGATATCAGACTAAAGATCTTAAAGGTCTTGGCCAGTTATCTGCTGATCAAGTTCAGAATCTAGTAAATGCAGCAAGTCAAGGATTGAAGCTAACAGATCTAAATGAATTTAAGAATGTAAAGCTAAAAGATGCAGAAGCTATGAAGAAGATAATGGATATAAGTGGATTAAATGAAAAGTACTTAGATGCTAAGCATATGCAGAGATTAATAGATGATGGTACTTATGGTCAAATGCTAATGAATCCAGAGTATTTCAGAATAGATCCTAATAAACTAGAATCAGAAATAGCTAGACAAGAAACAATGGAGAAGAATAGAGAAGGTGGCGGAGAGCTAGATGGTAAGATAAAGACTCGTCGTATGGATCACACTTATAATTTCATTATGAATAGAATGGCTACTACCGGAGAAGGATTGAATGATATTGGTAGAACTGGAGTTAAATGGATACGTAGAAATGTTCCTGATCCTAGAGTAGGAAGACCTGAACAGAGAAGGTATATAAGTGGAGATATTCTCGATAAGCTAGATAAACTTGGTCATGATTGGATGGATAGATATCGTAATGGAGAACTATCTGAAGAAGAAGTAGAGACAGCATACAATAAGCTAGAAGAAATGGAGAAGGCTAAGAATGAAGGAGAGATTCCAACTCATGCTTATGGTACTGGAGTAATCAATAAAGATCACTTAGCTGTATTGTCTAAGGGAGAGAAAGTAGTAAATATAAATGATTATCTTAAGAATATGCCTAGATACGCTGAAGGTACTGTTGGTAATCTAGCACTACAACCAGAGCCAGAAGTTGCTCCACCTGCAAATAATGTTAATGAACCAGGTACAAGAACTACTTCTACTGGTACTAAACTTAGAGGAATTGAAGGCGGAAATAAAGCAGCACAGACTACATCTCAAGAAGGTAAAGATAGGGATAGTCAAAAGAAGAAGAATGAAAAAGATAGTGATAGAACAAAGATCAATGAGCAGCTAGCAGAGCAGAGAACCTATATTGCTAAGATGCTAGATAGTATTAAAGATAACAAAGATAAGATTAGAGGAATGCTTAATAAAGGTAAAGATAAGTTTAAAGAAGTAATGAGTGAGTATGGTATTGGTAAGTATGTACCTGGTCAAGGTGGTACTAATATTCCTGCTAATAAAGAGACTAAACGAATTGAAGGTAAAGTAGAAGAGAAACATGATTCTATCGTCAATACTGGATACTACTCTGAAGAGATTTATAAACTATTGAAGAATAGATTAGATGTTAAGAAAGCTGGACCTGAACAAAAGAAAAAGAACGATTGGTTTGATAAACTAATGGGCCTCTTAGGAGGATTAGCCGCATGGTTTATGAAGGGTGGATTACTTGCACTCCTTAAGAAGGTTATTCCTAAAATTCCAAAGATACCTAATATGCTTAAGAACTTTGCTAGCCAATTAGCTAGACTATTTCCTAGGATTCCTATAATTGGACCATTCTTTACTAAGCTATATGATAAAATATCTAAAGTTGGTGCTGGTATTACTAAAGCAATAAGAGATTTCTGGGATGGATTTAGAGGTAAAGGTGCTAGAGTAGCCGAAGGAGCCGCTGCAACAGCTAAAGCAGGGTCTCGTGCAGCATTAGCATATGGATCTACTAAACAAGGACAAGATAAGATTGTTAGAGCAGGAGAATGGGTAGATAGTAAACTAGCTGGATGGAGAATGAATAGGGCTATTAATGCTAACGGAATAGAGAGAACAGATGGAAGTTTAAATAAAAGATTAGCATCTATAATGAGTGAAGATGAACGAAGCTTTATGAAAGGTTTAGATAAATATAAGATCAAAGATACAGTACAAGGTTTAAATCCTGCTGAAGTTAAAGAGATTGCACAAAAGCTTGGAGTATCTACGCAGGATGTACTAGCTAGACAATATGAAATATTAACTGGTTCTACTAGAATGGATAAAGGATTTGATGCTCTTACTGCTGAAGGTAATATTAAAGCTACTATGCTTGCCGAAGGTAATAAAGCTACTGCAAATTCTAAACTAACAGAAATACTTGAACAAAGACTTGGTCCTCAGTTGAGTATACTACAAGAAGAACAAAAACTTGGAACTCTTAGAAACGTAGCTAAAGATGAAAAAGCTATGAGACAAATCTTAGATGTAATGGAACAAAACCATGGTGCTTTAGGAGCTAATCAAACTGAAATAGCGAAGAATGCTGCTATAAAAGCAGAGCTAATCAATAAGTATCCTATGTTAGAAGGAAGATTTATACAAGCTGAAAGGGCATATTCTAGAAGTATTATTGGTAGAGGAGCTATAAAAGTAAGTGAAGGTGTAGGTAAAGCTACTGAAGCTATTAAAACTCAAGCGGCTACTGCAAAAGGAATGGTACAATCTGGATTGCATCAATATAGAGATGATTCTAAGTTATTAAATACTATATTTGGTAAAACAGAGAGAACTGCTTTATCTGAAGCAGAACTAGCTGAAAGAGCAAGAGTATTAAGAGAATCAGGAAAATATAGTGAAGCAGAAATTGAGCAAACCTTAAAGAAGCTACGTTATCAAGATATGGGCATTAGAGGTAAAATTAGTAGTAAATTATCAGATGCAGCAAGTGCAGCTAAAACAAGTACTAAGAATTTCCTATTTGGTGGACACACTTATGGATTATCACCACAAGAAATGAATAATCAAGTACTAAGATTAATGCAAGATGGATATACTCAGAAAGAAGCAATGGAAGAAGTAAGAAAGTTATCATTAGAAAGGTCACGTACTAGCTTAGGTATTATGAGAGATACCTTAACACAAGATTATCAGCGTGCTAAGAACTTTGGTACTAGAATAGTAGAGAGTGATGCGGTTAAAGCAGCAAGTAATATGGCTAGAAGTGCTGGAGAAACAGTAGGTGGTGTAGCTAAAGGAGTAGGAAATGCAGCAGGAAAGGTTGTTAATTTCTATACAGCTCCTACAAGAGCATTATTAAACGTCGGTGATTATGCATTACAAGGTGTTTCTAAAGTCGGAGAAGCGGCTGCATTTGGTAAACAATTATTGAATACAGTAGATGATGATTTAGCAACTAAGTTTGGTAAAGGTTATAAAGTAGCATCATTTGTTCCTAAGACTATGGCGCAGATGCCACTAGAAGCTCTTAGAGGATTCGGTAATACGGCTGAATTAATTAGAGGTGGAATTAGTGGTAATATGGCCAAGCTTGGTGATATGGCGCTAGACGCAGGTTCTAAAGGAAGTTTTGTACAGGGTAAAGTACTAGAAGAAGGAGCATCTATTTATAAGAAAGCTGGATTTAAAGTAGCTCAAGGTACAGAAGGAGCATTTAATAAGATCTTTAACTTCATTATGACCCCATTACAGAAGATTGCTAGTTTGGCAGCAGAAGTACTAGGTCATATTCCTGGGCTTAAGACAAGTTCTTTAAATAGTGGATTCCAGAAACTAGCTGAAGGATTGGCGAAAGCAATAGAGAAAAAAGGTGGAGCAAGACTATTTGCCTCAATTGGACGTAAACTTATCCCATATGTAGGGCAAGCATTGATGGCTTACGACTTTGCAGAAGCATTTTATGATGGTATGACTAATCCAGGATTGGTATTAGGTATTAATGATCAATCTACTATAACGGAAACAGAAACTGTATTGGCAGCTATTACAAATGCAATTGTTAAGACATGTACTCTTGGTATTCTAGATGGTAGAGATGTAATAGATCTTGTTATGGACACTATTGGTCCTGTTATCGGATATACTGGAGCAGGATTAAAAGAGAAGAGAGATGCAGCTAAAATTGAATTAGATCGTTTTAATATGGAGCATGGTACTAATCTTACTCAAAAAGAATTTATGGATCTTAATGGTCAGCTAAATAAGAAAACTGTAATGGATAATGTAATGAATGCTGGTAAGTTTGTTGCCGGAAAGGCAGTAGATTTTATAAAGCAATTACCCGATATTATTCTTGATAATATTAGAAATCTAGCTGAAGGAGCATTCAATATAGCAGAAGATATTAAGGGAGTTAAGAATTATTGGGATACTTTGTATAATAGAGCACAAGCAATAGCGTTTAATGATGCTGGACCAGAAGAGATTGCTAGATGGAATCAACAGATTCAGATAGATCCTAATGAAAGATTTGCCGGTATTAAGATGATGATGAAAGACTTTGCTACTAATCATTTCTTCTTAATGTCTACGGGTGGATTTGTTGTAAGTAAAGTACTAGATGTCACTAGAAGTGTATTTGGTGGAATTGGAGATGCATTTGGTAACCTAGCAGGAACATTCACTAGAGTTAAAGATAGAGTAATAGCAGGTGATCCTTTAGGAGTTATTACTGCTGGATATGATGCTTATAATGCAGGTGGATATCAAGGTTTTGGTGGTGCTATTGGATCATTAGTTGGTACATTGATGAGTGGTTTTGCAGTTTCTCCTGCTGCATTAGTATGGGTAGGTAGATCTGCTTTCGATGCTGTGAATGAGGTACTAGAAAGTGTTAATAGAATTAATCCTGAAGATGGTTTTGCAGAAATTTCTCAGTTAGCTCAAGAAGGTCATCCAATAGATTTGATTGGTGTTGCTAATCCATTTGATGAAGATGATTCATTTGGTGGTAGGGTAGCTGGTATTGGATTTAGTATCTATAAGGGAGTAAACTTTGTAAGAGCTACTTTTAATGCTATAGCTAAAGCTGGATTCTCAGCTATTGAATGGATGGGTAATATTGGTGGTAATAAATTCGATCCTAAATTCTATGAAGAATATGAGTTTAAAGAAGTCTGGGATAATACCTATTTAGATCATAGAGAGATTGTGTTTGATGCATCTAAACCAATGACTGTATTCGGTGCTTTTGCAGATTTGATGTATAAGTATTTCAAACTTCCTGGAAAGATTTTTGGATATATTGCTAGTAAAGTATTTGATGGTAATAGTAGTATTCTAGATACTTTAGGTGGATTGAAGAATAAGGTAAGTAACTTCTTTAAGTGGTGGGATGAAACAGATCAAAAGTCTAAAATAGAAAGTACTGATGCTGGTGACGTAAAGAAGAAGATAGAAGATTATAAGAAGACTCCAGAAGAAAGAATAGCAGAAGCTAAGAAAGCTCATGAACAATTAGAAGCTCTTAAAGCAGCCAATGCAGCTCAAGCTGAAAGAGATAAGAAGAAGAGAGAACTAGATAAATTATATAATGAATTACCTCCAGATGAACAGCAAAAGTTTAGAAAGCAAGTTGACAGTACTTATAGAACAGATGAAGACTTGGCGAAAATCAATGCTTCTAAAGAAGAAGTTAAGCAAAACGCTATCAAAGAGATTAAAGAATCTGAGAATCTGAGTGATTATGATAAGGCATATTTGATTAATAGAGTCAATAGTGGTAAGATACTAAGTCAGAAAGTTAATCAGATTATTAGAGGAGAAATAAATGTAGAGCTTAAAGATGTTGCACAGAATGAGCAACTCACAGATTATGTACCAGAAGATGGTACTGGTTCAGGAAAAGAGAAAGATCCTAAGATAAGGAATTCTTATAGAGTAGATCCTAATAGAACTTATACGTTTGAGAATGGTAGACCAGAAACTGATAGATTCATTAGAGCTAAGTATGGTAAAGGTTCTGATTTAGAGGGTTATAATGGTCCTGAGTTCAATAAGATTGATGAAGAGAATGATAGCTTAACAGTAATCAATGCTAAGAAAGAAGTACAGAATAGATATATGGCTGCTAATATTGGTGCTAACTACTCTCAGTTAGATCCATCTATTAAAGATATTCAGTTCAATAAAGATTCTGACACAGAGAAGATGACTATTGGAGAACGTGCTTGTGGTCCTATGGCTATGGCATCTGCTATCACCGGTGCAACTGGACAGAGAGTAGATCCATTATCTATGGTAAAGAGTGTTAAGGATGAAGAGTTAGAGACTGATGGTGGTACTAAGTTTAATTACTTTAAGAGAATGGCATCTGATGCTGGATTGAGTGCAGATCAGACGAGTAATAAGAGTGATATACTTGATAATCTTAAGCATGGTAAACCTACTATTCTAATGGGTACTGATGATAGAACAAGTCAATCTACTCCATTTGGACCTAACCCACACTATGTAACTGCTACTGGAGTTACTAAGAGTGGAGACATAGTAGTCCAAGATCCTGAAGAGAGAAGAAGTAATGTTCTATATAATGCTAACCAAGTTCTTAATAAGAGTAGTGTAGGATTCAATATTACATCTGAAGGAAAGCAACAGATAGAGACTAATGCAGAGAGATCTAGAAGACTTACTGAGATGAGAAGAGCTGCATTCCTAGGCAAAGGTTCTAGTAAAGTTAAATATGGTATGGGTACTCCTGCAACAGATAGCGATCCTCCATTTGCACAGATTGCAGTAGATATTACTAAGCTAGTAGGAAGTGAGCATCCTGAATTATTCTGGGCACAATTGATGCATGAAACTGGTGGTCCTAATAAGTATCTAAGTGATATGGAGAGTATTGTTATTCCTAAGATTGGTGCTGATGATCATAACTATGGTGGATTCACTTGGTATGAAGGAATGGGTGAAGACCATAAAGGTGTTCCTCGTCCTGAAGGTGGATATTATGCTAGATTTAATTCTGATGAAGAATATGCTCAAAGAGCTTTCAATAATGTATATAAACGGTATCAATCTGATATTGCTAATGCTGATAATCCTGAAGACTTTGCTAGAATACTTAAAGAGAATGGATATTATGCTGGAGATCAAGCAAATTATGCTTCTGGATTGAGTGCACATTTAAGAGACTATAAAGATGATCTACCTAAGTTAAAAGGGTATAAACCTGGTACTAAACAATCTACTGATATTGCTGACGTTAAAACTGGTTCTGATAAGACTTCTACTTCCACTAGTAGTGGCGGTGGAGGTATCATGGATCAGTTTGGCGGTGGCGTAGTAGGAAAGATGTTAGCTAGTGCATTTGGACCACTTGCCATTATCCATGCTAATCTCTTTGGTGGTAATATTGGTGGAGGAAACCCCTCAGATGCCAAACCTGTTACACCTGCTGGAGATGTAAAGCCTGGTGGAGGAAGTGGATTAGCAAATGTAGTTCATAAAGAATATAAGTGGGCTAGTGGATTAGAGAATAGAAAAGAGACTAAACAGATTATTCTACATCATACTGGAGCAGGTAATAGTGCTAAAGATGATAGAGATGTTGGAGCAGATGAGATACATAAATGGCATCTAGGTAATGGATGGGCAGGTATCGGATATCACTTTGTAATCAGAAAGAATGGTACAATAGAAGAAGGAAGACCTATTGATACAGTAGGATCTCATTGTCAAGGTCATAATAGTGATAGTATTGGTATTCACTTATCAGGTACTTTCGTAGAGGATGTTAAACCTACAGCAGAACAGCTTAAGTCTTTGTATCAGCTCATTAAGGATGTAGCTACTAAGTATGGATTTGATGTAAGTAGGAAGACAGTAAAAGGTCATAAAGAATATAATAACACAGATTGTCCTGGACCTGGAATATTCAACCAGATAGATGATATTGTGAATAAAGCTAAAGCATGTACTCCTAGTGCTGGATTAAAGGATAATGTGCCTGGTACTAAAGATCCAATGTCTATGAAGCAGCCAGGTACTAAAGATCCAATGTCTATGAAGGGTAAAGGTAGTGGAAAGAGTAAATTTGGTAAAGGTTCTAATATTGAAGGTTATAATGGTCCTGATTACAATAAGATTGATGAGGATAATGATTCACCAGCAGTAAAAGAAGCTAAGAGACAATCACAGCTTAAATGGATTAAAAATCAAAATCAGACTGGAAATACTATGCAAGATCTTGGGTCTTATAATGGTCCTGATTACAATAGATTGGATCCCACTAAAGATACTATAACTGCACAGAAAGCTAAAATTGAAGCACAAAAGAAATGGTATGAGCAACAGCCTAAAGAATATAAAACTATGAATTCTATTCAGACTGATATTGGAACTACACTAGCTAGTATTAAACCTGAAAAGAGATCTATGGCTGATAAAGAGATAGCAAGGCATATAAATATCAAAGAAATTGCTACAGTAAAAGATAGATTGCTACAACAATCTAGAGGAGTTAAGACAGAAGTAGATGATGAACAGCTACAGAAGATGCCAGTTAATGTGAGAGAGCTATTTGATAGAAAGCATAGATTTGATGAAGTTTTAGAGAAAGCTAAGTCTAAATATGGTAAGGGTAGTGGTGATGCTATAACTTCAATGGATCCAGGAGAACTTTGGAAATATATCAGAAGTAAAGGTTGGTCAGAGAATGCTACGGCAGCTCTTATGGGTAACTTTGATGCTGAATCTTCCTTAGATCCTGGTGCATGGGAAGGCAATGAGAAGCACTATGATACTCTAGAAGCAGTAGAAGAAGCAGGATTCCCTGGTGGAAAAGATAAAGGATATGGGCTGCATCAATGGTCTGCTGGAGCAGGTGATTCAAGACGTGACAGATTGAAAGAATATGCAGGACAAGTTGGAGGTTCTACAGGTAGTTATCAAACACAAATAGATTATCTTGGTAATGAATTCTTACATCATGAAAAAGATATAACTCTAGGCAAATCTTCAGTACAAGCATTGCTAGATCAGTTAGATGGACCTGATGTAAAATCAGCTACAGAAGTATTTATGAAGAGAGTAGAAAGACCTAATGAGAATCCAGAGGTTAATCATCTATATACAAGAAGAATACCTAAAGCTGAAGAGTACTATAGTAAATATTCTACAGGAGATAAGACACCTACTAAGATTGTAGATAGCGCAGGACCTGGAGCAGCAGTAGCTATTGGTTCTGGCGATGCTACATCTATTAGTGCTGATTTAGGAGATATGGGTAGCCTATTTGGTGGTGGATTAATTGGTCAAACATTGGCTAAGTTCTGGACTACTGACCCATATGCTAAAGATCTATTGATTAAAGCAAAAGCACTCGGATTACTAACGGTACCTAAGCCTAATGCAGGAAATACTAATTCTAATGGTTCTCAGACAGCAGCAAGTGCAGGCGCAGAAGCAGCGCAAGGACCTAATGCTGGAGCTCCAGTAGGAGATAACCCAGTAGATGCATTGTTGAAATATCATAACTTTACTAAGGATGAAGGAATAACGTCAGATTATGGACCTAGAACATTAAATGGTGCAGAAGATTTCCATGGTGGTGTTGACTTAGCTTATGGAAGCGGAGATCCTATATATACACCTGTAAACGGTGTTGTTGATGATACATGTACTGAAGGCTATGGTGCAGGTTATGGACACTTTGTTATAATCAAGGATGCTAAAGGGAACTATCATATGTTTGCCCACAATGCAGCTCCTACAGTAAAGCCTGGTCAAACAGTAAAAGCTGGAGATCAAGTTGCTACGGCAGACAATACAGGTCATTCATTTGGAGATCATTTACATTACGGTATTCATCCTGATGCTGGTTGTACTAAAAAATCTGGAATGAATCCTTGGGAATACTCATTATCTGGTACAGGTAGTGGTAAGACTAAATATGGAATGGCTAGTGATCCATGGAAGAATGTACAGTTTGATCCTAATGGAGATATTAAAGGATACAATGGACCCGATAAGTATAGATGTAAACCTACAGATTCAGATGAGATAATACTACAGAAGCTAGAGAAACAACGTAGATGGAAGAAGAGAAGAAGTGGAATCTTTGGATGGTTAGATGATTTCTGGATTAAAGTAAGAGATGCTATCGCATATCCATTTAAACAAACAACTCCACAGAAGCTAATGGAGCCAATAGCAGATAAAGTAGAATATGATGAGTGGAAAGAGAATGACTTCATTAAAGATATCCGTAGTAGAGATACTTCATTACTTGGTATTACTCAAGCTAAGATAGATACATTCCAAGGTGGAGAATACTATAATGATTCTAGTAAAGCATCAAATGTAGTCAGAGAGTATATTAAAGGTGTAGGTACATTAGAAGATGTAGCTAAAGCAGTTGGATTTAATAGAGAACCTGATCCTAGTATGCCTTTGAATCAGGCAGCACAACAAGCACTTGGATATAGAGAATATAGTCCTGTTAGAACATGGCAACACTTCTTAGTAGATTCTTATATGTGGAAGCGTGGAGGTATGTTACCAGTTGATCGTTGGATGACTGGTGGTGTAGATCCATTTGCAGAAACTAAGATAGATAAACCAGATGTAGTTGTTCCTAAGAAAGATGATATAGCTCCTAAGATGCCTAATACTCCTATTGAAGTTACTAAACCTGTTGAAATGCCTAAACCTAATATTCCTACTGAAGTTGTTAAACCTGTTGAAATGCCTAAACCTGATGTTCCTAAGATTGATGTTGATAGAATTCCTAGAACTCCTGGAACATTCCCAGAGAATAAGCCTAAACCTGCTGTTCCTAAGATTGATATTGATAGAATTCCTAGAACTCCTGGAACATTCCCAGAGAATAAGCCTAAAGCTATATTTACTCCTGATCAATTGAATGAAATGAGAAGAAAAGTATTTATACCTAATTTGGGACTAGGTTCTAGATATGGTATGGGTGCAGTTACTACTATTGCGAAATATGTAGCTACTAAGTTAGGTGGAAAAGGTGCAGAGAAATATGCAGGATGGAATTTATATGATATTCTAGTTGATCTTGGATTTAGTGAAGACTTTGCTAGTTTCTGCGCAGGTGCTATGGATGTAGCAGATTTGATTAGTAATCCTTTTGTGTTTATATTAGAAGCTTGCGCTAAATACGCATATGAGAATCCTGATGGTAATCCTATGGCTAATATGCAATACATGGGTATTGGTAGTGGTAAGATTAAATATGGTAAAGGGATTAAAAAAGATGGTCTTAAATGGTTAGGAAAAACAGTTCTTGGAAATGAAGCATATGAGAAAGCTTCAAATTATATTACTGAAAACTTCCCTGCATTGGCTAATATTTTAGATTTTGCTGGATATTTCGATATTATATCACTAGCACAACTTCCTTTTGAAAGAGCAAAAGCTCTCAATGACAGAATTGCTTCAGGAGAAATAACTCCTCAGCAAGCTCTAGAAGAAGCACAAGCTCTTCAAGGAGAAGGTAGTGGTAAGACTAAATATGGTAAAGGTTCTAAGGGTGTAAATGTTAATATTCATAACTTGTCAGATTGGTCAGCAAGTGGTATTGGAAAGATAAGTGCAGATATTACTAAAGCTGGAATGAAAGCTATAAGACAGTCAAGAACTGGACACAAAGAAGGAAGAATGTTTGTAGCTTATCCTGAGACTAATGATCCTAGTGCTTATATTGATCAGATTAATCAAATTATAGCTTCAGTTGGTGCTAATGCTGATATAGAGAAAGTAAGTATTCGTAGTTCTGATGGTACTATGACATATAGTGTTCCTTATGATAAATTCATGGCATTACCTAAGTCTCAAGAATCTTTTGATGAATGGTATAGAAATAAGAGTGGATTTAATCCTAATATGGGTGATAAGCCTATTACTCCTGAAGCTAAACCACAACAGGGTAAACCTAGCCCACAACAAGAGATGTTACAAGAGAGAGCTAAACAAGTACAAGAAAGAGCTAAGATAAAAGAAGATAAGAAACCTATTGAGAAACCACAAGATATTCAAGAGAAACCTATTCCTAAACCAGAGACTCCATCTATTGAGAAACCTAAAGAAGAAGATAGAAGATCACTACAAGAAAGACTAATGCAAAAGAGAGGTAAACAAGTACAAGAAAGAGTTAAGGTAGTAGAAGAGGAAAAGAAGAAGATAGAAGAACCAAAGCCGAAAATGATAGAAACAGCTCATGATACCTTTAAAGATGTTCATGTACCTACAAGAGATGAGAAGATAAGAACTAATCCATTTAAGGAAGAATCTAATAAAGTTGATTGGAAAGCTAATGCATTTATTAAGGACAATGCTTCTAGAGATACTTCACTATTAGGAATTACTCAGGCTAAGGCAGAAAAGTTTAAAGGCGGAGAGTATTATAATGATGCTAGTAAAGTTAGTTCTACATCAAGATTGTATATTAAGGGAGCAGCTACTCTTGATGAAGTTGCTAAAGCAGTTGGATTTAGTGGTATTCCTTCAGATAGTACTAAGCTTAATCAGTCTGTACAGCAAGCACTTGGATATAGAGAATATAGTCCTGTTAGAACATGGGCACATTTTGTAGTGGATGCAGAGCTATGGAAGAAAGGTGGTATGTTACCAGTTGATCGTTGGTTAACTGGTGGTGTAGATCCATTTGAAGAACTTAAGAAGCCTATTGAGAAGGCACAAGATATTCCAGAGAAACCTATTCCTAAGCCAGAACCTGCTAAGAGTAAAGTAGAAGAGTCTACAAAGAAAGAAGAGATTCATGTACCTACTAGAGATGAGAAGATAAGAACGAATCCATTTAAGGAAGAGACTAAGAAGGTTGATTGGAAGGCTAATGCATTTATCGAAGATAGTATGAAGAGAGATACTAAAGTTGGAGATATTACTCAAGCTAAGATAGATACCTTTAAAGGTGGAGAATACTTCAATGATGCTAGTAAAGCTAGTCCTACAGCAAGGCTTTATATTAAGGGAGCAGCTACTCTTGATGAAGTTGCTAAAGCAGTTGGGTTTAATGGTATTCCTACAGATGATACTGTACTTAATCAGGCTACACAACAAGCACTTGGATATAGAGAATTTGGATTAAATAGAACATGGGCACACTTTGTAGTAGATGCAGAGCTATGGAAGAAGGGCGGTATGTTACCGGTTGATCGTTGGACAACTGGTGGTGTAGATCCCTTTGAAGAAGATAAGACTAAAGAGAATGTGAAGCAACCTAACAACAAGATTGAAGGAGAAGTAGAAGATGCAGTTAAGTTGAAGGAAAAAGGTTTAGCACCTGAGGTAGCTCCTAATGGAAAGCACTATGAAGAGAAAGAAATACTAGCTCTTATGGATAAGGGAGAGACAAGAGAATCAGCAATAGCTACATTGTCTAAGATGGATAAGTATTGTAAGAAGGAAGATAAGAAGAATAAGAATCCTATTGATGCATTCAACGCTCTGCTTAAGAAGATACAAGATGAGGTAAATAATCTATTCAAGAACTTTGGTGTAGAGAGTGGAATAGTAAAGAATGAGAATGAACTAGATGAGCTAGGTAATATTAAAGCATACAAAGGTCCTAAAGAAGCTCTAATTACTAAGGATGATAATGATGAGGTTAAGAAAAAGAAACTAGAGACTCAGAAGAAATGGATTGAAGAGAATAAGAAGGAATCTAAGCCTACTATAGATACGAATAAGCTACCAGACTATACTGTCGGTGGTGGATTTAGTGGTGATCTTAAGAAGAATAAACAAGTTAATCAGCTAGAACAGCTAGAGAATCTTAAGAAGGAACAACCTGAAAAGAAAGATAATATTCCTACAATTATTAGACAACAAGAAGAAGATAGAGCTAAGGTAAAAGATATTGAAAAGGAAGATACTTTAGAAGATATCAAGAAGCAAACTGAAGAAACTATCACTCAGATGGATACTGTTAATCAGACTCAGTTAAAGAATGCTAAGGATAATATTGATTCTCCTCCTACTGGTGCTGTAAGTCAAGAAGAAGCAGTAAGCCTCTTACGTGAAGGTGTAAATTACTTGAAGATTATAGCTAATGCTCTTACTGGTGGTAACTTGAACAATACTGTCAATAATACTGTGAATGTACGTGGAGGAAATAATATAAGCATGATAACGAATAATAAAAGTGCTAGAGATAGAGGAGACGAGACTGCTAATATTGATGCTTTACAAGCGATGGCCGCTGCGTTGTTTAATGTCGCATCTAGATAAAGTCAATGGGGAGTGCAATTTTGCACTCCCTAAACTTTTTGATAAGGCAGGTGTTAAATATGATGTATTATTACATCGGACGTTATCCGATATGGGTTAAAGATGAACCTAGTGTTCATGGAAAGAATATCAATATAGTTAAGGAAGGAGACTATGTTTCTTGCAAGAATATAAAGGATAATTGGATGGAACTATCTAAGGGATATGTATATACTCTTGATAGTGACGGCAAGATGATGTTTACTAATGATGCTAATGTAATAGCTAGAAGACATAGTAGAGAAGATATGAGTGTAGTAGATAGATTCATAGCATATGAAGGAGAAGAAGAAAGAACTTCAGAGGACTACTCACAAGATTATCCTGAAGAAGGTCAAGAGAATAGCTACTCATATACAGATGCTAATGGTACTCGTAAGCATGTTACTACCCAGAATAAAGGCAATGGTGAATATAATAAGATGATCTCTTATCAAGATAGCAAGAATAGAGATATAACTGAGCAGTATCGTTATGATACATCTGGTTCAATAAAGTATCAGAAGACAGAGAAGTACGATGATAATGGTAATAAAGTTATAACAGAGAAAAGTCCAGATATGACTATTACAGAATCTAAAGAAGTTATGGCAAATGGTGAAAAGATAAAGAAGGTTGTTAAGACTGATGGTAATGGAAAGGTGATATCTACATCTAGGTTAGATGAACATGGTCAAGCAGCTAAACCAATGGATGAGAATCAAGCTCAAGAGGCTGTAGGTAATTACTATGGAGCTGAAGGAAACGCTATAGGTCACTCACCTTCCACATCTAATCTTAATCTACAAATTAAGGATACTTTTGGTATTCATGGTATGCCATATCAGTTTATGGATATTGTAGATAGACCGGTGAAAGGTGATAGTAAACTAGGAAGAATATTTGCTGATAGGGTAGTATCTAGAATGCCATTAATGATAATGTGTCCTGGAGAACCTAAGTTCTTAGCAGGATGGAAGGAAGAAGATGTTAAAGATTTCTGGCAAAATTTTATATCTTCTATGGGTGGCGGTGGAAGTCTAGATCAAGTATTAACAAAGAATGGTAGATACTATGTCTTTGAAGAGAGATGGGATGAGTATGCTAAGTATCTAAATCCATTATGTCGTCATGCAGCTATATTCCTCGGTATAGGTGGAGATCTTTTTCCTGGTACTGATGATACTACTTTAGCTCAAGGTAGATATGAGAAATTTGGTAATGATGAAATAGCTAAGAAGTTTAATTATAGACATTCTGCTGCATTCTATATTAATAGCGATACTCAGGTAACAGACAATATGTCTAATCAAACTATGAGGTCTTCTATAGCTGATAAAGTAAATGGTATGTCGGATATTGCTAAAGAGATACAGTTCTTATTAGGTTCTGCTGGAGCTATGACTGGATCTAAAACGACCAATACGTTATCTAATATACCACAAAATGCTCAAATGAATGCAGAAAATGCCCAAAAATGGGTAGAAGATGCACTAGGATCAGGAAGTTTCTTAAGTAAGATAGCTGGTAACTTAGCTACTGTAGTACAAGGTGGTAAGCTTATCTTCCCAGAGATATGGTCTGATTCACTCTTCTCTAAATCATATCAAATCAATATAAAACTTAGGTGCCCTAACCCAGATCCATTATCTTGGTTTTGGACTATATGGGTTCCTATAGCACATCTACTTCCATATGTATTACCTAAACAATCTGGTCCTAATGGATATATAGCTCCATTCTTAGTAAGAGCTTTTTATAAAGGATTCTTTAATTGTCAGATGGGACTAGTTACTGGTATTAATATAACCAGAGGTGCTGGTGCAGGTGACTGGACACTAGATGGTTTAGCCTGTTCAGTAGATATTTCCTTAGATATAAAGGATCTATACTCGATTCTATCTGTCACTCAGGAAGGTGCTAATGAATTTGAGATCTTGTCTAATATAGGACTCTTAGACTATGTAGCTAACATGTGTGGCGTTAATATAAATGAACCAGATTTAGGACGTATGATAACTACCTGGTACTATATTAAGACTAATATGGCTAGTAATGTAATTAATCAGACTTTGAATACTATAGACCAGTGGGCAACCAATGTCTTAACTGGAATGTGGCGACATTAGAATTTTACATATATAGCCACACTTATATAAAATAATAGATAATGAGTGATAATGATGAAAAACAGAAAAAAGAAAGCAGAAGAATATGAAGCTAAGTACTCAGATATTCCTAGAGACTTCTATGAGAGACTAAATTGGATGTGTGATAGATTCATTATAAAGGAATCCAAATATAAAGAAATACTAAGCAAGAAAGACAATATGATATCTAATATGTACTACTCTATCTATAGAATAATTCTATACGAAGAACCAGAAGGATCTCCTAGACCTAGATTCAGATTAGTAAATAGACATAGTTTATTACAAGAAGCAGTAAGCAATAGCTTCTTTGTTCACGTATATTCTATTACTGGTGCTCAAGATAGAAACTATATGAAGAGACTAGTATCAACAGAAGAACTGTATCAGTTAGAATCTATTATCTATACAGCATGTGATGTAGACTACTATGCATTCCTTAAGACACCATCTTACTTTAATACGACAGATAAGTTCTTAGCAGAGATAGGTCTTATTAGACCTATAGCAAAACCTGATTGGGATAACATAGGTAAGAAGTATAGTGATATGTATAACGGAAATGTATGGATTGATGATGAGTGTGTTATAGAAGGAAGAGTAGGAAAGTATTACTCTATACTACCTAGAGTGGAGATAACTCTTAAATTCCTTAATGCACTATATCATAGGAATCAGTACATGAAGATGAGTAAGCGACTAGATAAACCTATTGCTTACTATGACAACAAAGGAAATGTGATTCAAGGAGATGTAAATGTATGACAGTATATACACCATATATTCATTATCTTAGAACATGGTTGTATGACAATATATATAATGATAAGAATCATCGAGATTATATTCTACATTGTATAAATGAATGTATTGGATATAGAGATCCATTCTTTCAAGAACAACCACTTGCTATAATCGTAAGATGTGAAAAGAATAGTAATCTCTTGAATCTATACAGGGCTTTTGAAAATGCTCTGATAAATATAGTATCTGGACAATACTCTATAGAAGAAGAGATTGCTAAGATCATCAATACTAATAACTTGCCAAACAGTATATGGGATTTTAAGAATGACATCTTTGAAAACCCATCTCATCTATATCTTAGTATAGGTCAGATAGATGATATGGCAATTATCAATCTATGAAAAAAGAAAAAGAGGTACCATAAGGTACCTCTATCTTTATTACTTCTTAGAACACATACCAGTAGAACTACTAGAGCTAGATGAAGATGAACTAGAAGATGGAGTAGTACTTGAAGGAGATGAACTAGATGATGAACTACTTGAAGGAGATGTCTTAGTAGGATCAGATGTTTCCTTAGGAGTTTCACTCTTATATTGTTCACTCTTAGATGCAGGAGTACTAGGTTGACTCATATCTTCTAGTACCTTTTGAATATATGCTTCATCTACATTGACAATCTGTAGAGCATTGACTGTCTCTAGTAGACCATACATCATTACTGCTGTCTCTACAAGAGCATCTACATTAAGAGTACCTTCAGTGAAGAATGACTCTCTAATGACTTGATCCTTCATTACACTCTTACCAAGAGTCTTTACCATCTCTCCTAGTACAGACCTACTATACTTCTCTCTAGCTTCTCTAATCAGTTTATTAGTCTTTACATTGATCTTCTGAAGACGCTGTTCTTTAATAGCTTCAATCTCTTCATCAGTCTTACCATGGTATTGTTCTTTAAGCTGATCATTATCTACTTCAGCCTTAGCCTGGTTATTACTAATGATATCAGTGATAGCATTTTTCATATTACGGTTCTCATCTAAGAAACCACTAATACTATCAGCTACTCTGCTCTTGATAGTATCAATAACTTCTTCAGGAGTAGCCTGAGCTAAACCAGAATAGAATGTTTCCTTAGCGTTAGTAGGAATACCGAATGAAGAAGGATCATTCTTATCATTATTCTCAGCAATATCCTTAGCTGTCTCGTTAATAAGTCTAGCATACTCAGAAAGAACATCATTCTTATAGCTAAACCTAGTGAGTAGCTTAGAGACTCCACCATTCTCTTTAATGAAATCCTGTACAAATCCTCTTTGAAGATTCTGAGGATCAATACCTCTCTTATAGGTTTCCTCAACCATCATTGGAGGAATACTTTGACTATAAGAGAACATGATTGCTTCTGTAAGTAAAGCTTCTTTAATACTTCTCTTGAAGTTACTATAAGCTTTACTATTCTGCTCCTGAATAATTCCTTTACGGTTAAATTCTTTAGAAGCATCATAAGATTCTCTTAAAGCTCTCTGTTTATTCTTCTTATCAAGCTTAGCTTGGATTCTTTCATTCTCTTCACGTAGAGCTTGTTGTTTCAATAGCTTCTGTGTGAATTCTTTATCGGTTAATAATCTAGGCATAAGATATATACCTCCTAATTAGAATAGAGCAGATGCTGTACTATCAGGAACATTATCCATGATATCATCTGCTTTGAGGGTCTTCTTAGTCTGAGATATCTCTCTTACTACCCTACCCTCAGTCTGTCTACTATCTATCATAAAGAAGTCAGCTAGCTTTCTGAATCTCTCAGCAATAGCCTTCTGTCTCTTAATAACCATATTTCTATTACCTACAGTTTCTGGTTCATCTTGCTTAAGACGTTCAGCATTGATCTCTAAGAGATCTGCCTGTAGATTGAAGTAATCAGAAATCCTTGTACGAGTATAGTAGAAGAAGTATGTAAGCTCTCTTAGAATCGGAAGAATATTAAATAGGATAACAGCCACAGCACCAGCAAGAGCTAGTGTAGCCATAGTGGATGTACCTAAGAAATGTCTCTCTTCCGTAGCATTCGTAGTAGTGAGAGCCTTATCAATACTCTTATCATCACAGATCTTATTATATTCCCTAAGATTGTTGAAAAGTAAGCTGTTCTTAGACTTACTCATACCAGCCTTGTCAAAGGAAATAGAGAATGACTCACTTCCAGGATTCTTAATGAATTCAATACAAGAAGAAATCAATAGAGATGTACTAGCTACGATAGCAAGAACCACTGTTTGATATGTGAATACAGTGAATCCAGCACCTCTCTGATAGCCAGTCATAAATAGCTCTTTTCTTTCCCTTGTATTATCAATAGCCCTCTTAACAATATCTACCTGATCAGTAGGTTGTTTATACTGAGTGCAGATACTAGAGATAGTATCTAAGCACTCTTCAATCTTAGCAATGTTAGAAAGAGCATCAATATCTCCCTTAGTATTAGGAATTTCACCATAGTCAATATCAGTAGACTTATCAACGATCATATCATATAGCTTATTAGTCAAAGACTGAAGCACAATAGATTGATCATCTTCATCCACTGTAGTCATAATAACTCTAGTATTATGATCAGACATATCTAGGTTTTCCATTACAGCTCTATTAAACTCAGGAGTCTTAAATGGTCTCTCATATGAGGGATCTACCCTAAGTCTAGTAGCCTCTAAGAATCCCCTAGGTTTAGGAATAGGTACTGACTTAACTCCTACTTTGAAGTATGCATCAAACTCTTCTTCTATGGCTTTGATTGGATCAAAAGTATGAGGAGAATTAGAAGAAATAGAACCATGCTCTTCAAGATCATCTTCCTTCTTCTTAGAGTTCTTCTTTCCTTTCTTTTTCTTCGACTTCTTGTCATCCTCATCCTTATCGTCATCGTCCTTTTCATCATCTTTATCATCGTCGTCTTTCTTCTTACTCTTCTTAGACTTCTTATCATCATCTACATCTTTATGTAAATCCTTATCATCATCATCAGAATCAGAATTGCTAGAATCTTTATCACTGTCACTATCATCGGATCCTTTAGACTTAGACTTAGAATCAGATGAATCAGAATCACTGTCATCGAGATCAATAGAATCAATATCATCAGTAGAAGTATCTTCATCTTTCTCATCATCTTTCTTTTTCTTACTCTTCTTAGCAGTTTCTAGTAGTAAGCTATTGATCATAGCATCAGTCCATCCATTCTCCTTAAGAGTACGGATAGCCTTACCAGTAGTGAATGACTTAGAACACTTAGCAACTGCTTTAGCCTCTGGAGACAAAGGATTACTAGCAGTTACTCCAAACTCATTCTCAATAGCACTCTTTAGACCTTCACTATCTATTGAAGGGTTATAAATTCCCATTGTACTATTCACCTCACCATTTTAGTCATAAGATTAACGATCTTCTTATAGTTTTGATCTCCAGTTTCACGTTCTAGAGATCTATAAGAATAAGTTTCATAATTATTACTACCATCATCATATAAGAACTTCACTGATTCTAAGTTCTGATTAATGATAGCAATACCCATAAGGTTATATGCATCCATGATAGGTCTAATAACAGGTATCCTCTCGATATCTACATTATACTCCTTCTTAAGTATCTCTACTTCATCTGAAGTAACCACTAAAGATGTTATAGCAGTAGCATCATTAGTCATACCCATAGACCTACGTATACGACTCTTAATAGCTCTCTTCTCTAATAGCTTCCAGATCTTACTATCTGATCCTCTCTTAGAAGAAGACAAAGCATCTATCTTAGCCTTATCTACAGCAAAAACAAAATCCTTTAAGAAAGAGATTTCTCTTGTTGCTGCTCTAAGGAAATTATGGAATCCATGGTTATCCTTATTCCTTATAACAAGACGATTTACAATCTCTTGAGAAGGAATAGGATATAACTTAGCTTTAATTCCTATAACAGCAGTTACAGGTTCATTAGAAGCATAAGAATGGAAGTGAATTACCATCATAGTAGGAAGTAATTCATTAGCCTTAGGTACATCAGTCTTCACAAATGGATTAGCAGCCATTGAATGTGCTTTCTCCATACCTTGCATCCTATCGGAATACTGTTGTGCCCAATGTCTTTCTGGTGCACCAGCTTTTCCTCCAAGACCTTTTCTAAATTTTCTAGCATCGCTAAGATTACGTTTAGCAATTTTTGATTTTATATCAACTCTTCTATTTAACTTATCTATTTCTTCTCCTCTTTGCTTGTATTTATCAATAAGATCTCTTGTCCTTACTTTCATATGACCTTTATCTTCTAACTCTCTACCAAGATCTTCCATTGCTCCTTGAGAAAATCCTGTTGCTGCAGCAGTATCAGCAACTCTTCTTGCAGTAGCTTCACCATACTCATCTTTATAACTAGAATATATTGCATCCCATTTCAATTGATCACTAGGAGGAAGATTTCCATAATATCTACTATCCCCATAAGCATCTTCATTAATAGGTCTCATTATCTTAACAGTACCACCAGGACCACTCTTACTAAAGACTTTATACTCATTGATTCCAACAGACTCTAACTTCTTATTCTTAAGCTCATATCCTAGATTCTTCATATCTTCTTGAATGAGCTTATAAGCCCACTCTTTAAAGAATCTATTCTCTTCAATAGCAGCTTCATCTACTCTATCAGCAATAGTATCCATAGAGTCTACGAAATTATCTACATTCATATCATTAGAATCAAAGTCTAGATTCTTATGAAACTTCTGTAGATACTCATAGACGTTCTCACTATCAGTAGACACAGATAGAGCAGAAAAAAGCATCTGCATCATTGCAGCACATTTTCTCTCATGGGACTTCATAATCATAGTTGCTGATTCTAAATCAGCCTGATCACTAATCAATACAGGGAATGTAAGTATTAAATTAGATGATGCTTTAGTAATTGACCTAAAGCTTCTATTTCTAGTAGACTTACCAAAGGTAACAAAGTCATCATAGTCGTTATGTTGCTTAATACCATCAGCTATTATTTCGACTATATCTCGAACTACAGTCTCATGTATAGCTTTGGGGTCTTGTCTAAGACTATTCATATCATTAATCACCCCTTATTTAATTTAATTAAGAGTTCTAGTGACAAAAAAGAAGAGAGAGATGGGAAAGAAACTTTAAATATGGTTTATGGCATCTTTACCGAATGCAAGTATATATATATCTTCATTGATCTTATCTTGTATATAATCAATATCTTTATCAAGAAAATCAACCAAGACTTCTAATCTTCCTTTAAGATAGCCTTCTTCAAACCCACGTTTCTTTCCCCGATTATATATATCATCATATTCTTTTTCAAGCTCTTTTTCGTCCTCTTCATAACTATAATCATCATAGCCATAGTCATATGAAGAAGAACTACTATGACTAATACCTAACTCTCTCTCCTTATCTGCTATTGCTAATGGCACAGCGGCCATTCCAAGACCATCATACCTTCCAATTTTAGGACAATCAGGAATAGAGTAATTCTTTCTTCTAGACATCTTGAATCATCTTTCCTTTCTATTTGTTATTTAGTCTTAGCTAAATCTATTAGTTGGAGGTTAAATGATTCAAAACATATCTCTCTCTTCCTTCCCATATATAATATATCTCCAAGATTTTGTTTACTCAGGAAAAAAGAAAAGAGTACCCAAAAGGTACTCTAATCAATTCAAGTATTTCTTCAGGATATTTGGCGTAAGTAACTTTCGCTACAATTCTAATTTTACGCCTGGACCAAATAGATCCATATTCGGCGGAGAATCTGATACTATCTTCAATTATTAATCCACCTCCGATCACCAATACGATTCAGCGTTCCAGGGATTTATTACGTCCTTATTCGTGCGCGGCAGAAACTTTCCTTCCACTACTATCTACGCGCATAGAGCTAACCATGCTCTAAGACTAGGCGCCCCCACAATGTCTTGCGCCAGGATCGACTCTCGGAACTTCGCTTCAGGTGAATGAAATACTTATATTCTATAGTCATATTAGTCATAAAAATCTACACAAAGGTATTGTCCACCAGTGACAACCTGATCAACATCTCTATTACCTTTGTTTATAAAATCAACTCCTTTTCTTAAAACTTATTGCTCTAAGCTCACATATATAATATATGCCTATTTTTGAATTTGGTCAGAAGAAATAGAGTACCCATTTAGGGTACTCTAAATTTATTATCTTATCCATCCAAATTCAGGAACATCTTTAAAGATATCTTCTTGTTCTAGTAGATCAGATATCTCATTTAGTTTCTCACGTATCTTATCATTGGTCTTTATACCAATGGATTCATCATCTGGTATCATATTCCAGTAATACTTTAAAATATCAATCTTAATATTGATTATCTGCTGATTGATTGCTTTTTCAGTAAATAAATATGGCCTTTTGATAAGTATGTCTTTCATCCCAGTAAATATTCTCATGGTTTGTAGTCTGCAATCTAATTCCATTGCATTCTTATAGTTTTTGTGTGCATTAAAGATAATATCATTCTTAGTATCTGCACATCTATTAGAATGAACTAGTTCATGTATTATCACTGTTATTGCTAATAACTTAGCATGTTGATGCATTTCTGTACGGTTGCGTATATTATACAGATATATAGCAATCGTATCAGTTGGTCGATAGTATCTACCAAATAGTGTAGATTTTTCAAAAGAAGAAAATGCTTTAATCATCTTTATATTTACTGATCCATATTTATCTCTTCCCATGTAATCAATAACAAAATCTTTAAGCTCATTACATTCTTCAACAAACAAATCATAGTCTTTGAATCTTTTTATAGTATTTGTATCTCTCATTGAATATTACCTCATTTCTACTATAGATAGGAAGAAATAGAGTACCCTAGATGGGTACTCTAAATCCTACTTACCGATTAGTGATCAGATCTCAAACTTCAGTTCATATCCTCTTGCTTTTACTTTATCATAGAAAGCCTTGTCATTAGTTTCAGATACTTCTATTGATTTCTTAATCAAATCATGAATAACTCCTTTCCTATCTTCCTTGGTGACAGTATCAACATTAAAGCTACTCTTAAGAGCAGCGTCTGCATCCTCTCCTTTAGCAGTAATGAGTATTACTTTCATTTTAAACAATCCTTTGTTCTCTCCATTCTTATAGAGTAATTCATCAAAGATAATATTGAATGCATTATCTCCTTCGCCCTTACCGAGAATAAGATCTCTCTTTGCTTCATATATTTTCTTAGCCTCTGGACTACCATAGTTCCTAGCACGTTTATGATAACCAATCCATGCTGAGATCTTTACAATATCACTCTCCTCAAATACAACCGTGATAACATTGTCATTGTTTGTTACCTTCATAAGAATCATCCTTTCTAAAACATTATTAACTATACGGCACAATTATAATATGTGTCTAAGATTTGGTTTATTATATGATTTTTAAGACCTTAAAGTAATACTTCTTAAAGAGGTGAATTGATATGCCTAATTCAGGTGATAACGTAACTGCTCAATCATTTGAGAGCAGAGGAGATGAAGATTCTAGCTTAAAGAAGTCTAGAATGGGTAATGGCTTATTTGATAGAGAAGATATAAGAGATACAGATAAGTTCATTAGATTCAATTACTTAGATCCATATAATCGTGTAGGTAATACATTCGAGTATGTGTTCTTTACTAAACCAGATCTATATGTAAGGGGTGTAGGAACTCCTATCTTTAATAAATTCATAAACGAAAGACATCCTGCTATAACAGATCTATCTCTTAGTGAGAATGGCTTACCCTTTTCTGCTATTCTATATAATCATAGAGCAAGTAATCTAGATCTTCCTGATCTAGACTCACAAGATATGGAAACAGCAGAGAATTTGTGGGGACAAAAGATCTATTATCGTAGGTCTTCAGCTCCAAGTAATGATGACTTTGACTTCTCTATGGAGTTTTTAGATAACAAGTATAGAGATGTATATACATTCTTCAAGCTCTATGATGAGTATGAGATAAAGAAGTCTTATGGTGGTATAAATATTATGCAGTATCGTGGTGGTAAGTATATAACAGAGAGAAAGATACATGACCAAATGGCTGTATTCAAATTCATCCTAGCAGAGGATGCTAGAGAGGTTATATATTGGGCTAAGTTATATGGAGTATATCCTAAGAATGTTCCTCGTAGTGCATTCAGTGATATGCCAGAAGATGGTAATTTCAAGTTCACTGTTAACTTCAAAGCTAATATGGTAGAAGATATGGATCCTATGATTATAGAAGACTTCAATGAGCTTAGTAAACAATACAGCGGATCTAACGCTAAGCTATATGATAAAGACCTAGGATATGTAAATAATGTATTTGGTAATCCTCCTATGATTGGCACTGAACAGGATAAGTATAGAAATACAATCAAATATGTCTTTGAGTGGAGGGATTAAATGTGGCTGTAGATTTCACAGACATCTATGAATGTAATTCCTTCATAGATGAGATTAAGAAGAAGCATATAGATATGGATGATGAACCATTACAGATGGGTATCTTTGGATACTTTGGAGAAGTACAAGCTAATATTCTACAAAACTCAGCTCAGACTGCTTCTGAGAACTCATTAGAAGCATTACCTACTAAAGCTCAGTTTGGTAGAAATGTATTGACTCATGCTTACTCTTTAGGATTATCTGCTGAGGCAACACCAGCGATAATGAAAGTAGTAGTATATCTACCAGAAGATAGACTAGAGAAGAATCTAGACTATACTGGTAGATTTACATTAGATTCTAACTACAAAATCATGGTTGGTGATTTTGAGTTTCATCTAGACTATGATATCATCATTAGAAGAGTCACTCTTCCTAATAAGGACACAGTATATACGGCTCTATATGACATGTCTAGATCTAATCCATTATCAGATCTTACTAGTCCTTATATACAGTCAGTAGGAAGATTCACTGTAAATAATACTAGAATCATTGCTATACAGACTCAGATAAGACAGGTAGCTATAGATAGGCAAGAGCTTACTCTTATTACATCTAACCCATTGCAGAATAAGACATTTCAGTTCTCTTTTGATGATCAGCTAGCTGGATTCAATATTGATGTTAAAGAGGGAGATAATACTTATCATCTTAATGCAGTATATGATGGGTTGATAGATAATACTGGATCTAAGTATCTAACCTATCTATTCTTAGACGAGAAGACTATAAGATGTACTTTTAAGAAGGAATCATATCAGCCTAGAATAAATGCGAGAATTACTATCAATATCTATACTACTAAGGGAGAAGAAGGTAACTTTACTTATACAAAAACTATCATGTCTGACCTGAAGTCAGACAGATTTAAATACAACAATATCTGGATGATATCTAAACCATTAACAGACTCTCAAACAGGAGAAGATGGTAACTCTACTGAGGATCTTAAGAAGTTGATTCCTACTGAGATGCTAGCTAGAGGTAGTGTAACTAATACTAGTGATTTAGGAAGCTTCTTTAATAGTATCAATACAGATGATAGAAGGATTTACTTTATTAAGAAACTAGATTCATTAGAGAGATTGTACTATAGCTATGTAGCTATTAAGCAAGATAACAATGTCATTCCTACAAATACCATTGATATAGACATTACTAGAGACCAGTTCGATGGTATCAGTAACTCTAACTATCTACTATATCCTGGTAACTGTATCTACTATAGAAGAAATATCAATGGACAAGTAGTGACATCTTATCTTAATGATGAAGAAGCTATGAAGCAGTATAGAGACAGTGGGTTCTTATATTTCAATCCATTCTTAATGGTAATCAATAAGAGTCCTTTCTATGTCAGCTATCTTATTAACATCATAGATTGTGTAAGAGATGTAACCTTCGCTTATATTAATCAGAACTCTCCATTGCAATTCATAGTGAATGATATCAGATGGAGAAGAGAGTACTTCACTGATAGAAACACTTATATTTTGTCTCTCAATATGCTACAGAACATCAATACTGATAACTATGATATTCTTATCACTACTAGAGACGAAAATAATAAAGAGGTTGTAGTTGACGCTAAGTTAAAGGTCATAGCTATCCTTAAGAATAAAGATGGTACTCCTTCTAGATATGCTTATGCAGACTTTGTTAGTTATAATGATGAAGATCAATCATTCAGATATGACTTCAGATTTACCACAGATAATACTATGGATAAAGATATGAATCTTAAACTATTGAATCTATATGATATTCACCAAACTTACACTATTGATGGATATTTCCCAGAAACTACAGATGTTGATATCTATATACTTGCTAAACTATCTGAAGACTATACTGGTAGAGGAGCTATATCCACTTATGTTAATGGTCTAGAAGGATGGACTTGTTGTAACATGTACTCGATTATGAATGGAGTACCGATGTATTACAACTATAGCAAAGTCATATCCACATTTATCAATATCTCCCAGGGTACTGATAATAGTCTTAGATACAGTATTAAGAAGGTACCTTGTATCAAATATGACTATGTAATCACCGAAGAGAGAATAAGAAACATCGTAGAGTATCTAGAGATTGTAAGACACTACATAGACTTCAAGCTAGTAACTATAGAAGATGGATTTGGTGTAGATATAAAGCTATTCAACACATATGGTCCTGCTAGATTCTTTAAAGTAGAGAATGATACTCAATTAGATAACACATCTATATCTCCTGTATTCAGAACTAAACCTACTCCTGCTGCTACTGAGGAATATCTTACTGATATTACCAACTACATCAAGGAATATATAGAGAACTTCAATAATCTTGGAGATCTTCACTTTGCTAATCTTCAGTCCGCTGTATATGAAGAGTTTAAGACTCAAATTGAATTCTTTGACTTTGTTAACTTCAATCATTATGATACTTCTATACAGCATCTTACAAGGGAACCCTTTGAAACAGACATCACAAAAGTACCTGAATTGATATGCGTGAACATTACTAGTAAAGACCTACCTGATATTACTATTCAGGTAATGAATTAGACAAGGATGGTGAAAATAAATGGGATATCTATTTGACTCTGATAGAGGAGTATATATTCATGAGTCTTTAGTAGATGAGAACGGACATTATGATGCTGATATATTGAATGAAAATATTCATGCAGTAATAAATAATAATGCAGCCGGAAAGAAGTTTAATAAAAAGGCTGGTGGAGTAGGAAGATATCATAGAGATTCTGAAATTTCTGCTGCAGATACAAAATTTGCAGCATCTAAAGAAAAGTATAAAGGATCGACATCTAAAGAGGATAATGCAACATGGGCCAAAGATTCATGGGCTAGACATCCTCAGAGAACTAGTGAAAGAATAACCGCTGCTAAGGCTAAAGGAGTTTCTGCTCGTTCTTTAGACAAGGCAGGTAAAAAGCATGATGATAAAATTGAAAAAAGGCAAGAAATGCTAGCAAGATATAAATCTAAGAATGAATCTTATGATTACTCAACAGAGTTCTTCTCTGGTCTTGAGTTGAAATAAAGGAGTTGTTATATCATGGGATATGCATATGATTCAAAGCGTGGAGTTTACATTCATGAGTCTTTAATTAACGATGATGGTTCTTATGATCCTGAAATTCTTCTTGATGAGGCTGGAAAGTCTAAGAAGAAGAAAAAGAAGGATACAGATAAGAAGTCATCTAAGAAGAGTAAGAAGCTCAATGATGACATGGAACCAGATACCGACGATGATGTTGATACAGAAGACAATGATGATAAGGATGACAGCGATAGCAAGAATGAATCAGCATTCTTCAACTTCAATTTCAAATAAAATCTTTCATGAGGTGATATAACTATGGGAATCTTTTCTAATGAAGCCCATTATGGATATCATGGAGAACAACCTTTTAATGAGGACACTCTTGATTCCATTATGACTGATAGTAATGTAGAGCCTTATGAAGGAGACGACTTAATGGAAGGCGCTCTTGATTGCTGCATTACTATGCAAGAGAACTACAATATGTTTATGACTCAGACTGCTTTAGCTGAGTCTTCATATCTTGAGAGAACCGGTGAACTCCTGGTATACAATGAAGGAATGCTTGGTGACATGGTAAATGCCATCAAGAACTTTCTTAAGAAGATCTGGGAGAAGATTAAGGTTCTCTTTAAGAGATTTATGATGCAGATTGATAGCTGGACAAAGACTGATAAGGAATTTGTTCAGAAGTATAAGAAAGAAATTTATAGTGGTAAGAGTCTAACTGACTTCACCTTTAAAGGATGGAAATTTAGTAAGTCTGCATTTGATAATACTAGTAAGGCTGTTCAAGATTGTGTTGCTAAATCTATGGACTATAGAGAATTAGCAGGATCTACTGCCAAACCACTAGATGATCTTAAGAAAACTGAAGATAAATACGAAGATCTTGCAGATGCGTTTAGAGGAAAAGTAATAACAACTTTAACAGGAAAATCATCTAGCTCCTTAACCCAATCTGAATTTACTAAAGAACTTCGTAATGCTTATCATAGCGGAGAAGAATCTAAAGAAGAATTGGATGAAAAAGATTTTCCTGGTGGTATTAGTGGTATTGCTACTGAACTTATGACATCAAAAGAAACAAAGAAAACAATGACAGATATGTTAAAAGCTGCAAAGAAATCTATAGATGAAGATGATAAAGAAGTAGATAGAAGACAAAAAGATTTTTTTAAAACTCAGCCATTAGATGATAAAGATGCAAAATCATCATCTGCTACCATTACTCGTTATGATAAAGATGGAAATGCACAAAAATCTATTATTAATGCAACTGGAAAGGAACAAAGTGATAGAGCTGCAAAAACATTAAGCCTTAATATGCGAGCAATTAAAGATACTAAAACATGTGTACTAACTATTGAAGGAGCATGTCTTAATGCTCTTAAAGAAAGGTCTAGACAGAATAAGGCAATTATCATTGCCTATGTGGCTCATAAGCCTAAGAATGAGAGTGTAGCACAGTTAGCAGAATCTGCTAGTCTTGGTTATACTCCTTTCTCTAGTGTGGTTATGAAGTAAGATATAAGAGGATACCTAATGGTATCCTCTTTAAATTGATCATTTAAACATAGAGATAAAGTCTTTAACCAGACTTCTTGAATAGGGATTACATTCAAGTAAGTTAATAATGCTTTGAAATATACGATGAAAGGAATGAAAATAAAATGGGTATTTTTAGCCAGACAGTTAAGAATAGCTATGAAGGTTATGATAGTGAGATCACTGAAAATAAGAGTTTTGAGGAAGCAGTGCTAAATGATGATAGTCTAGATACTGTATTCTCAGAGAGTATGGATCTCACTGAGTGTGGTCTTCAGGCAGTCATTGATATCAATGAGAATTACAATATGATTGAGAAGGCTTTAATGGGTAACGAGCTAGTCTATATGGAGCAGACTGGTAAGGAGTATGAATATACTGAAGTAGTAGTTGAAGGCTTCATTGAGAGTATTAAGAATTTCCTTAAGAAGGTATGGGAGAAGATTAAGGCTCTCTTTAAGCGTTTCATTATGAAGATTGATTCTTATATGAAGAACGATAAGGAGTTCGTTCAAAAGTATAAGAAAGAGATTTATAGTGGTAAGGATCTAAGTGATTTCACTTTCAAGGGATATAAGTTTACACTTGACAACCTTACTAATGCTATTAAAAAATGTGGTATTAGTGAATCTAATTTTAAGACTTTTGAAGGTATCGAAAAAAATGCAGGTGATTCTAAAGCAGGCCAGTTTTATGATGCTAATAATGATAATTTTAAGAAAGATAATGAAAAATTTACTGATGAGGCAGAGAAGGAACGTGGTGAAGTAGCTGTAGCTGCAGGTGCAAAATCTGGTGGATCAATGGATGCTACTGAATTTAGAAAGGCTTTATTTGAAGCTTTCCGTAATGGCGAAAGTGAAAAAGAAGAACTTGATAAGATTAATCTTTCTGATTATGCTACAGAACTTATGACTTCAAAGCAAACCAAGAAAGAACTAAATGATGCATATAAGGCATCTGATAGGACGATTAAAGATACCGAAAAAGTATTAAATTCTATTATTAAGGGAGGTCATCATGAGCTTCCTGTTAAACCTTCTGGAGATACACAGCAGGCTAAAGATAATGATAAAGAAAAAAGCAAACATTATGAAGCTAGGGTTACAGGAGCTAACTATTATTTGAAATGGACCCATCTTAGTGCAGAATTACTAACCGCTGTTAATGCAGAAGGACTTAGGGCGATTAATGATCGTTCTCGTCAGTATAAAGCTTGTATCGTAGCAGCAGTAGCTCATAAGTCTAAGAGTGAAAGTGCATATGAAGAGTCTTATACACCAACTGGTGGTTCTGGATTCTTAGCAGATCTTGCTCTTAAGTGATATATCAGAGACTATCCCTAATATGGGATAGTCTCTTTTATCGTCATTAAGGAGTATTTACTACTCATCGTTCTTTACATCTCTAAACATCAAGATAATGATGTCACTAACTATAAACCTGTTATTAGGGTTGATAAAATATCATGAATGGAGTGAAAAATAATGGGTATCTTTTCCAATCAGATTATGGATACTATGAATGGGTATAGTGCCCCTCTTAATATTCAAGAGGCCGAAGGCTATGATGATGGTGTATACTCTGCCCAGATTGCACAGATTGTAGGCCTACAGAATGAAATGGCTCTAGTAGAAGCTGGAGTTAAGACAGATATGCAGGCTTGCTTAATGGTTAATGAAGGTGTTAATGAGAATGAAGTTATGAACTTCTCTGAGAGTGCTATTGGAGATATGTTCAATAAGATCAAAGAGTTCTTCAAGAAGCTTTGGGCTAAGATTAAGGCTATTTTCAATGGCTTTATGGCTCGTCTTGAAGCTAAGTTTGGTAAGAATAACAAGGAATTCATTAATAAGTACAAGAAAGATATCATTGGTAAGGATCTAACTGATTTTGAGCCTTCTCATCGTAAGAAGAAGACTCTTGAAGTTATCAGTTTTGATAATCTTTCTGTAAAAGTCCAAAAGGCAGGCGGCCATATTTCTACTTATGATATTATTAACAATAAAGATATTAGCAAAGAAGATGAAAAGTTTGACGGTGAAGATGTAAAAGAAAAGCTTCTTGGTTCTTTCATTGGTGAATCTAGTGTAAGTGAAAAAGAGTTTGAAAAAGAAGCTTTTGATAAGGCTTTTGAAGATGAAACCACTGATAGCGTAAATATAAATGATATTATGACTGAAATGATGGGCTTTAAGGATACTCGTAAAGCTATTAAGAAGCAATATGATAATCTTAACAAAGACATGAATCAGATTATTAAGGATCTTGAAAAAGCTTCTAATAATAATTTTAAGAATTCTCCAGTTAAAGATAATGATAATGATGAAGGATCTCATACTGCTGTAGCCTATGATACAGATATGAGTGAAAAAGGTAAAGCAAAAGTATATTCAACAGCTAGTACTTCATGGGGTGCCGCTGGAACTGATAATAAATCTAAAAATGCTCGTTCTGAAAATATTAGTAAACATCAGAGAGCTTTAGGTATGCTTTCTCGTACTGCTAATATTGTGCAGTCTGCAGTTCTTAAGGCAACTCAAGTTTCTCTTAAGATCTATGACTTCAACAATAAGCAGAATCGTAGTATTTTTGCTAAGGCAGTTGCTTATAAGCGTAAGGAAGAGTCTGCGATTATGGAAGAGGCAATGGCTGAGCTTGCTGTATGGGAAGCTGACTATTAATCCTTTCATATCTAATATATTTCTCCCTAGGGCGACCTAGGGAGAATTTATTTTTAATTTGTCTATATACATATAAATGTATTGTTTCTTAATAATAGAATGGAGGAATTACAAATGCAAGAAAGAATGAATTTTGGTGAAGCTATCATCGCTATGAAGGAAGGAAAACAAGTAGCACGAGAAGGTTGGAATGGCAAGAATCAGTATATTGAGCTTGCTACCAATATCAGCTACAAGAATGCTAAAGGTGAAGTGGTCAATGCCAATCATGATGCTATTGGTAACCAGGCAGTTGCTTTCGTAGGAACTTCTGGTGTACAGCTTGGTTGGTTGGCATCTCAGGCAGATATGCTTGCTAATGACTGGGTAGTTAAAGCCTAATACAATCATTCATATATAAACCCCTAGGGAAACCTAGGGGGTATATTTTGTGTACCTCAAACATAGAGATAATGACTATAAAGGCTTATTAAGGGTCTTAAGAAAGGAGGATTCCCTATATGGGTATCTTCAAAAACGATCAGACTCTAACAGGTGAATTAACATTAGAGTCTTTAGTATATGATAGATCTCCTTGGTATCTAGGAGAAGATTATCTAGAGGGAGCACTTGATGCTGTCATTGATATGACAGAGAACTACAATATGATACAAAAAGAGATATACGTTAATGAATTATCTCATTTGGAAGAATATAAAGAAGATATAGTGTATAATGAAGCTAGTGTACAAGGATTCATTCTTGCCGTTAAGAAGTTCTTATATAGAATCTGGGAGAAGTTATCCTCTCTATTTAAGTCGTTTATGATGTTTATTGATAAACAGACTAAGAGTGATAGAGCCTTCTTAGAGAAGTATAAGAAGGAAGTATTTGGTAAGAATCTAACGGACTTTGAGTTTGATGGATTTGTCTTTACTATAGAAACTAAGAATATTGAAACTGCTATGCAGTTATGTAATAATATGCCTGGTGGAAGTAATAAGGATATGGATAATCTTGATGATAGTAAGGTTGAAACTCATATCAAGAATACCCAAGATCCTAGTAAAGCTCAGGTTGATATGGAAACAACTATTGAAACCCTTAGAGGAAACATAGTCCATACTATCAACCCTAAGGTACAAGCATCTAAATTATCACAATCAGATTTCATTAAAGATCTATATAAGGCTTTTAGAAATGGAGAAGAAGATAAAACTACATTGGATAATAGTAAGATCAATGTAGGTACTATTGGTACCGAGATGCAAACATCTAGAGACACTAGAAAGAAAGTACAAGAGATGTATAGAGCTGCTAAGAGAATCATTGATGATGCCTCTAAGCAGCTTGAATATAATCAGAAGAGTCTTTACAATAAGACAAGAGAAGATATTGATAAAGACTCTTTGAAAGTTGGAAGTAAAGATAAGAAAGGTAAGGATGCACATAGTCATCGTATGTCTACGGTTAATTACCTTCTTACTTGGACACATAGATCTAAATCATTACTCTTAGCAATCAATGGTGCAGCTTTAGGTGCTCTTAGAGAAAGGTCTAAGCAGAATAAAGCTCTCATAGCTAAGATTGCTAACTACAAATATGAACCGAAATAAATGGAGGGATTAAGATATGTTTGATCTTAATAGGTTAGCACCTTCTACATCCAATGTAGTAACAGAAGGTGCTATTTCTTTGAATGAGTCTTTCATTAACTCAGATAGACATGATCACTCATATGTGAATGAAGCTCTAGAGTTTCTTACTAATCTAGACAATGAGATGCTAGAAGCTAATAGAGTTTTCTATGGTGCTTTATGTGAGAGTGAAGGTAATGATATGCTCATTACTGAATCTTTCTCTGACTGGATGGATACCTTTAAGAAGATTATTAAGAAAGTAGTGGACTTTCTTAAAGCTCTTTTGAATAAGTTCTTAGTAGGTATTAATATGCTAATCAAGAGAGAGAAGTATCTTAAAGATCATAAGAAGGATTTCAATAAGTTTAATGAGAACCATAAGTTCCATATGAACGTATTTAAGTTTACTATAGATGATGGTGCTGGTGCAAATGTACCTCCAATGAATGCTATTTATAGTGTGGCAAGTAATACAGGTAGGCTTAGTATCAGTGCAAGTACTGGTTTATCTAATATCATGGATAATAAGCTTAATACTGCATTTACAACTAAACCTGCTACTGGTAATACTGATGAAGGCTTTAAGAAGCATGGAGAAAGTGGATTTGATATTGATAAAGCATATCAAGACTATATGAATGCATTAGAAAGTGATGATTACTATGATAAGATAAGAGGATATATGCTAGGAAGAACTGATAATACTAGAGTTGATGCTTCTGATTATTCTAAGGATCTCTTTGAAGTTTTCAGAGATGGTCAATCTAGTAAAGAAGACTATGAGTTTGAAGCTACTGATATTACAGAAGCTTATACCCGTTTCAATACTTATGACAGTATTAAGAAGGATCTAGAGAAGAGAAAGAAAGAAGCCGAGAAGGCATATGATGATATTGCTAAGGAAGTATCTAAGATTGTAAACCTTGATAAAGAAGGTAAGTTTAAGGTTAAAGATAAAGAATATGATGTAGGGTCAGATTCTGCTGCAAGAAAGTATGAGTACTATATGAAGGCAAGATCTAATGAGATCAATGAAGTTGCTTCTATTCATACTATTGCTTTCAGCGCTAGACTTGATGCATATAAAGATAGATTTAACCAGGATAAGACCATTCTATATAAGGCTCTATATAGAATTCTTGGTAATATCAAGACTGGTGTTAGAGAGGACTAAGATTTATGAAGTTCTCTAAAAATGACTGTATCTTATTTCTAAAAGCAATTATTCCAGTAGAGAGTGTATCTGCTGGATTAGTGCTTATAGAATTTGAGATTCTCTTGTATTTATTCAAATAAGGACGGTGATGATAACTATGCCTGAAAAAATTGATAGGGCTAGTTATTTTGAACGATTAGGACGAAAAATAGGATTAATGAATGATAAGAATTTTGGAGACAAGGAAAGAAAAGAAGCATACAATGAGCTAACAAAGTTTTTTAATAAATGGAAATTAGGCAAAGTTGGTGAACTAGAAAAGGATTTTTATCGAGTTAAGGTTCCATCATTTTTAAAGGCAAACAATCAGTTTGTTGCTCGTATTGTGTGGGATCAATATGAAGCTGCATATACCTCTCCAGATGGAGAACAATATGGAGCTGATGCGGCAGTATATCAAATGTTAGATGATCTGAAAAAAAGTTCTAAGAAGTTTAATTGGTTATACTCCAATTGGTATACTTCTGATTATAGTGGTGAATGTATGGTAGAAGTTTTTGCAGAAACAAAGAAACATGCAAAACGATTTGAAGAAGGTGGTACAATTATGCCAATGACAACTCAAGATATGGTTGCACTTAGAAAGGCTAGGGCTTTGATAGAAGATGTAGCTCCGAGGACAGCCTTTGGACGAAGTGTAAACTATATTGAAGATAGATGGGATAATGGTAAATGTCTCTTAGGAGTCTATGAAGCTAGTGAGAATTGGGATAAAGCAACTACAGATCAGTATGTAGCTGATGCTTGCTATTATCTCAATAACCTCAATGAGCACTTCAAAGTTCCTGGATATCATTTTGATCTTACTGGTATTACAGAGGGTAATCTATATGTAGCTAAAGATAGAGAAGAGACTGATTGGGCTTTTAATAGCTGTGATGGTGAATATGACTATATGCAAGAGAATGCATATAGACAGTATCTAGCTAATAAGGCTGAAGTCCAACATAAGCTAAGTTTAATGGTACATGAAGCCACTATCATTGTAGATGAAGAGTCTGATTATGCTAGTAAGCTTGGTCAGTTAATGAGTATCCAAGAAGGAGTTACTGATAGTATCTCTGATGCTTGGACTAAGTTTAAGAATTTCTTAGGAAAGATGTGGGCTAAGTTCACAGAGTTCTTATCCAGAACAATCAATAGTGATAAGAATTATCTAGACAAATACAAGGATATTATTCTCAATAAAAAATTCCAGCTTGATAGTGTTGAGTTGGATGGTGATTATAAGGTAGGAATCAATAGGCTAAGCACCTATACTATCAATACACCCAATCCAAGAGATATTGAAGGCTATCCTGCTGAGAATAATGCGGAAAATCTTAAGCTTGTTCAAAAGAAGTTTTTCTCAGAGTATAATGGTAGTATTGAATTCTCTGATTTCTGTAAAAACTATTTTAAGGGATCTCGTGATGGTAAAGAAAATAGGATGCAATTAACTGAAGCTAATGTTAATATGACTGATCTCTTTAACTATTGCTATAATTATCAAAAGATTCATTCTACCTTAAATAAGAACTATGGTATCATGCAGAAGGCTGGAGATAGCTTTATTGCAATGGCCAAGGAAATGGATAAAGCTGGAATTCAACATACTAAAGATCAACATGTAGGACAAGGCAATGCTACTCAGAGTGAGATAGATGCTGGAACTGCTAAAGCAAAAGGAACCACTCCTCCTAGTGCATTTAGACCAACTAAAAATTTCCAAGGAAATGCAAATGGAGCTACAGCAGCAAATCCAGCCAATGACCAAAAACTTAAGGATGCTATAGCAGAATATAATAAATTAACTAATCCTAAGGATGCTGCTGAAGAAGGTAAAAAAGAAAGTCTTGCTAATGATATAAACAAATACGCTGGAAAGGAAATAATAAAGATTACACAAATAACTACTGCTAGTGCTATTATAACATGTCTAGGATATCCTATTGAAGAAGCTGCTAGTCTACATGAAAAAGTTACATTTGGAAGTGGTTCTGGTTCTGGAGGAACAAATACTTCTAAATCTAGCTTTAGTCCTAATGCTAGTGCATTCGGTAATGCTACTGGAGCTGGTAATGTTACTCAACATCAAGGAGTTAGTAATGTTGATAAAGAAGGAAATGTTACACATTCTGTAAGTGCGGAAGATATGAAGGATGATGCTAAAAATCTTGTCACGAAGGTTAATATGTATACATCCACCGCATCAACTGTGTTTGCAGGAATGCTTCAGGCTGCACAGACTATTCAAAAAGACTATATGGCAGTTATTAAGAGACATGTACAGAGCTATCTAGGTGATAAAGAGTCTCCTGATACCGCTGCACAATCTGCCACCACTAATAATGTATCTGATCCTAATATGGCTAAGCCTACTACTGAAATGATTTCTGATCTCAGAGGACGAGCACATAGAATTGAGACAATAAGAAGTAATGCAGGACTTACTCCTGAACAGAAAAATACTCAGATCAATGCTGAACTTCAATCTGCTAGTGCATCTGTTAATAATGCAAGAGCATTTCAATCAGAGGCAGATATTAACCAATATGCTGACCAATTACAGAATGCTCTTGATCAACAGAATAAGAACAATCAACCTGCTCAGGGACAACAATAATATAGATAGAGGGTACCATAATGGTACCCTCTTATTTATTCATCAAAGTTCATATCAGGACATTTACAAAAGTCAAGAATTATGTTAGAATAGAAGATATCTCCTTCTCGTACATATACCTCTTGCTTTCTCTTAATGAGATGTAAACCTCCTTTGTCATCCTTACTCTGACTTTGTTTGACTAAATATTCCTTGTTGATAGTGAAGATACTATTGTCTACATTGTCTTTAGTTATAGTGATAGTTCTAGCATTAAGACTAACACTATGTTGTATAGTCTTAACTTTGTTAGGATCATCATTAGTAGTTCCCATATATCTACTTCTCTTAGGTTCACCACTACCAGGAATATCTAGCTTAACATCAGGTATAGCAGTAATACCTAGCTTACCTATAGAACTAAGATCAGCTATACCAGCAATATTAGCTAAGTCAGCTAAACTACCAATACCAAGATCAGCAAAAGCACTCATAGATTGCATAGCACCTTTAATATTATTAGCTCCCTCTCTAGTAACTTCATCTAGGCTAGTCATTACATTTTCAAATTTACTACTAACTTCATTAAGCTTTCCTTGTAATCCATCTAGTATATTTATTTGAGGAGTCTCTTGAGATTGAGTACTGACCAGATCTCTACCATAATTAACTCCCCTTCCAGTATGATTAGTCATAGCGCTATAAGAGCTACTCATATTGCCCTTATTCTCAGTAATCTTTTGTTTCTCTTCTTCTAGTTTAGCTTTAGCTTGTGCTATCTGCTCTGCAGGAAATCCAGGATCTCCAGGCTTTTCAGCTATAGGTACTTGATCTAAAGCCTTCAATGTATCATCTATGTTGCGTATACTTCTAGATGTAGATGTATTCATCTCGCCCATACTCTTAGTCATATCTTTATTAGCCTTAATAGATAATTTATTTACCGTTGCATTGTTCTTCTCATTAGGAGGTACTTGCTTCTTCATAGGAGCTACATTGTCCTTAATATTACCAGGCTTTATTCCTTGGATATTGGTATCAATAGTTGTAGTTACATTGTAACCAGCATCAGTACTTGTATTACTCATCTCACGGAAAGCATCTCTTCCACTTTTAGTAGTACTCATATAACTTTCTACTTCACTAGGTACTAGATCAAAAGTATTTACCTTCTCTTTAATTCCAGGAGCATACTGCTCTAAACCAAATTGATCTATGATGCTATTACAAACACCTTTAGCTGACTTTGAATTAGACTTATAGTTATCACTCTCTCCAGATGTCCTCATTGTTTCATGATTAAGTCTATGCTTACCTTCTATAGCGTTATTGATACCATCACATATATTATGACACACATCATGTATGGTCTGTGTAATACTATCAATAGCAGATATAGCTTGACTCATGATATCGTCTACAAGAGATACATTGCTTCCTTCTCTACTAGGATCTACTACACCAATGATATTATTGAATAACTTGTCTTGATAGTTATCCTCTTTATACTGATTATCTTCAGTCTGGAAGTTCATCTTATAACATTGCTCTTCTTCCAATTCATAAATGCCTTGTTCAAAAACTCCTGTATCAGTATCAGGGTTGACAGCTTTAAGAACAACTGTATTGTACTTCTCATCATCTCTAGGAGTTGGTCTACCACTACTATCAACAAGATAAGCACAATCAAAGTCATAAAAGAATCTAACCTGACTATCATAGAAAGTACCTACATCACATAAGAATCTTAATAACTCTTTTATACTCTCTACTGGTTGTATAACTAACTGATCAATTTCTTTATTATGATCAAATGGTTGGATTACTATAGGTATATGCTTAGTGAAGTAACATACAGCACCCATCATATTAGTTTCTCTTATAACTAAATCATTACTAACTACATTCCAATTTACTATATCTTCACTCATTAGTCCTATAGTAGATTGTATATACATATCTTGAGGATCTTCTCTTCCAAGATCACTACCGTATAGAGTAGTCTTATCAGACATCTTATCATCTGCAAACTCATATGTACATTTAGCATTGATATATGGAGTCTCTACTCCAGGTTCTGAAGATACATCTATCTTATTTATCATCAACTGAATTCTTCCTTCTGATTTATGACTTACCATCTGGTCTATTAGGTTCCTATCTAGTTCAGCCTTAACCATAGTTATAGGTTGTATAGATTCAGCATCAAAGTTATAGTCTATAAGAACACCCATAATATTCTCTGACATGATATGTATTGGTTCGTCTGTAGTATCATCCGTATAGTCCATCTTGATACTATATTTGAATACTCCCATATCTCAAAACCTCCAAAAAAGAAAAGCAAGACAAAGCTTGCTTTAAAACTTGTTAAGCTCAATATAGTTCTTCACAAAGTAATGATCATTAAGATACTTAAGCTCATCACTATTGGTAAGATCTATATGGTAATCTATCTGATACTCTGGTGTTTCCTTATACATCTCCGCTAGATGTCTTACAGATACACATTGATATCTATGGATAAACTGAGTAAGGGAACATTTCTTAAATATCTTACATCTGTAATCAACCCTATTGTATACCTCAACAGGATCATTTATTACAAATATGTCATTCTGTATTTCGTTTATACTCTTTAGAGCTTCAGTCCATGAGATCAAATGTTTAAGATCTCTACTAGGAAGATTAGTAAGAGCTATGAATAGATCAATAGCATCAGGATTGAATTCATTGATCATAGCTCCTATAGTCTTAACTCTATTAGGTACAGTGATGAAACCTTTGACTGGATCTACATATACTATACCATCAGGATAATCATAAGCTGGATTATATCTCTTGGTAAATTTGATATAAGACTTGAATGCATTATCCCTTGTTATAGCTATGGATACAGAACCTCCTTTAAGATTGTTCTTAAAGTAGATAAAGCTTCTAGTATCATAGACAGGTATCTGTACTAGGTTGACTTCTTTAGTGAAGATTATATTGGGGTGGTTATTGCCACTCTCTCTTTCTTTTTGTATAGTAGCGAGTATCATACCACTTGTTTCGACTTCACTTGATATGAAGTATACCTTAGGTAGGTAATCAGATACCATCTTAACGATATTCATACTATCGGCTATATACTTGTATAGATAAGGAAACTTATTTCTTCTGTCTCTATAGAAGTCATTCCATCCTTCATATAGTTGTCTTAGTAATACCCAATCATTAGGACTATATACAAAAAATATAGTTGCTCTCACTGAATGTACAGATCTAAAGTACGATCTTATGTGACCTGCTAGATTGATTACTACAGCAGATAACTCAGTAGGATCAGTACTCTTATCTACTACTTGGTTGTATAGCTTATCACACATACTACCAAGATCTATATATACATTGACTTCTTCTTCATTGGCCATATCTGAGTTAGAGAAAATGGCTGACGTTAAGCCAGCCATCTCATCAAACTTCATATAATTTAGCCATCCGAAGAATGTACTTACTGGTATCATTCTTCATTCTCCTTTACTAAACCATTAGGTTTCTTAGATTTTGATACTTTATTTATAGCATTCTTTACCGTAGCTGGAGAAACACCATACATTCTACCAATACCTCTAAGACTCATACCAGTATCATGAAGATGAGTTATATAGTCAGCTTCTAGATTGGTTATAGTCCTAGGTCTTCCAAAGTATAACTCCTTCCTACTTACCTTACCATAAGCTTTCTTTATTGTTTCTTCATACTTATCTTCTATCTCATTTATTCTTCCTTCTAATTGATATAGTAGAGCATCAATAGTAAGCCTATTTATCATATTTACCCTAGGTTTGAGCTGAATCAAAATATAATTATCCCCAGTGTCAACAGTGAAGATCTTATTATCTATATTTCTCATCATACTCTCCTATATTCTGGTATTTCGTAATATCCATTTTCATTCATTTCTAGATTATCATAATCTGGTTTTCCTTGTAAAGCAATATCATCTATCACACCAAGACTTATAAGCTCTTCCAATGTTATTTCTACAAACTCATTATATTCCATTATTTATCTCCTTCTAACAACAGCTAAAACAATGAGCTGCATTAGCAGCTTGTTTAAGTGGACCAGGTTGTCCTGTAGCCACTATAGTAAGATTCTTAAAGCACCTAGGACATACTGGCCAATAGATACTTGGATTCCAATCTATAGTAGTACCACAAAAAATACATTGATGTGGATGTCCTTCAGCCTTAAACATGCCATTTAGGCAAGCTGGACAGAACTGTACTTTCATCTCTTTAGGATCAATAGCAAAGTTCTCTCTACAGCTCTGACACTTCTTAATAGCTACTGGTTCTGACTTAGGTTGTTCCAGTACTACTCTGCAAGTTTCATATGAACATCTTCCATTCTCATCATAGTAAATACACTCATTCTTATCACAATCTTCAAATTGGATAAAAGGGCCATCATCAGGTTGCTCTCTATCCAATATAGATTCTTTATCAGCCATAACTGATCAGCCTCCTATAATTTATTGGATCATATACTAATCAGTTATGGCCTTATTTAGATACTAATCTTTACTCTTCGAGTATATCCTTTGAAGAGAAGTACTCACTATCATCTTCCTCTGTTACTTCGACATCATCATCAATCTCAATATCAGTAGGAGGAATGATAGTCTGTGTACTCCTCTTATCAATAGACTCTTGAAGCTTATCTGTGTCACCATATCCAAGATCCACCATCCTCTCAGTAAGATTATGAGGACCTTGTTTAGTCAGGAATGTAATCCTTTTCTTATCAGGAGTTTCACTATCGGCACCATTATACCAAGTACCGATTTCCAGCTTAGGATCTTTACCATACCATGATACTTCCCTAATGGCAATAAGCTTATTATCACCCTTATCAATAATACCATGGTCCCTGATAATGTCCCAATTCTTTTCCATTATATCTCCTCCTTAAGAGAAAAAGATATAGAGAGGATTTCTCCTCTCTATACCAATGACCTATCTTATGTTGATATCAGAATACATTAGCCAGATCAGGCGAAGAATTCAGATTCAACGGAGTGATCTTACTTGCCTCTTTGATATTGACTACATCAATATTCACAAAGAGATTCCTAAGATCATAAGTGTTACCAGGAGCAGGACCAACAGCACCATTAGGCTGCAATGCTACCGGATTAGGATAGTATGCAATATGGTTGTTGGCTACCAGCCTATAACCCTTGAACGTGACTTTGACCTCATGAGTAGGATGGATAATGAGCCTATCATAATAATCATCAATATTCAACTCATCGAAGTCTACATTAAACCCAGAATTACTCTGAGGATGCCACCTGCTGATAACCTTCCTCTTGTTCTGATTATATGTAGGAGACTCCTTATCTGAATCCAAGATAGGATTACCACTATCATCCTTGAGTTCTACCTCGATCTTCTCTTCCCAGAAGAACCTATTCCTGAACTGAATCTTAGCAACCTCAAGATCCTTTTTCCTCTCATCAGAAGGAATCCAGATCTCATGCAAGAGACGCTCAAGATCAATATTCCTAAGCATCAAGAAGGAAGCATTATTACATCCATACATATTGGACTCACGATACTCTACTTCTTCAATGCACTTCTCCCATTCAATCTTATCAGATACCCGATAAGTATTGTTAAAACGATTACCAATGACCGGACGAATCATGAAACGATTGAAATAATCCCTCGTAAGCTGATTCAGAGTCATTGTACGACGCCCATTAGCATTCACCCTAGAAGTTTCTACATAACGCTGAGTAGGATGCATATGAGAGTTCATGTGAATGGCATCAATGTTACTCCACTTTCCATATCCCTTTCCAGGCTGGAAGAGAATACAGAATCCAAGATTACCATTGACGTTATACTTGAACGTACATCCAAGTACATCCTTGAAGACACCCTTAAGCTGTTCCGATACGAGATGACACAAATCAGCAGCACTAATCTGTACCGTCTCTACCATGCTCTTCGGCTTATCAGGGCAATAAAGATCATCAACCGTCAAGTTGGTCATCTTCGGAGTCTGATTAAACCCATTGTTTCCACCTAAGTTGTCCGGCTGAGACATATTCAAAGCTGTCAATGCCTCAGGTGTTAATTGAGTAGGTCCATTCATAATTAAAACCTCCATTAAATATAGATTTGTATTTCAGTGAGATTCTTGATTTCTTTGCTTCTTTATATTTTCTGAAATCAAGATTCACCCAATACCACCACATATATAATATATCGCCAAGTTTTGTTTTGCTCAGCGATTTATTCTATTTAGGAGTTCCTGAACATATTCTTTTTGATTTTTAGGTACAAATAAGACACTTTGACCTCTTACATACTTAACAACCCATATCTTTCTGTTATTATTGTCATTTCTTACAAATACGTATTGAGTTCTATCATCAACCCTTTCTAAATCTACCTTATAGCTATAGGGAACTATACCTATGACTTCTATCTGACATGAGTACTTCCTAGTTAAGGTTCTATTAAGATTATAGTCATTCAGCTCACCATCAAGACTTACTATATTGAATGCGTTATTAAACTCATTCATGAATCCATTATTCTCTAAGAACGAGTAAGTATCATTACCTACATTCTTAAGACCATTAGGATCCCATTTCTTCTTAAAGTATCTGATGACATTATCAAAGTTAGTGTGGTTAATCAGTCCTATCATATCCTCTAGTATATCATCCATATAGACTGATATAACCTGAGTAGATATCACCTTCTTACAATCCATGATAATCTTAAAGTCCACATTAGGAGGACATGTCATATTACTAAAACATAGTCCCAATGGAACACTATAGATATCATTAGATAATGGAGCTGAGAACATATTCACTATCGTTTGTCTAGCTCCAATATAAGGAATTCTTATTTCCCTATTAAGATCTACTATTCTATGTAGGGTAACTATAACATCTCTTTGTCCACTTCCTATATCAGCTTCAAAGAATGTCATTATCCCTACAGGTATGATTCTCTCACAGTTATCATCTAACCAATCCAATGTAGTTTTACTTGTATTACCATCTTCATCTTTTATTATGATACGGGAGTTGTTTCTCACTGATTGTACTCTTAGAATCTTATCTCCATACTTGAACTTAAATCCAGTTAAAGAATGTTTCTTAATAGCCATTCTATCACCTTCTATAAGATTCCCTTATATATCCCAGTGTAGCTAATCCATTTACTTCTGAAGAACCATCTCCTTTGACTATAACGATATCATCTATATCAACATCTTTAGCAATTGATTCTGTCAAGTAATTTAAATAACCCATTACTGAAACATCATCAGAATGCCCTTTCTTAATTGGATAAGAATCGAGAATGGTTGCTTTTTCATACCTTTTCTTTCTGAATACTACTCTGATTCCATCATACAACAGAATCGAAGCTTCTAATTCTTGATACGTCATTATAAATCATCCTTTCTAATAAAATATCCCAATACCACCACATATATAATATATCACTAAGATTTGATTTGGTTAGAAAAAAGAAAAGAAGACACCGCTAAGGTGTCTCTTTCTTTGTTAGCTTTTGATAATTTACCAAGATAGGTACTTAATAGTTCTTATTGTTTTGAAACCTTATTTCTTAATTCTTCTTGTTCTTTGTTGTAGTTTTCGACGATCTCTTCTACATTGTAATTCAGATTTCCTTCAAGAATCTGATTAATGAAATCATTCTTGATTTCCCAGTCTTTGATTCCATTATTAGACACACACCAGAAATACGGATGATATATGAGTTTTGATGCAGCCATCAACTCATTTACAGTATTAATACCTTTTCTTAACATCATACTTACATGGTAAGCACTCAGCAAATTACCAAACTCATAGTGGAGTATTACATTAAGTACAGCATTAATATAGATATGAATATATTCCTTATGTCTGCTATTTCTTTCTTTTACTATTTCATCATAGATACTAGCACACATAGACCCAATACGACGCTTAAAATCATCATCCATTACTGCTTCAAGTTGTTTTACTTTATCTCTTGTTTCATAATAGAAGTTTTCACCAATGCCATGTTTCATTAAGAAACCAGGATACTTCTCCTCAATATTATGCACATATGGATGTTCTGCTAATATCTGAGCATATTCCCGATATGTCTTTGTATCCATCTCATGAATTGGCATAACAGGAAGGATAAAATCCCTACCACGTTTCTGAATAATATCCATCATAAAAGACATGCTATCAAAAGGTCTATGAATAATAATTATTTCATCATCATAGACTCCCGAAACAAAATTCTTAATAATATCAATTTCTTTTTTATCTTCGATACCTGTAAGAAACTCACACATTGTATCAAAATCTTTTCTTGCTTCATCTCTAAGTATATTGATTGTATCAGGATCATAGATTCTGACAATAGGATTACTATTAGTTTTCACTATAGCTATTTCAGCTAAGATTTCTCCTTTCTTGTTATAATAATTGATTTCCGGCCACAGATCAACAATACGTTCTACTTTCATTGTAAAACATCCTTTCTTTAAAAACACTGTATTATCTATTCGGCACTACTATAATATATGCTTATTTTTGATTTTGGTCAGAAAGAAGTAGGTAGTCTTTCGACTACCTTTTTGTTTATTTTAGATATCATTGATACTATACTGATTACCTATTTCCATATCATAATCAGTATCATCATTTATAATGATCATATTTATATAGGGTTCAACCATAGTCTTAAAGATCTCATCCATCTCTTTATTAGTATTCTTGATCATATCATCTACTGTCTCTTCTCCGATATGTTCTGCTGCTACATTTGATAAGTATACCTTTATCTTATTAGAACTATAGTCCTTGTAGTCTCCCTTAAAGAGATTATACCATCTCTTACGTCTATCACTAGTAATAGCTCTCTTAAGTCTTCCTGGATGTATAGTGGAGAATGATTTCTTAGTAGGAGATATATCGCCTATCTTAAGAATGAAATCAGTGAACCCAGAACATACCATAGACTTAGTATTCTCAGATGCTTTCCTAGTAAGACAATTAATAAGATTAGAGAAGTTATAAGATGTCTTATTCTTATTTCTTCTGAATCCTACAATAGCCTTTCTCATCTTAGTAAAGATATTATCATTAACGAAGCAACACATTACATTTATGATAGTACCAGGAGGATAATCATATATAGATTCACTATAGAATCCTCCAGATTGGAATGAGTACATCTTCTTTAGAGATACATCGAAGGATATAGCAGAGTGTGCCCAGAAGCTATTAGTAGCCTTGGATATGATTGAGTGTACTATACTATTCTTATCTCTCTTAAAGACTACAAAGATAGGTTTCAATCCATTTATGGTAATCAATGTAGATTCATCAACTATCTTCATATTATCAATCATTTGACTAAGATCAACTAAGTCTATATTCTTAGTCCTTTCACTTACAATCTTATAGATTCTTTCATTTGCTTTTACTTGAGTCTCTTCATTATATGGAATCTCTGGATTCCATCCTAATACTGCTATCTTTCTCTTAGTGGCTTCATTCTTATCTTCCATATTGAACTTCTGTAGAAGTCTTACTCTAGAGAATCCCATAGTAAAGTATTTATCGTCATAAGTGCCATTGAATGTACTATCATATGCTTCAAACCACTCTTTAGTATCAAAGCCTTCTATGAATACTTTATCTTCTCCTAGATAGTCTCTAATCTCATCTGGAGTAAAGTATGGAGCATTGATACCAAGATCTATAGAAGGAGTATTAGTAGATAAGCTCTCAGCAATCATAAGTAATCTAGCTTCTTCTATAGGGCCTAATGAGGATTTGTTCTTACATACTTCCATGACCATTCCAATAGTATCATAGTTACCATGTGTCATTCTATAGTCTTCTACATCATTCTTATTCAAGAACTTAACTATAGTATCATTATCTGATACAACACCATCATTCTCAATATAGCTCTTTATTCTTCTATATAACTCATCCATTGGAATACTAAATATTCTTATACAAGCATCATCAACACGATGCTGCCAGAACTTAGGTATTGACAGATACTTCTTATAGGTATGATCTATATCATTCCATTTTGCTTCAGGATCTATCAAAGGAAACTTATTATTTCTAGCCCAATCTCTTGCCATCTCACATCTATCTTTAGTAATCATTGATAGTGATGGATGAATCTTATTATCTTTAACCAGAAATAGATCTGATACTGATTCAAGTAATTTATTCACTTTTATCACCTCATTTAATTTTTAGTCATTACCTTACTAGATTATAAGAAAGGTTGTGATATAAATGGGAGGTTGGATGACTATTCCTACTAACAAAACTATTACATTGTATAGAAAAGGTCAGTTTGTAATATCTGATGTTTGTGGATGTAGAAAGTCTAATAGACCAGAAGGAATACTCTTCTATAGACTTAATTCTTCTAGTAGGATTTATATTACCTTTAAATCAGAGAAAGAGCGTGATGAAATACTGAATATTGTATTATCAATGTTTGATAATTCTGATAATGACAATAATTTCTTAATACTTGGAGAAGATGTAGTAGATATCTTTGATCACTAAAAAAGAAAAGGGAGAGCGTTAAGCTCTCCACTCTTTTCATCTCACATACTCTTCTATGTCATGTTTAGACAATGGAAGAGCACTACACTTTCCTTCAGCTTCAGATACAATGAAATATCCCTTTGGTCCTTCCTTGATGGTATAGTTAGGATTAATGTTATTGACTCTTTCTTGTAGTTTTAACATCTCATCATCCATCACAGGAAGTAAGAACTCTCTTCCTTCTACTAGAGAGTATTCCTTATTAAGATCAAGAGTCATTCCATTCTCAATCTTAGTCTTAAATGGATTATAGTACTTGAAATGCTCATCGAAATAGATCTGATCATCTGTAAGTAATTCTCTTCCAGTTAAAGCCGTATAGAATTCACCATCAGATTTTCCTTCATCTATTGATTTGAGCATCTCATACCATTTACTTACATCTCCAGTATATTCATAGATTGATATCTTTCTATCTGTAAGGAACTCTACATAGTCTTCTCTTACTACCTTATTCTTTCTCTTTACTAGAATATACTTAGAACGTAAGTCATTGGCAACAGCATAACCTGAAGAAGTAGCTATATCATCATTAGGATCAGCATCTTTCTTAGACCCATATGATATTATGAACATACCTGGATTATAAGTGGTAACAGATTGGTCATTGATCTCCATACCAATCATAGGTCCACCACCACCAGATAATTCTTGAATCATTGACTCTACTTCCTCTGCAATAGAAGCTATATCTGTTTCTGGTTCTTCTTCAAAATAGATATCATTAGATTCTTCTCCTATAGCTTCTTGCATCTTTCTACCATTAGTAATGAAGAAGAATTCTGATTTCATTTTTTTGTCATAGTAGTTATGAATAAACCCACACTTCTCAGCTAGTTTAATACTAGCCTTATTATCTTCATCTGCTTTCCATGACATTACTTCATATTCAGATTCTTTAAACCAGTGTACTGCAGTCTTAACTAGAGCTTTAGCTATTCCTTTACCTCTCCATTGAGAGTGTACAGCAATAGTGATACATACTTTTCCTTTATTGAAATCAGATTGCTCTATCTTATAAGCATCATCTAACTCAACAAATCCTACAGGAGTAGGACTTCCATTATCATATGCACACTTTCTTAGTACACAATTAGGAGTATTCTTGTAATTACCATGGCAAGTCCACTCTTTCTCTTGATCAGTTAAAGAGTCAAATACAAACTTAGCATCTTCATAAGTATGATACTTCTTATTTCTCTTATGAATCACCCATCCTGATTCTTCTATTGTTTCTTCTACTGATTCATTGATACCTAAATATCTTTGAATTGCTAATAGATGAGGTTCTTGTAATCCTGCATCTTCCCATTTTACCCATTTTGCTCTATCTGCAAATTCATCTTTATCCTCTGTTGCAACCTTTCCTTTAAAGGTTCTTCCGTATTCAGCAACACATATAAATGATATTACACCATAGAATATTTGAGGATCATTAAACTGGCTAAACCAAGCAATATTCATATATCTTACATGTTTAGGTATTACCATTGCTTCTTCTTCACATTCTCTTGTAGCAGATTTAGCAATAGGAACACTTTGATCATCTATCCCACCTCCAGGGAAGGAATAGTTAAATGCTCTTGCTTTGCCATAATCTATAAGTATCTCTCCTTTAGAATTAATCACAATTATATCTGTTCTAGCTCTATAGTCTTTACCATCAATGATAATTGTTGGTTGTGGTTTACCTCCTCTTAGATTAGCTTTTGATATCATCTGAATTTTCTTCAACCATATCTTTTCATTAGCATTTGTTTCCATTCCAGTGTACTTAGAATCTGTTTTATACTTCACATTACCAAATCTATCAGTATACTTAGTTTTTGCAGATTCACTTAAGATATTATTCATGTTATTTATCACATTATCTCCAAAAGTATTAGCATTATATCTGATGATATATCCATTATCATCATCTTCAAATACAACATTAAATCCCTTTTCTATTAAAGCACCATAGATTGATTCAAATCTTGCTTTATAAGCATCGAATAATTTAGTAGCCATTTTAGCATCCTTAATACGAAGATATCCTATCTCGTACCAATTCTCATTTCTTCTTTTACCTAAAGATTCATTTTCACCAAATGCCTTTTTAAACTCTTTCTCATATTCATCTAAAGCTGCAAAATACATTAGATCATTCTTATTAAGGTATCTTTCTTGCACACCTTCTTGTACACTTTCTTTAACAGCTTTCTTATTATAATACTTGCTAAACCTATTATTCTCTCCAACTTCTATATCATTAACACCATACTTCTTCATATATTTCTTTATGTTTCTGGCAAGTTCAGCTTCATCCTCAGGATCACAATGATTGAACATCCTTATTGCTGCTCTTACATGATCGGCGTCCGGCATCGGGTACTTCTTCTTACTAGGAAGACCAAAATCTGTTCTTTCAGATGATTTTAACTTAGCTTCATTAAGAAGATAATCATACATTGTTATTCCTCCTTTACTCAACAGTTTCTAATTCATCATCTTCTAACAAGTAGCACTCCTCAACCTTATCTTGTGTCTTGAATAACCTATAAAGCTCTTTTAAAACATCTATAGTTCTTAAGAGATCAAAGGTAGGATTATAGATACTATGACCAGCAATATTGATTCTAAACATATGAGAAGATTTAAGATTGTATCCATGATTCATCATGATATAATCTTCCTGAGTAATATCTGTATTCCCATAGTAGTTATCAAACTTGCTTGTATCTTCTTCATCTAAGTAACTACTATAAGGAGTACTAGGAGATCCTAGAGCCTTATTAACAGAGACTAAGAAGAATTGATCTAATGTCTTCTTAGCATCATCATAATCTCTGAATGGTCCTCCAATGAGTCCATATCCAGGATACAGATAAAGCCAAATCCATACATATCCCTTCTTCTCATATACAGGTAAGATATGTCCAGTAGCACTACCACTATCTCCAACCCAAGAAATTAAGAATAACTTATGTGGTACTCTCTTCTTCTTCAAGAAATAGTGCATAAAGATTGATTGGTCAAAGCAATTACCAATCTTATCTCTAATGAGATCATCTGGCCAATGGAAAGGATACTTATTAGCATCTCCTTTAGGCCATTGTATATTGTTCTTTATAAACCACTTCATTGACATAGAAGCATCAGATATCTTACTACAGAACTCTTTGAAATCTTTACATACTGGTATCTTTCCTTTAACAATCATCTTCTTAGCTTCTTGTAGTACAGTGTCCTCTTTAATATACTCAATGTCATTATCCTTTAAAACAATAGCTCTTACCATATTCATCTCAGGAACCATCTTAGAATACTGCTTAAGAAGAATGAATGGTCTAAGTATCAAGTCTCTAGGTTCATCCATATCTCTCATAGTCCTTCTTAACATAGATTTTGCAATAGATGTTCCCTTAATTATAATAGGCATCTTTCTATACATCTCTTCATGTCTAGTAATACATACAGCACCATGTCCTCCTTCAATCACTACTCTTTCCTTCTGTTCATAGCAGAGCCAATAGATATACTTATCTACCTCTTGCTGAATTATCTCTTCTGATTCTTTATCTCTAGTAGGTTTAGTCTTAGATACATCAAATCTAGGATGAGATAAAAACATAGGATCTAAATGTTTTGCTCTAAGATACTTAGCAACCATAGGATCTGCATTCTCTATCCATTCCCATGTTCCATGTCCTCTATCAACAGCTCTTATCTTACCAGCTATCTTGAAAGCAATAGTATCAGTCTCTGTTCTATAAGCATGATACTTTTCTGCCATCTTATTAGAAAGAGTGGACTTACCACTACCAGATAATCCAATGACAAATAAAACATTAGACTTCTTAGTCTTCCAATCATTGAAGTTGATATAGATATCGTCCTGAGATATAAGTAATCTAGTATCTGTAGATGCTTCTAACATAGTATTCTCCTCTTTTATACCTCTTACTTTCTGCTTAAGTCTCTTAAGATCTTCTTCACTATAATCTTTCATCATCTCATCAGGATCATCACCATAATTAGATTCTCCAGTTTCTATCTTAAGACATGAATAAGCCCATTTACTCATAAGCTCTTCATTAGGATAGAATATTAATCCTATAGGACCTCTTATATTTTGATGATTGATCCATTTTGCTCTTTCATCATATTCTTTCATATCTACATAATCAAATACTTGATCTATAACTTCATCTGTTATCGTTATAGTAGTTGTTTTCTTAATCTTAAGCTCACCATCATATGTATACTCCGGTTGCATATTGTTATTACCAATACCAAATTTAGTATTTATAGGACAATTAACAGTATACACATAAGTCTTCTTACCTCTGCATAGATCCTTAACTTTATCTACTTCACTGTATAAAAGATAAGGTATAAACTTATACTTATTAAATCCTATAGATTTATGATTACCTCTAGCTCTATGTAATTCTCCTTTTCTATGATATGGACGAATTATATTATTTACAGCTTTGAATACAGCCCAATCATATGCTAATTCATATGTAGGCCACATGAATACTGACCAAGTATGTTTCTTTAATCTATGGCCCACATTATATGCAGTAGGCTTCAATACTGATAATTTTATATCACTCCCATGATACATTTCAGTATGAAATAATCCAGATTCATTGATTCCTAGATCTATTCCGAATGAGTTCATATTAGCATCCTCTTTCAACGGTTCTCTATTATCCTTCCACTGACTATATACTTTTCTATCTCCTTTTACAAAAGTACCAGATGTAGCACACCTATACATATAATCATATGGATCCATTCCATCTATACTAAACTGATTAAATTTTACTACAAAATATCCACCAACCTTATCTTCATTTGATTCTGACTTCCAGCTCTTCATACTTCTATCAACATAGTCTTTTATCATTTCTTTTTCATTGTCATATTCATGTAATCCAGCATAACTCTTCCAGCTTGCTTCAAAAGTTATAATCTTATCATTCTCTTCATAAGATAACCAAGAATGATTATCTCCTCGATTAGCTTGAAGATACCAACATTGATGTGGAATGTTATTCTTATTAAACCAATAATCTTCATAAGAAGTATAATCCCAACAAGTACCTATCTTATATTTCTCTACTTTAGTCGGACCCATAAGTTTATATCCTTTAAAATCATTAGGAATATCCTTGCCAGTTATCTTCTTTCCTTGGTGTATATATCCATAGTCCCATGACTTCATCTCTTTATTAAGAGATTTTATATCAGGACTATTCATTCCTTCTAAATAGATTCCAAATGAGTTCATTCTGTATCACTCCAATCTTTAATCTTCAGTTTTGGATGAAATAAAAAGAGTACCTTTCTAGGTACTCTTTTAATTCCAATCATATTATAAAACCTTTATTGATCCATTTCTCAGAACCTAGTTCAAAATTACCTTTAAAATCTTTCCATGTTAATTTATCATAAGAGTGTTTAGAACTCTTATAATTAAATCTACAATCGTTTTCTAAAGTTCTGGATAAAACATTTTTGTTTATAAGATCATCAAGGTTTATATTCCCTATATAATGAAATACTGTTTCATCAATATACCAGTATTCATTATTCTTTCTAAAATCCTTAAACTTAGGAGGAAGATAAGCCATCTTATTATTGCATACATATATCTTTGGGTTTATTAACCATAAATCATATGACGGATAACAATCACTTTCTTCATGCTCTAAAACATCTTTAGCAAATGTCATTACTAAACGTATCTTAGTAAGCTTTCCAGTTATACCTTTTAAGCATCCTATTATATTTGTACTCACACATATTCTAGGAATATTACCTTCGTCTGCATACATCTTCATAGGAACTTTCGGTTTCAATATAACCATATTATTTTCAGTAGGTTCTATTGAATATGATACATGAAAGAATCCCATTTCACTAATATTTGATTTTCCTGTTCTTACTTCTGGATGTTTCATTTAATTCATCACCTTTATTTATATCAGAATAGAATCTTATTCTTAGGTCTCTATAAGAAATAAAAAGAGGTACCATGAAGGTACCTCCCATAATTAATTTACATTATAGAATACCATCTAAATGAACAATCTTTACAATTAGTTTGTTTTATATTCAACGTATCTTTCTTTGTATTTGTATTAAATGTTAATCTTCCAATATTATTACAATCCCTTTCATCGCAATAAGGTACTGCCAGTTGTCTTATCATACCATTGCTATATGATAACCACATTCCATCTATATTCTTATGATTCGATACAGTATTTGATAAAGCTTGAACATCTTCTGATGTAACATTCTGAGTTTCTATTTTGAAACAATCTACTGAGTCACAGTTAAATATTGAATCTTTATCATCTTCTTTATAAGCTTCTTCATCTATATTTAACTCATAAGATTTAAGCCTATTATTATTAAATATAATAAAATTACCTCCTGTAAATATAGTTATTCCTTCTACAATTGCATAAGGGGGTTTCATTATTAATCATCCTTTCTTTTAACACTTATACTTACTGATTATTTTATGGTAATAAGCCATATAAGAAGTAAAAAAGAGGTACCATGAAGGTATCCTCTTTTATATATTCAGATAAGAAGCCAAATTATAATAAGATGAGCAGCCTGATCATAATAGAATCCTTTCACATCCTTCTTATGACCTTCACTATTAGGATCATCTAAATCCGGATATTCTTTCTTCAAATCATCTCTATAGAAACACTTAAGAGCATCTATCACAACATGAGTTATGAACAGTATAAAGTAGATAAACACATAGCTACTATCTGTATTCCACTTTGTAATATTCTGTAATATGTAGAACCCCATTGTTACTACCAACGCATATATTGAGCAATGGCATAAGAGAACAAAGAAGTTCTCTGATTTATATCTAGCTAAGAACTCTCCTTGAAGTGGATAGTCTGCTAATGAATGGAATCCAAACATAACAGAGAAAAATATCACGTTAATTATGAATATTGCTAAATCTTCCATTATTAGATTCTTCCTTTCTATGATACTCAATATTATTTTCATCTACTTTTATTTTACCTGTATGTATATCTACTAAGTAATCATCGAAGCTATAATTCTCCTCTCTTTTAACAAATTTGATTTTCTTCATGGCCTTTTCAAATGCCATCATATATCACCTCCTTAAAACATATATCTTCTTATAACCACATTTATAATATATGCTTATTTTTAGTTTTGCTTAAGATAAAAAATAAAAGATTTGAGGAAATTAAAAGGGATGCCGAAGCAGAGCCCTTTATTTCTTTTAATCTATAATATCGCAATCCTTCCAATAGTCAACACGCTCATTGAAAGCGTTGATCGCTTCTTCGATGGTATTATACCTCCGAACAGTAAGATCCGGAGGGAACCCATCATTGTCATGATAGTCGAATACACCGTAAATACGGCCGACTACTACCACTCTCAAGCAACCATCCCATGTCCACTGGGAATAGTCGAATTCCGTGCGATGATACAGATCATTGAAATCACGGCTAGATTGCTCTTCTGCAAGTTTTGCCGCAACATGACAAGCATTGACAAGGTCTAATGTTTCAATGATTTTTTCGTTGCCATTATGGACAACGATATAATCACTTACTTCATCGCGCCAGCGAATTTTGATATCCCCGTATGGTTCGATATCAGGATACCAATCACTTCTGGTTGCATTCTCCATCTCGCGCTTAATATCTTCATAAGTCATCATAATTATCTTCTCCTTTCGATGACATTATTTACTATCGGCACAACTATAATATATGCCTATATTTATTTTAGATCACATATCTCTTCAGTATCATAGAAATTAATGAATTTGACAAAATTTAAAAGCCCCTCCAAAGAGGGGCCATTGTTTTTACACCTCCCATCCTTCCCAGGCCTCGGTTGTCTCTTCTGCGCTCTCCCCGAAGGGAAACGCAACAAAAGCACCATCAAAATGTTCTTGCATAGCAAAGCCATGCTGATGTAGTATCTTTTTCACCTCCTCCCATGCTTCATCCAATACTATATCGACTTCAAAATCTTCATCTATATGGGTAAACGGAAACTCTGGGAGTCTCACCCAGTGAATAAACTTTGTCATTTTAATTCCTCCTTGTAACAGTAACATAGAAATTATCGCTAGCTGGTTATTCACCTAACCCCATACTCTAGCTGGGACTCACCATCACTGGTATTAGCGACGGCGATAGCACGAGCGGCGATCAAAGCGAGCCATATGTTTTCACCTCCTCTATATGATAACATTATTACTATATGGCACAACTATAATATATGTCTATATTTATTTTAGATCACACTTTTCCAGTAATATAGAAAAAGAGGTACCATAATGGTACCTCTCCTTTATTTCTTAATAAAACAGAATGATGGAATATCTCCATTAGATGTCTTATAGTTTCCTTTAGATGCATTATCATATAATTTTTTAATGAAATTATCTGGATCTTTATATCCATCTATATAAATATCTCCTACAGAAAATTCTTTACAATTGAATCTCTCAAAATCAGTTAGTAGTTTAGGAACAGCAGTAATTGCACCACCAGGTTTAGTAAGAGTCATTTCAAAGTGTAAGTGAGGAGCACTACTATTTCCAGTAGATCCGCATAGACCTATCACTTGTCCTCTTTTTATTTTCTGACCTTCTCTTACTTTTATTCCACCTTCTATGATGTGAGCATACAACGAGTAACAATCACTATGCTTTATAATGACACAGTTACCATATGGCATTTGGTACTTCTTTACCTCTACTACTTGTCCATCATCTACTGATCTAATAGGATAATTCAATAATCTATCTGAGAAATTATCAACGCTATCTTTATCTAAAATCATGAAATCTCTAGCAAAGATTTGATCTGTTATAGTAGCTGCATTAATCATAGTAGTAAATTTAAGTGCAAAAATTAGTTGAGGAATAAAAGCAACTCCCCATATTAAACTAACTATAGCTGAAAAGAATGCACTTAACTGAACAGTCTGTAGTGCTACATTCGGTACATGAGTATTTGCACAGACAAAGTATTGCCCATTCTTCAATCCTTTAGGATCTAAAGGTAAGCAGAATCTCTTATTACTACTAGCTTCATTCAATAAACTAGCATTTTCTTTAAGAAAATTTTTCAATCTATTTATAGGGTTCTTAATCTTATTAGCTAGCTTGCTATCTACTATCATCTCTTCAATCCAATATAGTCTTCCAGGATTAGCAGTATCTGCTGTCTTCATCCATTTTAAGAATCCTTCTGATTGTATAGCAAAATCTCCTTGGAATATAGGTTGCTTATTATAGTAATCATCTAACCACTTAGAGTCTTTATCATTGAATATGTATGTATTAACCTGTTTCAATATTGGTTTTATCTTATATTTTCTAAATCCTTTCTCTAATCCTTGAACCATATCCACATATATATTCTGATAAGCTTTTATGGATTCTTGTAGACTATTAAATGGACCAGGATTAGAATTATAATCATCGAAATAATTAAATATGAACCATCCTTCCTTAGGAATTTCATAGACGCATACACAATGTCCTACCATTATAGTACCATATATAGGATGAGAGAATATTATATGGATAGAAAGAAGTTCATTTTTATATCCATATCGTTCACAACAGTAATGCATAAAGACTGCATGATCAAAACAGATAGCGGTTTTGGTTCTAAGAATCTCATCTGGCCATGTTATTGATAATCCTCTACTATCATCCCATTCATTTCTAATTATTTTAGGAAGATGTCTTCTATGGAAATTAACCCAATTATCATATGGCCATCTTACTTTATTTACAAAAAACCAATTACTTACTTCTTGTGGTGATTTTATATATTTACAAAATTCATCTAGATTTTTATATGATCTAGTATACTTAGAATCTACAGCCTCATTCAATAAATCCGTATCTTCATTCACTCTTATTACTACTCTTCTATTCTCTGGTTCATCATTCATCATTTGCATTCTCATTACAGCAAAGATCTCTAATAGCTGAGCAAAGTTATTATTGGTCAACTTCAGATAGTTATAAGTACCTTTCTCTGTAATTAGTTTATCTTTCATAGCTTCTTTCTTTCTATACATTGGCATATTTCTCTTGTTAGGATTATCTCCACCATCTTTAACTTCAATCACTAGATTATATGGAATATATAGAAAGTCAGTAATCCAAAAGTGTTTCTTTCCTTCCATATCATATTCAAATACTGGACCAGGTTCTATAATCTCATCACTCTTTACATCTAGACTCTTATCCATAAACTCTAAGAAGTTCTTCTCATAACTTCCTACATATCCTATCTTACCACCATCTCTAAACTTATACTCTCCAGATATCTTTCTATTCCGTAGCATCTTCTCTTGATGTATAGGAGAGTTTAATAGAGTCTTACACTTATATACCTTGATATGATTCTTAAGAGCAGCATCTCTTAATGCTTTTCTACAGTTTGGATCTCCACATAGTCTTTGATATTTACATCTCTTATCATTCCACTCAGTAGGTCTCTTACAAACTACACAAGTACCATGATCTTTCTTATATATAATCTTAAAGGCTAGTCTTCCAGCAGACCATCCTTCTGGAATCATTTCTCTATGCTCTTCATCTATATGACCAATCAATTCATCTTTAGTCATTCTCATATGGTCACAATATGGACACTTATACTTAGTAGCCATTGATATCTCACCTCTTATCATTGAGTAAATCAAAAAATAAAAGATAAGATGGCATAGAAAATTAATAGAGGTACCACCGGTACCTCTATATCATTCCTCGTCAAAAAGACTCTTAGTAGGTCTTTCTATTTCAGGTTTCTTAAAGTTTACTTTACTTTTCTGCTCAGCAAGAATATTAAGTATTTGATCAGCCTTATCGTTAATCATTTGTTTTTGTACTGATGTTACTTTCTCATCAAGTTTTCCAATAGCTTTTCTATCATTATTGATTGCATTTGCGATTGTCTGGATATTTGATGGATGTAGATCAGGTTGCACTGGTTGGTTATAGTTATGGGTATCTTGTTGAAGATTTCCTGTCTTTGTAATACTGTGTCTAGCTATACCTAAAGCACCACCGAAAATACCAAGTACTGTCTCAGAGGGTGAACCATATAATACTGTAGTAAGAATAGCAACCACAGCACAAGTAATAATGATAATCAAATCAATGATATTTACTTGGCTTTGGAAGAATTTATTCTTATCCATCGCATTCACTCCTTAATTTGATTAGTTTTTAATATATAGTACCTATAGGTAATTAGGAGGTTTGATTTTGATATGAAAGAGGCACTCCTTGCATTAAACGAGTTCAATACTCCTAAAATCATAAAAGATCTAGATGTAGTCAATACTAAGATCATTAGATTGATGATGTATGAAAAGGGCACTAGTCCAGATCAACCTGATAAAGGATTTGGATTAAGAAGCCGATACAGACTAGCTAAGGAAGACGAACTACCTACAATGGAGATGGATCTTAAGAAACAGATATCAGTATTTCTTCCAACTCTACAAAGTGTTGATGTAAAGATGGAGATTAGGAATAAGATCCTATATATTGGAATAGAAGCTGATAATGCTTTATTTGAATATAGTTATGATGGAGAAAAGATAAAGCCAAGAACACTAAGAGATATATAGGTGGGTGAAATGATGTGGGTGTAAGAAAGAAATTTAAGATGAGTAGTCCTGGTAATGTATTTGTTCCTCATAAAGAGAGACGAGGAACAGATATTGATCCAGAGAAACTATTCTCAGATGATTTACGTCAACAGGCTATAAGTGAGAATGGAGTTGGAAAATTTGTTGGTGAACGATATGGTGATGATAATAATTCTCAATCAGAGCACAAAGGACTCACTAATCCAGCACCAATAATCACTCCAGCTAATCATAGAGGACCTTCTAATATGGTTAAGGTAAACTTAGCAGATATCTTACCATATAAGGAAGTCAAGGATGAAGCTACACTAAGAAGAGAGAAGCTAGTAGATGAACTAAATGAAGGATTTGATAAGGCTATCAATAGATATGAAGCTCTCATTATTAGACCTCAGAAGGAAATAGTAATGGAAGCAGTAATTGATAGCCAGATGGAAAATAATAATGTTAATGCTGCTGAGGTTCTTGAAAAGCTTAATGCGTTTGGAGAGAATATGGCTAATGAAGCAGTAGCAACAACAGAGTCATATGATCCTTATAGAGGTCAGTATATAGCTGGACAAAGAACACTTCGTAGAAAGAAAGAACTTGCTCAATATGGTCATTACTTACCAGAAGGAGAAAAGGAGGATATCCTTGATCCAGGTAAGCAAAAAGACTTTGATAATACTATGATTGAAGATAAAGCTATTAAAGGAAGTATTTCAATTGATGATCTACTATCAGACAATACACCTACAGTAAAACGTAATGAACCAATAGTTAGACCAAAAACAGAGCAACGTAAAGAGGAACCTGATAGTATAGCTATTGATCCTAGTATGTTGCTATAAGGAGGAAACATTAATGTCTAACAAGCCACTTGATCTTAAGGATATTAAAGAAGCTAGTGCTGAAGAGAAGAAGAAGGATGTACTAGCACCTGATGAGAATGTACAGAATGAAATTTCTGCTCAGGTAGTTACTAATGAGCGTAGTATGGCTGATATTGATGCACTTGATGCTGAGATTGCAGCAGAAGAAGCTAAGATGAAGCAGGATAAGATTGATAATAAGAATCTTAATGCTGCTAAGAATATTGATGAGCTTAAGGTTGCTAATGATGCTATCAAAGAAGATAGTGAAGACCTAGCTAAGAAGGAACAAGAGAGAGTAGAAGATGAGACTAAGAAGATTCTAGATGATCTTCTAAGTGAAGAGAATCTTGAATTGACTGATGATGAAATCTATAAGAAGCAAGAAGAAGCTCGTAAAGCTGAGAAGGAAAGAGAAGAAGCTAATCGTAGGTTCATGGAACTTAAGGATTCATATAAGAAGACTATCATTGATCGTGATAAGATTGACCTTACATCTTATCGCATCTCTACTACTCCTATTCAGATTGGTAAGATCTTTAAGACCAATATGAGTGAAAGTAAGGTAGGAGCATGGGGTCTTTACTTCTCTGGTAGTTCTATTGCTATGACTTCTTTTAGTGGTCCTGAACTTCAGATCATTACCACTGAAACATCTAACAATGATCTTATTGACCAGGTACATACCTTTGAAATCATCCATAATCATGTTGTTGATGCTAATAAGACTTCTCTTGAAGAGTGGCTACAGAAGTTCACTTATCTAGATCTTTCTGATCTATTCTTCTGTATCTTTAAATCTACTTTTAAGGGTTCTAACTATGCATCCTTCACTTGTGATAATGAGAAGTGTAACAATGTCTATCTAGCTTCTATGAAGTTTGATCAGATGATTGTATATAAGAATGATGATGTTAAGAAGAGGATGGAACAGATCATTCAGAAGGATCCTACTACTAAGAATCTTATCAATAAGAAGCTTCTACAGGTGTCTAAGGAATACTGCTGCACAATCAATATTCCTTCTCTGTATAAGATTATCTTTGAGCAGAGGGTTCTTAGTAAGGACTTCCGTGATAACAATAGTGATCTTGTTGATACTCTTCTTTATGTCGATGAGATCTTCAAGATTGATGAAGATACTAAGATGCTAGTTCCTATTGATACTAAGCCAGATGAGACTAATCATAATCTTAGTGTTAAGAGGAAGGTTGCTATCTATAGCCGTATTCTTAACTCTCTTGATGCTGATGAGTATTCTTATCTTCGTTATGAGATCTCTCAGTATGTTTCTAAGTATGGTGCTGATACTCCTCGTGTTACTTACCAGTATCCTGAGGTTGAATGTGATAAGTGTCATACTAAGAAAGACGCTCAAGAGATGGAACCACTAATGATGCTTTTTCTACGATCCAGGTTGGGCCGCGTGCTCAATATTTCCGAAAGCTAATCTTTATAGCTTCTCGTTTAAGAAAGACTACTATCGGAGAGCTACATGGAAGACCTTTTACTCCATCGGATATAGAAGATCTTTACTATCTAGCCTACGAAGATATGCTTGAAGAACAGAAGCGTGAAGAAGAGAAGAAGGAAAAAGAAAAGCAAAAGAAGCGTGAAAGAGAAAGAGAAGCCAAGGTCCTCGAGTTACTCAAGAAACGTGGCGTCAGACTCCCAGCCAAAGTACAAGATGCTCAAGCTAGAAGACTTCAGATGGCACGTCAAGATAGAGAACAAGAAGACCTTGGAGCACCTCTTTCAATACCTGGCCTGGATATGAATGCTCTAATGGATGAGCTAGAAGAATAAGCACAAGAAGGTGGTTATTATGAACGATACTCTACATTTTTTTAAAGATAGGGTTCGATATAATAACCCTGACCATATGATAGAAGGTTTTGATGAGTTTAAAGAGCTATATAGCTTAATCAATCCCGTGAGGGGTTATATAGAAGAACTAGTTGTAGAGACTCCACTGAATTATCAAGTGAAAATAAGAAGAAATGAGAATCCTAAGCTTATAAGAGCTTGGATTTTAGATACAGTCAAGTCAGCTAGTGTTTCAAACTGTTGCAAGAATGAAGTTATCTATAATAGTATTGATGAACGTACTATAGGTATTTCATTTAGACCTAAGAAATAAGAAGTTGAGAGAGCTATTAAGCTCTCTCTTCTTTGACTTTGAGTTAAAAAGGAGTTGAAGATGTATGGCGAAGAAGTTCAAAGTAGAACCACTAGATATGAAGAAGCTAATAAAGGTAAATGATCTTAAGCCTATAACGAATCCAGTATTCTTTAATAAATTTGGACAACCTACATCGGATGGATTACTATCTAATGAGATCTTTGGTATTACTAAGAATGATAGAGCAGAATCATTTGCTTATATAGATCTAGAAGAACCATTCATAAACCCATCCTTCTATAAAGCATGGAATAGATTGGATAGTAAGATTAGAGCATGCGTACATCAAACACAGAATTTCAAGATCAATCCTGATGGTAAATTAGAACCAGATGAGAAGGGTAACTGTGGTATCAAATGGTTACAACAGAACTTTGATAAGTTTAAGTGGAAGGAGAATGAATCTTTCACTCATAATAAAGATATCGAATATTTACACACATTCAAAGATTTTGTATTCATAGATAAGTTTCCAGTAATTCCTGCATACTATAGAGATGTACAGACAGATGGTAGAAGAATCTCTATAGAAGGAATCAATAAGTTATATAATGCTCTAGTAATAGCAGTAAGATCACTCAAAGAGACTTCTGATTATGGTTTAACTTTAACTGGTGCTATAAGAGGAAGAATACAAGAGACTATACTAGAGATATATAACTGGTTTGGAGAAGAACCTCAGATAGGAAGAAAGTTCGGTATTTTAAGAAGAGCATCAATGGCTAAGACCACTGACTATTCTTCAAGACTTGTTATGACTGCTCCTAAACTTAATGTAGAGACTATAGATGAGTTTACATGTGACTGCGATCATGCAGCCATTCCTTTAGCATCTCTATGCGTTAACTTCTTTCCTTTTGTTCTCTTTCATCTAAGACGATTCTTTGAAAATGAATTTGCAGGACGTATGACTTACTTTGATGCTACTACAGAGAAAGAATATGAGTTAGAGAATTACCAAATAGCATTTTCTGATGATGAGTTAAAGAAGCAAATTGATAGATTCATACATGGATATTCTAATAGATTTATACCAATAGTAGTACCAGTAAAGAAAGGTCCTAAGAATCCAATTAAGATGAGATTCAAAGGAATGAAGGTAAACACTGATGATGCCATCTTAATGATTAAGGGTAAAAAGACAATAGATCCAGAATCTTCTACTATAATAGATAGAGACTTTACCTGGTGTGATGCAATCTTTATAGCTGTATCAGAAGCTGTTAAAGACAAATGTGTACTCATCACTCGTTATCCAATGGATTCTTACTTTAATCAGATACCATTGATGGTTAATGTATCTTCTACTATAGAGACAGAATCTATTATCCTTAAAAACCAGGTCTATAAAAAATACCCTAAGATTAGACAAGAAGATATGGGGATAGATACATCTAATATGTTCATTGACACTATGAATCTATCTAACGTATACTTGAAGAGCATAGGTGGGGACTATGATGGTGACACGTGCTCTGTTAAAGGTATTTACAGCGACGAGGCGAATGATGAGGTTAAAAAACAGATAAATGGGGTTAATCATTTTATTGGGTTAAACGGGGACTTAGCTATATTTGCTCATGCCCAAGCTGTCGATGCTACCTTTGCACTCACTATGGAAGTTCCTGACATGAAGAAACTTACTGATCCAGTTTTTTAATTGGGTTATAACTTAGAATATAATAGGGAGTCTGGTAAGACTCCCTAAGTAAACTTTTTTTCGTCGATATATTATAACTATGGTCGAGAAAGGAGAGGATTAAATGAATGAGAAAGATTTAGAAGTTCAAAATGAGATCATGGAAGGATCAGTGATGTTAAAGAAAGCTATAGGATATATCTCAAGGGAAATTGACTTAAGATCTTTAGACAATGAAGATGTAAGTGAGTTGGCTATCATGTTATATTCTCTTATGGATGAGACAAATGATAGAATCAATGATCTTACAAAGAAGATTACTGCTATTAGTGATAAAGAGAAGAAAGAAGGAAATAAGAAAGAGGTTATAGTACGGTATGTAGATAACAATATTCTTTCTCGTCTTATGAATAACTTCGTTAGAATCAAGAATTCTAAGTGTGAAGTTACTAATACGGAAGATAAGAAATTGAATATTGATTTCATCTACACTGGGCAGAAAAATAACAAAGATATCATCACTACTCTGGAGATGATGAAAATTGTAAATTGGGAAATATTCGCTGGTAAGATCAAGTTCAATAAGTTTGATACTGTGGTAAATACAGGACATCTCGCAATGTTTTCCACCTCTACGGAAAACGAGATCTTTCTGGACTGGGCTAGAAACCAGTTGTTGAATATCATCCAGTATAAGTATCCTGATAAGGATATTGATATTAAATTCTTATTCGACCACCAGTAAAAGAAAACTAAAAGAGTAAAGAGAGGAGTTCTGATATGGACTCCTCTTTATTTTTTTGTAAGGAAGTGATTAAGATGGGTTTTAGTGATGATACTACTACAGTAGAATTAGAATCTGTTACTGATATTGAGTATGAAAGTAAGGAGACTGTTACTTACATAGATCATTATGATGAATACTATACTTATGAGGGATAATAAAAGGGTACCCATTAGGGTACCCCAGTATTTACTTCTTTTGCTTATTAGCTTCAATTCTAGCCCTTGCCTTAGCAACAGCATCTGCACTATCACTAATGACAGAAGAAGCGGTCTTACCTTTATTAGTAAAATCTCTCTGTACACTAGCATAGGGATTAGTATTAACATTATCAAGGTCAGTCATGATTCCTGTCTGGATAGTAGGAACCTTAGACACCCTAGGAACATTATCATCTTTAATGTTAGCAGCAGCGGCTGCATTTGTAACAATAGCGGATGTATCAATCCTTTGAGTGGGTTGTGAAATAGTATCTTTCTTAAGTTTTGATAGTGCTTCTCTACGAGCCTTGTTCTTATCAACAATAGTTCTAGCACTCTTAGACCTCTCAATCTGTGCTTGCTTAATCTTAGCAGCTTCTTGTCTTTCTAGTTCTAGCTTCTTCTCATACAGATTAGTATCTGTATAATTTGCTAAAGTAAGAGCAACAGTAGATCCATCAGGAAGTACTTCACGAACAGCACCCTTCTGAAGGATAATCTCTCTAATCTGATCAGTAGTAAGCTTAGCACCCATAATATCAGAACGAATCATCTGATTAAGTGCAGTAATAGGCTTACCCTGAGGATGAATGTTTACCACTTTATAAATTGCCATTATAGTCAACTCCTTGTATATGTAGGTTGATTACTTAACTGAATGTCACATCGTAAGATAATCATCAACTACATCAAATTCTACACAACCTTCATTAACAACTTCTTCCATCTCCACTAACTTAGCTTCAAAGATCAGATCTTCTGATTCAGTGAACTGATCTGAATAGATCTCATTCATCCTAATTCCTCCTCAAATAATTTATAGGATACGGACTCAGTAATGGCTTCAGTAGTAGCTTCACATACATATTCATCTACTCCATCATCCATTACCATCTCCGCATAAACTTCATCATCAAATAATCTACCAAGATATAAGTCAAGAGCTAAAGACATAACTCTTCCCTCCTTATTTAACTGTCTTCATTGCTAGAAGTTATTAGATCCTTATTCATGATGTATATAACGAATGGGATTATATAGAAGGTATTAAAGTTGTTTATATAATCCATCCGTTCTATTGCTATCTTAAAGTCTTTTACATCCGTCATTCTTCCATTGAAGTAATTTATCACTACATTGTAGATTAGCTTCTCATCTTCAGTATATAAGTTATCATTTACTATCCGGTCGATAACTTCAGTACTGAATACATAGAAGCTTCTTACACAATGCATTCTTTCATATTTACTATAAGTGGCTTGATAGTAAGTTTCTGAAAATTGAGATAGAAGAGATGTGGGTTCTTCCACAGCAACTCCACAGAAGGGATTATTAAAAGCTTTGAGTTGGTCTAACCTACCAGTTTCTATAGCCTTGAACATACTATGGTCATACTCTACTATGAACTGGTCGGATAAGATGGTTCTATGATCTATATAAAGGAAGTCAATATCCTTCAGGATATTATTCCTTCTCAAGAATTCGATCATAAAGGGGTCATAGAATCTAGCAGTAGCTAGGTCTAATACGGTTGGTGATTCAAAGGACTCATCCAAGTTATAAAAGATAAAGGTTTGTACGTTCTCGTTATAGAAGATGTTCTTGAAATACTGCTCTAGTTCAGTAAGAGCATTGAGAGTATTATCGAACTCTTCACTCTTCTCTTCTTCTAGTAAACAGTTGTACTCAGTACCATAGTTTTCTACCTTGAAATTAATAACTTTAACTACTTTATCATCAATAGTTCCTTCTTCCCACTTATGTTGATCTAACTTATAGTCTATCTTCCACCAATTAGATCCATTATACAATGTATCAGGAGTAACACTAATTACTTTGA